ATTCTTTCCTTCCTATTTTTAAATGGTATCATTTCTTGTGTGTAAGTTAACCTCATCAACTAGTTGGTGAATATGGTCTATAGTTTCATTATATCCGCTTGATAATATATCGTGGATTCTATCCGTTGTTATATAATCATCAAAAGTGAGTCCATAACAATCATCAATCCGTGTTATTGCTCTGTATCTCGTGGGAATACCACTAACTCCATTGGTATGTAGGAAATCTCTATTGGTTACAATAAAAGCGTGACTCCTATCAAATAGTCCATTTCTCCAATGATTAAAATCCTGTATGGATGTTGCAATTACCGCACATTCCCTTGTTCTTGGAACCAATGGTTGAATTGGTACAAGGTCTTGAGTGATGGTTCTCCCCGCACCTCTTCTTGCTCTCGGAATAAAATAATCTTCTTTCTGAAAGAACTTAAATGTTTTCATTACCTCTTATTACTCCTCTGAATATTAGTGGTCTGTCCCTTGGCATATCATCAAAATTATCTTCGTTGTAATGTATCATATTAGCTATGTTTGTGTTGTCCACAAATTCATATGCGAATATAATCTTATCTCTATTCATTTCCATAAATTGATTGTATGAGTTGATGTATCTATTTGTAACTATCACCGTCATTGTTTTCATTTCCTCGGTATAAAAATTTCCATCCCATCTATTTTCCATATAGAATACTACACCCACCGGTCTATACATCCATTGTAATTGACCGAGGTAGTCACTCCTCAAATACCATCTTTTCTTTATATCCTTTTGAAAGAACTTAAATGGTTTCATTTGGCACTTAATTATCTTTTGGTTTAATCCCGATAAAAAGAACCAATAAAGAAATTGGTAACCCTAATATCATCCACACATAAAAACTTACAAGTAATGATGGGTCTTGGTCTCTTGAAAATGATGCCGCACCTGTTAATGCTAACACAAGAACAAATCCGGACCAATTTAATCTTTTAATATAATTTTTCATATTATTTTAATTTGCTTCGGCTTCGTAAACAGTTTCATCTACAGTCTCGTCAATCATTGGTTGGTTCTCCAACTCCTCAATAACAATGTTGATTGCTTCAGGATAGTTACAACTATATGATTGAAAGTATATACCAGTAAGTCCCAATACTTCATTGTTAATGTAGTGACGGTTTTTACCTTTACCTTTTAGAATCTCGTGGTCCATTGACACATCATTCCAATCCCCTAACACACATTTATGTCCACCCTTATCTTTGTGTACCAATCTAACAATATTGTTATGACTGAACTGTTTGATAAACTCTCCTAGTTTCATATTATTTGATTTTAAAAAAATTAATAATCTTATCTTTTAAAGTAATTTTGTTTTTCTTTAACATCTCTTGATATTCTACCACTTCAATCGCCTCACTCATTGAGATTGGTGTTCCTCTTCTTACCTTATCAGATAATTCTTCAAGACGTTTGTCTATGATTGTTTTTCTAAATGTATTTTGTGACATTTATTTATAGTTTATTTTAAAAAATATGGTGTAGACCAATCTTCCATTGGTTATGTTATCCCCGAATGATTCCTTTATTGAATGTGGTATATTTGATGGGTAGATTGTTAGTCTATTATATACATTCTCCACGTAATCTATCTCCTCATCATTGTCATTATAAAATGCAGTTCCTGAATTTGGTGGTGGGTTTGGTGTTAGGTATAGAACACCTGCGAAATCAAATACCCCATCTGTGTGAATGGTATTCGACATATCCTCATTCAATGTATAATGAAAGTAACATCTTAGAAACGGGTCAGTGAAACCCAACTCAACCAATTTATTCTGCAACAATTCGGTTAACTCATCACCCGGCATATTGGTGTATAGACATCTAAATCCCTTCCAACCGGTTGAATCAGGTTGTGCCTTGGTAAAGGTTAGTTCAAGAGCATCTTCCCTAATCCTATCGGGCTCCTCCAAAAAGTTATCAATTATTATCATAGTTGTTACATTGGAATAAACCATTCAGGAATCTCACCATTCTTCCACTTTGAAAATGAACTCTTGGCAAAGTTGTAGTAGTTTCTGTAGGATTGGACGTGACACATTTCTTTGTACTCATTAGGCATCGCTAGTGGTGGTTCGGTAAACTTACCTTCTGGTATGTTTGGTGGGTTATCACAACACCATAGAATGATATCATATGATTTGTGTGTTTTAAGATATCTACGCTTATACTCCCAACATAGTTGAATACCCAACATACATAACCATCTGTAGTTTTCTGTGTTGGTTCTTGTCCATATTGCACAAGGATGATTCTTATGAGATAGTTTGTATGGTGCTTCCGAACCGGTTACCCAATGTACACCACACAATAGTTGTGCGGTTTCAAGTATCATCTTAACAACGTGTTTGTCATTGTGGTATCTTGCACATCTTGTGGGGTTCTTATCCAAATAGAATATGTTCATCGATTAAATGTTATTGTGTGGTCAGCAATGGTATGAAATTTTTTTCCAATCTCAATTTCGTCTTGTCTTTTCCAATGTTCAATTAACCAATAAGCGTTTTCCTTGGACCTAAAATACCATAACGCTTCGTGGTCAGGTTTAAACTTATTTTTAAATTTATTATGAATGTATCTTGTCACAATAGTATACTTTGGTATTTTTTTATTGAACCGAGGTGATATCATATCTTCTTTATTCACCGTATAAAAAAATTCATCACAATAAATCAATCCACCATCGTGAGCTTTAACAATTGCTTTATTAAAGAATTTGAATTCTAACATCTTATTCAGGTTTACCGTTTTCTTCCCATTGTTTAATATCGTTCAAAATCCTTTCTGTTAATTCTGTGGTTCTATCACTTAAAAGTTTCATCAACTCAACATCTCTTGGATTAGTTTCATCCCACATTGATTCTTTTCTTGCACCTGAATCGTGAATCATATCATTTAACGCAAACCAACACGATGTATGAATTCTTAATTCCAATGACATTTCATCTAAGATATTCGTTATTGATTTAGATAAAGAAACTTTTCTTGCCTTTGACATAAAAATATTTTAAGCTCCTAACAATTTAGCAATTCCGATAATTGTAACAATGGTTGTCAATGCACTCACAACAACCACACCAATTGGGTCATATAACCAACTTTCTTGAAGAACTATTTTAATCTTCATCCACCACTTCGGATTTACTTTTGTTACCGTTGTTGTTTGGAATAATTTTATTGGGTTATCATTTAAATCTCTTCCTTCATTAATCCATCTTGTAACATCCGCTCGTCTCTCCTCCGTTAATCTATCGTGACGTAAGTTCCTATCGTAAAAGTATCGTTCCATCTCATTGTTTGGGTGACGAAGTCTATCATATTGACCACGGTTTGTGTGATATAACATTCTTCTACTCATATGACCCTCAGGGGTGTCCTGAAAGGTGTACTCATCACTATAAACATAACCCTTAAAAAATTTGAACGGTTTAATCATAAACTATTATTCTGCGGTAACATTTTTTTGTTCGATTGCTCTACTTACTCTCCTCTCAAGTTCGGCAACTCTTGACCTAGTTGTATCATCCCTCAACCTATCCTCCAATTCCCTCAACCTTCTCTCAAGTTTCTCAACCCTCAAAATTAACTCATCTTGTCTATTTCTCATCAATCCACCAAATAATATTTTGACCTTTTAAAATCTATTCTTTCTTGGTGCGAATCTTTCCAGTTCTGAATGATACCCATAGCCTGTTCTTTATGTTGAAAGGGGTACGCTCCTGAACTCCATATCTTGAAAGGTAAGGGAAAGTAATTTGTTCTGTACCATATTTTTTGTTGTGGTAAATAATATGTTGTTCCATTATATACCCACGTTTCGATACGATACTTAGGTTTAGCTTCTGATGTTATCACTCCCAATAACATTAGTAATAAAATAATTTTTTTCATCGTATATAAAATATACTAAAAAAATATTATAATAAAAACTACAAAACTTTTAGTTTACTCATCATCCCCACCATTCTCATAACATCTTTCACACATACCATTGATTGATTCACCACTACCAATTGAACCGCAGTGTCTGCCACATATTCTGCAGAAACTACCACTTAATAAATTGATAAACTTTTTTATCATAATCTTCGATTTAATTGTCTACCAGCTGCAGACGGGGTTTGTAAATAATATTGATAGGTCATATATGATTCTACAGTTGGTTGTGATTGATTACGATATCCAAAACCATTATATAACATATTGATTACTGTACAATAATCTCCTTTGAAAATAAAAGATGAACCGACACCTAATCGACACCTATCTTTATACTTGTTTTTTTGGAAGAATTTAAATTCACTTACCATCTTCTACCCAAATTTCTATCGGTTCGTCAAATGGGGATGTTTTATTTGGAATGTAGTTTGGGTTCTTTACACTTTTCCAACTCATACCACATCTATTACACTTACAACGATTAGGTGCCCACCCAAAATTATAAGTGTACTTGTGTCCGAATATTTTACAAATTAATTTCTTCATCTTAGTAATTTTTAATTAATCCAAATAAAAAACTAATTTGTATTTTGTTTTTTTGTCCCCATTCAATGTAGAATAAAGGATTTCCGTAATTGATTTCTAAAAAAGAAATCCAGCTTCTACCCACTCTGTGGATATCCATTGAAAGTAATTCTATATCTAATCTCATAATGTTACATAAAAAAATAATGAATCAAATTTTGAATGTGCGAGAAAATAACTACCGTCTTTACATCGATATAAATTAACTCGTCTACCATTCACTACGTCGGTGAAACGATATTGAATAAAGGTTGCGAATAATCTTTTCATATTTCTTACCACTTACCCCATTGGGATTTGTGCCTATTTTCTTCGGCAATTTTAAAACCCAACAAGATTTCTTGAAGGATTTTTTTAAATTTAATTATTAACTTGTTCATATGCTTTTGGTGATGGTAATCCACTATATTCACAATGAAATTCTTCTCTGTACTCTTTTAATTTTTCCTTAATCTCTTCGGGAAAATACATACCGTCAGATTCCATATCAGCTATAGTTCTATTAACCGATTTATAAATTATTTTCTTTTCTTTTTTAGGAATAGATTGTTCATCAAACAACCTTTGCATAATAACAAATAAAGCTTCTCTACCATACTTCTTAGCATTCGGGTCATATTTCCAACCGTTCTTTTCTACGTTAGAAAATTCTTTGTACACAAGAATACCGAATACTAAAAATAGGGTAGACACAACAGTTGTTAGAATTATAATATCTAAATTCTCCATTTTTATTTTCTTTTAATGTTTACAAAATTCAACAACCCTAAAATTGTTGGTGGCCATAATCCAATAAAAATAGCTTTCAATGGATTGTTTTGTACTAAGTAAATGTATTCACTCACGAAAATACAAACTACACATACGATTAAAATAAGCATTTCGCTTATACTGAACTTTTTCATAATTTTTTAATTTAAACTGTTTGGGTAATATAATAAAGTTGGATTCTTTTTTTGAATGTCAACATCAGGGTACTCTTGTTTGAATTTCATAACATCAAATTTTTTGGTGATTAAATGATGTCCGTTTTTTGTTGGGATAATCGATTCTACTTTCGGTCCAACCTTATACCCAACCGGTATTCCTACCTCGTCATATTCAACAACAGTAATTGGTTCACAACCATATTCAATATGAGCAACCATTAGTGGTGAGACTTGTGGATTATCAATATCAACAATCCATCTCTTCTCTTGTGTTTTTAATTGACCAACAACGGAATCAAATAATCCTTTTTGATTTTGTACTCCGTTCTTAATTCTTTCAGCTAAGGTTGCTAACATATCCAATGAAACATCTTTGTGATTTTGTTTTTGAATATGAATGTATGCTCTTGCCTTAAACACCTCACATAGTTGTTTTATCTCATCATATCTCATATCGAGATATGAGATACTATCAACACAATATGTCTTTATTGTCCTGACTGACTGATGATTATCTTTCTCACCTTCAGGTTGGTCCTTCTTGCGTTTGAAAACATAAAGCATATAAAAATCTCCGACTTCGGAGAAATTTAATAACTGCTTAATTTTTTCGATATTATCTATCACTTTTATCGGTTGATGTGAAATATTTTTCAATTGCCTCTAATCTATCATCGGCGTCAATCAACATTTTAAGAGCATCTTCCGCATTATTGTAGAAGTCTTTTGTTGTGTGGTCACCAATACCAACACCTTTATTACCTAAAAGGTCTAATGATAGTAATGCTTTCGCTTTATCCGCTTCCGCCGATGTCTGTAACATTTTAATTAAATTCTGATTCATATTTTTGTTTATTTAAATTAATGATTCAATTAAGTATGAAAGTTTATATCCTGTAAATGCCCCAAGCGCTGATGGGATTGGGAACACAATTAACTTACCTAAACTTGTTACATATCTTGGTCTATTTTGTATTCTACCTAACATATAGTAATAACTCAAGTAACCAACCATAACCATCAAATCAGTTCTTGTGGATATAAACACTACGATTGTTGCACCAAGAAACCCAAAGAAAAAATTATCTCTAACTCCTTCCCATACCTCTAGTGAAGTGGCTTCATTCCACTCTTTTATTATTCTTTGTAATTTTTTTCTTGACATTATTTTCTTGTATCGAATTTTTGAACTATCGACATTATATCTGTGACGTCTGTTGGTCTTAACCAACCAACAACATCTTCGGTTATTGGTGTGTCATATAGAATTTCTCCGGTTTCCTCACTAACAACCGCCAACTCATACAAATCCTTTTCATTACCATATGAGTAGTCGTGTTTAACTACTGATACACCATACCCATTCCCAAAATAAAGACGACTAACTACCCCATTATTTATTGGGTGAGGGTTAAAAACCAAATCATTAAATGTTTTCATACTATTATTTTTTGGTACTTAATTACTTTAAAATGTTCTCTATATTTTTCTCTCGGTATCAGATACCCCATCGTGTGACTGTTTATATCTCCCGATTCTTCTGATATTGGAAACTCATTGTTTGATATTATCTCTCTGAGTTTTGTTACGGGTATTGACCATAACTCATCCAAGTGAAAAAAGAAATTCATCCACACATCTGCAGTTGTGGTTGTTATTCCTGAATCAACTCCTCTACTATGAAACTCTATGAATATATTTCCAGTATCCTTTCCCTCAATCCATATCTCTCTGTCCCATCCTTGTGGTTTAAACCACTTACCCGGTATAATATAAACATCAGTTTTGATTTCGTACTTAAATGGTTTTGATTTATATTTTAATTCTAAATCCCATTTTTTTAAATCACCCTTCTCTTCTGATTCTCTTACAAATTCTAAACCTTTATAATCCATCAAATATTGTGCGGCCATATATTCACCAATCTTACCAATACGATTATCCTTTGTGAAATTCTTTTGACTCACAACGTTATTAATATCAGACTTGGTGACGTATAGTTTTACCATTAATATTTGTTCTTTTCTGATTTACCTAAATGCACGTGACCTTTAATTGTTCCGTTAAAATTATCCTCTTCGATGTTTCTATCTACAATTAATGAGGTACTATTAAGACTTACCATTTCTTGTAGAGTTTTCTTTGCTATTGAACCCACATATTTTCTTTTGTGTTTAGTGTTGTCAGCACCTAACAATGGTGCTTCAAATTCAACCTCAACCTCCAAACTAATTGTGTATTTGAATAACATAGTGTAAAGTTATTATATTTTTGGAATATTCCAAATTATTTTCGAATAATATTAATCATAATTCCTGCCAACCCCGAAGAAATGGTATAAGAATTAAATCGGTTATCGTTTACCCAACCTAAGTCCTTGAATCTGAATATGATATGCTGTTTCCCTTCAAAATTAGCGTAGATTGCGTTATCCGCATAATCGATAGAAGGTTGTTGTATAAACCCCATTCTCCAACTCTCCCTAAACTCTTCTTCTAATTCATCAGGTGTTATTAATATCGTCATAATCCGTGAAACTGTAATATTCAATAGTTATCAAATCTGATGTGATATCAAAACCCCACCCATCACCATATTCGGTAGTGCCGGTATGTGTTCTACCATTACCTGTAATGGATTTAACAACCACAATAAAATTATTAGGGTATTCATTAAGAAATTGGTGAATACCTCGAAACTCTCCCGTCAAGATTTGGTAGTCCAATCCTTGTAAATTGACCTGAGTATCGTATATCCAACTAGGTGAAGAGTCTAAATCTAATCCGGTACTTCTCCCTGAAAAAAATTTGAAACTTCTCATAGAAAAAATATAAGGAATAAAATTTAAAATTCCAAAAGATACTATGAAAAGAATGAATATTTTATGATGTAGTAAAGTATAGTACCACCGGTCCAAAATACTAAACCACCAATTGCTAGTGCAAAAATAAGTGCAATTATTCTTGCTACTTTGTCTGTTTTGTTTGAGTCCATATATCGATTATTTTATATAAATCGTTAGCTAAATCCTTATGTCCATCTTCTGAATAGTGACCATCTTCCATCACACCCAATGTCTCGATTGTGAGTGTTTCATATTCGTGTAATGGAATCACATTTTCAAAAAAACTAATGACATTTTGGTCAAATTTTCTTTCTATGTTCAAGTTAGAAAAATACCAAAATATTGAGAGGATGTCTTCACCACAAGTCTTTTTTATTATTTTGGTGTAGTTAGAAACCTCCTTATAATATATACTTGAGAAATTACGATTTACACCAATCTCCTCCAAACTTTTTTCGGACACGAATCTATTGGGTGATTTACAACCCGCTTGAATCATAATCTTCTCAAATTTGTTATTATCGTCTGCAATTCTAAATCTATTAGGATATGTCCAATTGATTATTACAATGTCACCAGATTGAATTTGGTCCATCACCTCAATAAAACTATGGAATATTTCATCATTTGAGTTTCCTGCAGATGCTAATATTTCCAAATCACATTCCAATTTATCCGATATAATCTCACCATAACACTTCGGAGAGTACCCTTTCCAAATATGGTATCTCACCCTATAATCAATAGGGTCGTAAAGTTTTTGGTCGAAGTCACTGAACTTCTGACTAAAGGAATCTCCGAATATCCACAGTTTCATTATAAAGAATGTATCCTCGTGTTTATTTCATTATAAAATTTATCAGCAACTATTTCATTTCCAACCTCATCGAACTTATTATCAATTACAGTTGCACCTTTCTCTTCAAAATACTTAACCAAACAAGTTGTTGACTCATTACATAAGTAACTTCTTTTTGCTTTGAATGATGGTCTTGCTGGATATATCAACCTATCCTCATCACTTGACCAAAAAAACAAATTATATCTCTTTGATTTCGCGAGTTCATCTAAAATATTTTCATAGTAATAAATCTGTTCACACCATTTTTCAGATGACCTATCTCTAACCACATTCTCAATATATGTTGAGTCGATATGTTCGTCACCTAAATCATTTGGACCGTAACTAATAAATTCATCATTGAATGGTGTTCTAAAATTAGAAACATTACCCCAACCAATTATAACAATATCATCACTATGAATCAAGTCACATACACTACAAAAATCATCAAAGATTTGATAGTTGCAGGTTTTATCTTTTGATAAGTTTTTAACTTGGTGTCCTAATTTCACACCTAATAGAGTTACCCAACTACTATTACTGAAACTATTACCAAATACCCATATTACTCTAATCATAATAAACTCTTTTTTATTTTGGTGGAGATTTCTTTGTAGAAAACTTCCGCCTGAACCTGATGTCCTATTTCACCAAAATGTAAATCAGGTATCTTTCCCTTTGTTTCCATCTCAACTGTTTTCGCTCCTCTTTTTCTAATTAGATGTGTTAACACACCATCAACAGAATCGGAACAAAGGTATTTTTTTTTATTTTTAAATTCCTTTGGTTCATCATAGATAATTTTACTATCACTCGACCAAAAAAATATCTCAAAACCTTTATGTTTTGAGAGTTCTTCAATTACACCTTGTCTACTATATATTTCTTTAACATATAACGGATTCATCCTCTCAACTAAAAGAAATTCTAATGTTTCTGTCGACATATGAGTTGAATTGATGTCGCTATTTTTTGTGAGATTCGGAAGTACTGCGGTAAATTTTGGTGATTGTTTTTCATCATAACTACCAATCCAAAATCTTGCAAGTTGTGTCCAACCAATCACAACAATATCGCCCTCACTTATCATTTCACAACTATCACAGAACGCACCAAAAATATGGTCATTAGAACTACCACCCAATCCTTTGTTTTCAACCTCCATACCCAACATTCTACCTAATCTATGTGGCCAAGTTTCAGGTAACGTTCCACCCAACCAATCTCGATATAACATATAGTTGTTTTTATCACCATTCATAGAACTCACCGGATGATATTCTGCGGTGTAACTACAACCAAATGTCCATAACTTACTCATTATAATATCCGTTTCTATATCTGTTTATGTCTCTAAGAAACGTTTCCGCCATTACTCGATGACCAACTTCACCATAATGTTCATCATCTGGTAAAATCCTATTGGTCTCTTCGTGAAAACTTTGTGCACCGTACTCACGAAGGAACTTAGTCATATCAGTGTTTGCTTCAGGTACTAAACAATTGTATTTGTACTTAAATGAGTTATCTTCTTTGTTAATTATCTCTTTATCTGCCGACCAAAAATACAATTCAAATTGCTTGGCAAGACTTAATTCCTTTATTAATTTCATAAAGGAATAAATCTCTTCACACCAAATAGGATTTGTTCGATTAACCAAGATTTGTTGCATAACCTCCAAATCATATTGTACGTGACTATGGGCTTCAGATGGGATTACAGATACCATTTGATGGTGTCTACCCATATTTTTATTGACAATATCGAATCGCTCTTTTCTCGACCATTCAACAATTACCACATCACCTTTTTGGATTCTTTGGCAGTTTGCGGAAAATCTGTTGAATATTCTGTAGTTAGAAAAACCAGGATATCCCATATTTTCTTTTTCTAATCCTAATTCTCTTGCAACAATTGTGGGCCACACATCACTTACCTCACCACCGCGATATTTTCTATATCTGATATTATTATTCTCAGATTCATCACTTTGACCGGGTTTCAAATACGATGTAAAATCATATTCAGCGGTAAAACTACATCCAAATGTCCACAATTTACTCATTACAATATATATCTTTAATCTACTTTATGGAATGCCATCTCCTCAACAGGGTAACAATTGCGTAAAGCTAAAACAAATGTTTTCAAGTGTTTAACACAATCGTTATCAGCTCTAAGGGCTGCGTTTGTTAAGTCGTTATTTACTACTGATTGTACAAAGTCACCTCCTTGAAATCCTACCTTATCTCTTGTTCTCATCACAGAAACTATGATATCGACGATGTGGTCACTAGCATCAATTGCATATCTCTTTAAAAAGTTTTGTGCTGCTGGATAATACAAATCCTCAGTTGTTTCTACGTTTGTCATATTATTTGTTTTTTTGGAAAATTTTGAACTTCAATCATTAATTCAGTTACCTCATCTTCAGTTAAAAAACCAATAGGTCCCACTAATGGTGTGTTGTAAACCACATTAGCATTTTCATCTAATGTAACTAACTCAAACAAACCCTGTTCAGCACCTAAGGAACAAGCAAAAGACCTTGTTACACTAACTCCCCATTGATTTTCGAACATCAACATCGAATATTGTCCGTCTCTATCGTGAGTAAATTCAATGTCTTTAAAAGTTTTATAACTCATAATGAATTAACGTGTTTTATATGTTCATCACACGCGTTTATTTTTTCATATAATAACATTCTAACCATCTTACCTAACTCGAAATCATTAGAACAATTTAAAATCATTTCCGATTTTAATGTGATTGTTTTTTTAGCATCTTCAGACATTTGAATCATTTGTCTTTTATAGATGTTTTTCTCGTCTTGGGTATTATTCTGTGACATTTTCAATCAAGTTAATAGATAATGGTTTAACATATTCGGGTATCAGTTGACCAACTGTACTAACTTTGACGTTATATTTGTTTGAGAACCACTGAGTTAATATTTCAGAAGCCTCGTAATTGTATACATCAAAATTATCAGCAATGAACTCAACATCAGTTTCTAAAACCCAAAGAGTGTTATCTAACCCTAATTCGTTTTTGGATTCAAAACACATTCTAAAGTGTTTATTATCCTCGGTTAAGAACTTAGAACTTCCTTTGACTTTTATTTTGTACTTATTAAATCTCTTATCTAAAGCCTCAAATTCAAGTTTATTCTGATGCATATAGTCTCATATTATTGTATTCAGCAACATCATTATTCTCGGCAATTAAACCATATTCTTTTCGAACATTTTCATAAATGATATTGGTTGGTTCATTAATATATTTTGATATGATATTAACAAAACCGTAATTAGATTCGTCAACAATTTTTTGTGGTGTGTTAGGTAATCCACAATATAGTGCCTCACCAACTTCACTGATGAACATTCCGGAGTAGAAACCTTTCAAACCAAATAAGTTAACAAACTTATCGGCGTTACACCAAATGAAGACATTGTCTTTCTTTTCTTTTAAAAGAGGTACACAATGTTGGTCAATGATATAACCTGTGTTTCTCCAACCAGAATATTTGAATTGTCCAACGGAGAAAAGACCACCGGGACTTCCGTGACCCATCATCATAACTCGGTCGTGGTCATTGATGAGGTTCATTACGTCCATTTTAGACATACCACCTTTCACAACAGTTTTATCCACAACGTCTTTGTAGACAATGTCGAGGAAGGATGTGCTCTCATCCTCTGGATGTATAATTAATGTTTTCATATCACAAAGATAATAATGTTTTTGAATATTCCAAAAAATATCTAGTATTTTTTATATAAAAGATATTTCTTTATATTCTTTGGAAAACGTCATCAACGATTGTATCGGCCAATTCTTTATAACCGTCTTCATTTTTGTACCTATCATTGAAGGTTTGGATAGAATGAATTGCGGTTGTGTGGTCTCTACCACTAACCATTTCACCAATACTTTTTAAAGGGTAAGAAAATTCTTTTCTCATTACTGCGCAAAATATGTGTCTTGCGTCACATACTTCTCTTTTTCTTCCTCTTGAAAGAATTTCAGTTACAGTCACGCCACAATGTTCTGCAACGATACTCATAATTTTTTCAGGGGAAATAAGACTTCTTTTGATTCTCTTCTTTTTAGGTAATAATGTTTGTTTAATACCCGGATAAACGTAAGGACTAATCATTCATTCGTTTTTTATGATTAATTAATATTTGATGTAACTAATACCACCTTGAGTTCCGTTGAGTGAGTTGTTGTATTTTTTTTCAGCAACTTCTCTTGGAATTATTTTAGAGTTTTTGTGGTAGATTGCCCATTTCCATTCTTTGTCAGGTCTATAACCAGGACCTTTCCAATGGTGATGTAATGATTTAGAATAACTTTCTAATCTTATAACCGTACCCTCTAAAACACTATTCTCAGATACCTCAAGATACGGCATTCCTTCATATAATTTTGTTTTATTTGGACAATTATACATAACCGCATAACCACAAGAAACCGATACTTCTAAATCAGCATCACTTCTTGCAGAAATCAAAAGTGCGATATCTGTCGGTGCCTTTAATTCTTTTTTAACTTTTGATTCATACTCAATGAGTCTAGCGAGGTTGGAACCAAACTTCTTCATTGCCGCTTGTGGTGAATCAAAGATATCAGTACAGATACCTTCTTTTAATTGTACTTTGTATTGTTTAACTTGCATAATATATTTGTTTATAGTGAGCCTGAACGGAATGTTTGAGGTTGATTTTCTCTATCTTCATACTGACGTTCTTCATTTCTTTCTTCTGATTCACCCATCAACCTTCTTTCTCTTACTCTTCTCTCTTCATTTCTTCTTTCAATTGCTTGATTAAAAGGATTTAATCTATCTTGTCTCTCTTCTTGAACCGGTTCTTCCATAATTGGAGATGGTTCTTCCATTGAAATGGCTTCTCTTAACTCTTCTCCTATGAGAGATGGTTCTTTGAATAAATCTGAATTATTTTTCATTAATTTATCTTCGATAACCCTTTGTTCATCGGACAATAAAAATCTATTTGTTTTTGCTTTCTTGTCTTTAGAAACAGATTGAATCAAAAGTCTAATCTCGTCAGTCAATTCAGTATCTAATGAATCAATTCTACTATCTTTTTGATTCCAAAAAGAAAACTCAGGGTCATTTTTATCTAATGAATAAAAACTTGCAACTTTATATCCTGTTACTTTATTAATACAATATATTAACACTCCTTTGGTTGAGTACTTGATAAAATATTCAGGATTACCTTCTGACGTTGTGCACCATTTTGTATTTGAACCGTATTTTTTAGATGCCAAATATGTTAATGGTCTAACAATTAACCACTCGTCAGTGTCCATTAATTTAACTATTTGGGTTTCCATCTGTTTTGTTGTGACTTTCATTTCAGCCGTACTCAATTGATTTAAAACATCGTCAAATGATTTATACTTACTTAAATCATTTTGTGAAATTAAACCTCTTTCGTTATATTCACAAAACTTTCTAAAACTTCTTAAATCTTCAAAATTAAAGAACGCGTCAAGAAATCTAAACATTAATAAAACTTGAATGTCAGAAAAATTATTCAAATCCTCCATTCGAATGAAATCAAATTTATTAATCAATGATGTTTTGATTTCAAGTATGTGTTCATCTAATGAACTGGTGTTTCTCATTAATCTTAGTAACGTGTCTGTGTACTTTGATTTCTTTTCAGGACTGAACAACTCTAAAACATCTATTAAATTTAAGACATTTTGTGTGTCGGTTTTAAGTTCTTTTATCTTTGACATTTTTAAAAAGTTTTTAATAAAAATATAGGGGTTTTATTTTGTAATAACAAATTATTTGAGGTTATTTGTTCTGTCCCATTTAGCTTTTCTTGCTTCAGGTGATAACATATGCGTCTCATCAATTGTATGTGGGATTTGAACTCTCACACACGTTTGAGGTAATCTACTATTCATAAAATAATTGTTGATGTACCCCATCATATTTGCGGAACCAATTGGGTTTGCTGAGTGGATGTATATCTGTGGTAAGGGTATGTTTTTATTCATACTCTCAGCAACTAACCACTTACAACAATCATAACCTGTTTTCTCATTAACTATATTATCATAGTTTAATGTGTAGTTATTTTTTACGTTTGTATAGTATTCAACCATTGAGAGTTCACCTAAGTCGTGGTCCAATGATATAACTTCATAGTTTTCCAAACCATTAAGTCTTATTTGGGTAACAAACTCATCATAGTTTCTTACTACTTTCCAATCACCTTCTGTTGGTGTTCTTACATCGTCAAGATATAAGTAAATTTTATTTTTATTCATCTTTTTTAAATGGTTTTGAATATTTTGGATAAAGATTTTTCCAAATCAAATCCGTGTAATCTTTATTATCTAACATCCTAAATAGGAGTGACTGTAAATCTAATTTTTGTTCTTTTATAATTAGGGCAGACTCCTTTCTAGACATTTCAGGTTTTATAAATTTCATAAATGTTAACTCCGCCATTGTTTTTGTGATATTAAACATTTGTGTAAATTTATTTTCTTCACTCTTTACCCAATCATAGAATTCGTCCGGTACTTTATCTAATATTTCATCAAGTGGTTTACCAGCTCTTAGATATTCCCATATGTCACGATTGGATACATTGGTTAAAATTCTATGAAGTCGTTTGTACTCTTCTCCTTTGATTTTCATACGAAAACCATTCTTGAAACGAACAACATATCCCTCTCTATCATTTGATATTTCTTCCTTCAACAAATCATATCCTTCTCCCCAAGTTTTATATAACATAACAACACGAAATCCAATATTGGAAATCATATTTTGAAAACGAATATCTTCATTACTGTTGCGAATATCAACTTCATTTCCTGATTTTGTTTCAATCATTCCTAACAAAACTATATCTTCATAATCATATTCACATACTATTCTATTCTCTTTGTAAATTATCTCAAACAAATATGTGTAACCCTTATGTAGTCTCTCGAAATCATATCTATCTAAAAGTTCTTTTCCTTTAATAGATTGTGACGATGTGAATGAACCACGAGTTGCCATTATCCACTCACCTTTTGTTTTTGGTGTTGGTTCATAATATGGGTTATCAAAATCAGGTAAGTTGTTTGGGTCAAAGAACCTTTCCATACCTGTTTCATAATTGTTATTAAACCATATGTTATATCTTTTCTCGTCACTCAATTCATATTCGTAATAGAAAAGAATACCTAATGAACCATCCATCTTTTCATAAACCTCAAAAGTTTCATTTGGTAAATCTTCTGGTTTATGTTCTTCGTAGTTGAAGAATTTCTTAAAAGGTCGTGCAACAATATCACCTTTTGAATTGGTGACCAATCCACGACATTGGATTGTAACATCGTCCCACAACTTTTCGTATTGAACTCTTGGACCATAATTCCAAATAGTTAAATCGAGAGTTGGGTGAGTCTGTTTATGTAACAACCCGTCTTTGTGATATTTTTCTAATGTCTCTAATTTCATCTGTCAACGTTTAACATATCATCTACGTGATGGTCATCGGCACCAAGTTCTGAACCTATCTCTCTTTTCTTCATATCGTTCAATACCTTCTTCAAATCGTATGGTGCGAACTCAAGGTTACCATCCATACCAACATCCATTCTACGTCCATTACTATACTTTTTATGGTTAGGTAAATGACAATGTCCGTGAAGATGAACACGTCCTTTACGAAGTCCATTCCACGATGATATTGGATAGTGGCACATTTCTATTGTTTCACCTTGGTATGAGAATTGTTCAAACCAATTAACACTTAGAAATTTATTACGGATATCGTCTCGATTTCTATCGATGTGGTGGTCGTGATTACCCAAAACTAAATGAATATTCTTACAGATTAATCTATTGTAAAATTCTTCTATTTGTTCAAACCCACCAAACGACCAATCACCCAAATGTATTAATACATCATCTTGACCTACCAATTCATTGATGTTGTTTACAATTGAGGAATTCATTTTATCGATAGTTTCAAAATCTCTTGTTTGTGCTATCGGTATCGAACCATCAGGCATTCTCCATTTGGTAGTTCCGCGACATATATTACTATGGTTATAGTGTGTATCGGATGTTATCCAAACCTTTACATCGTTTTCTATCTTTATCATCTTATTAACAAAAATCAGTTGATGTACTTACTCGAAGTCCATCGATTATTAAATCGTCATATTTTTCACTATCAGTCCAAAATGACCCGTGACCTTTTATTCTTTCTTGTTTACGATACTCTTTATTAACAACCAAACCATCAGGTTCTCCCCAATTAAGAGCCATCACAATAAACTCATTCACATCTAACTCTTCTCCATATTCATCAACAACACGACCATCTCGAATGAATTTAAGTAGTTCTTCTTTATTCGAGTAGTATTTGTTGTTGTGAAAATTCCAACAGAATTTCCAACCACTACTTCGTTTACCTAAATGAATATTAGTGCCGTCAATAAATGTATCCCAAGGTGATTCTGAACCCCATTGGTCGTCAACCGCAACTCTAAATCCACATTCAATGTTAGATGGTGATATGTCTAAATTGGTGACACTACGAATTAGTTTGGTCTTTTTGTTTTCCATCTCTTCCACCGTTGGAATTCGATAATAATTTGTTCCCATTGTTAGTAAGTTCTTTTACGTAAAAATACATATTATTATTGATATTACAAAATATCAAAAAAAAATCCCCGAAAAATCGGGGATTAAATTATAACTTAACGTTGAATCGGTCTCTCATTTGTTCGACCTTTTCATCTGGTACGCCGTGTACATTATTACCCCCGTGACGATTCTCCACAACAAGAGTATGAACACGATATTTATATCTTTCAGCAATTTCAAAGTACTTCTCCATTTCCCACTCTTCAGTGAATGTATTCGCTACAACGATTCTACTGAACTCATTCTTCATTCTCTCAGCACATTTCAAAAGACAATCATTATGTGCCTCTTTCAATTTTGAACCATCGAAATTGTAAATTCCTTTATCAGACATAAAGAAGTTATCCGCAGATAAAACATCGGGATTATCACCTCTTACACATCTCAAAATAACCTCACCAACCGTAGTTTTACCTGAACCAGGTACTCCTCGTAGTAAGATTAAATCACCAACATATTCTTTATCTTCCATATTATACATTTTTATAAATACCCTACAAAGATATAAAACTTGGTAATTCTAAATCCTTATCTGATACTCTTTTTTGACCATCTGGTACTTTCCAATCAATTTTTAGGGTTTCATCGTTATAAACAATTCCACCTTCAGACTCCTTATTGTATTGATTATCAACCTTGTATTGAAAGATTGCGTTAGTACTCAATACTGAGAATCCGTGAGCACATCCCCTTGGAACGAAGAGTTGTCTATTCAAAGACCATCCCAACTCCACCTTAACAACCTCACCATAGGTTGAAGAGTCCTTTCTAATATCCACCACAACGTCCAAAACACGTCCTTGTGTACACGTTACTAACTTAGCCTGTTCATACTCTCCCTTTTGAAAATGAAGTCCTCTAATGGTCCCATAATGAGAATATGACATATTATCCTGAACAAACTCAACATCATAACCTACATTTTGATTAAAGTCTTCTTTATTGTACGGTACCGAGAAGAATCCTCTATCGTCGTGAAATGATTCGTATGTGATAAGAAAACATCCATCGATGTCTGTCTTAATAAATTTCATTATTGAATATTTTTAAACATTTGAGGTACTGTTCCATATACCGGTAACTTACCATCCCACTTATTAATGTACTCTAATTGTAATAACAATGGGGTCAATGTTTGTTGTTTCATTCTATTTGATTCCGCCTCAGCCTTTGCGGATGTTAACATTGCTTGAGCGTTACCCTCTGCGGTTGCCACTTTAATCTTTGCTTGTGCTTCCGCAGTTTTAACTTCATTCTCAGCCCTTAACGCCGCTTGAACTGCGTTGTTCTTAGCTTCAATTGATTTCTTAAATGTTTCAGGATAAATCAAATTAGAAGTGAATTGATTAATTACAAATCCCTCTTTTAATAGCTGACCGTCCAATAATCTACGAACTTCAATTTCAAATACTGCTCTGTTACTAATCAACTCATCAGCGGTATACTTGTTAGTTGCCAATCTGAATGCATCGTATACAGCAGTCTTTAAGAATCCTTCTTCGATGTCCTCTAATGGTCTACGATACTTACTAAAAATAGCTGGTACTTTCTCTCTCTGTACTGAATAGTTCATAATTGGTGAGACACTGAATTCACTACCATCTTTACTATTCACAACAAATGAATTCTCTCCTTTATACTCTTTGTGTTGAATGAATGTAGGAAATTCATACACTGTAGTTGTGAATGGGTTATAAAACACCATACCTGTAACTGCTACCACGTCATCAACACCTTTATTGTCACCATATTGGTTAACTTTTACACCTACGTGTCCTGCGTCGATTCTCTCACACGAGAAAAATAAAAAAGTTAATGTAAAAAATAATCCTACTCCGATTAAAATGTTTCTCATAATTTTTTTTAGTTTTAATTTTGCTTTTAATTGTTCTTCATCACGCTCTTTCATTTGGCGAGCATACCTTTCTTCAAACGATTCGAATGCCATATTATTTTGTTTTATTTATTGTTGAGTGATGAGGTTTCATTGGGAACTCGGGTTTGTTTTTCTTTCTGGTTTTCACGAAAGGTTCATCGGTCTTAACTCCATCGAATTGTTTTGAGTTTCTTTTTTTCTTTGGTTTCAATTCGTCAGGATTGATGTAATCAAGTTCGGTTTCTCCGGGTTCGATATTCATTAAACCATCAACAAACTTATCCATATTAATGTAGTAGTAAACAAACATTAAACTAAACAAACCAAGTACTCCTGATAAGATATTGAGAATTGTACTTGATGCCGTTAGTCCTGGAAATACAATGAATGTAAAAATTGCGAACGTTCCGAAACCAACAAAGATTGGTGAAGATGTTTTCTTAGAGAAAACTTTTTTAAAAGTGTCTTTCATAGTTAGTAAGTTTTATTAAAATATATTAAATAATTTTGGAATTTCCAAATTATTGTTCGAATTTTTTATATGTCATCCCATAAAATCCGTAATTGGTAATTACCGATTCTTTGTCCCCCATTGAAACTGCAACTTCTTCTGTTGGGAATATTGCATCAACAGGACATTCAGGTTCACAAGCACCACAATCAATACAAGTGTCAGGATTTATGTATAATTGTTTACCGAACAATTCCTCCTTCGACATTGTAGAAATCTCCGAAGCTATTCTATCAATATGGATTGGTCCATTGATAGCATCGACAGGACAAACAGATACGCAACTGGTATCCAAACAATTAATACATTTCTTTCCAATAATATATGACATATAATAATTTTAACTATCGAACCAAAAGACAAATCGAGGAACCATACCACGATTATCCAATGATTTCATTATATCTAGTACAAGATGATAATCGGTCCCAACAAACACATCCTCATCTTCATTCTTTAACATCTCCTCAATTAACATTTCATATTCATTCAATGATAACCAAGAGTGTGAATGATTATATTCATCATCCCCATTAGCTTCCCTAACTTCAAAACTTAGGTTACCTTTTGGTAATCCTTTTGGTCTCACACCAAATTCTAATTCAGGGTTGTATCTAACTTGACCATCAGTTAAGTAACCAAATAAATTATAGTTTCTACCTAAACTAAGTTCTTCTGAAACCGCATTCCATTGTGGTTCATCTCTTTTGTCATCCTTACTACGATACTCAATAAATCCGTGAATATCACAACCCATAATTCATTTTTTTTGATTGGTAAATTACTTTATTCATTGTACTTGTTTCTTTCTTTATTACTTCATTAAAGAATATCCAATCATTCGGGTATTCCTTTTTTAAATTATCTAACAATTCTTTTTTTGTTAGATAAATTCTGTTGTATTCAAAATCATACTCTTTTTTATTGTATGGGAATTTCCCGTCGAATAATGTAGATAGATTTTTTAAATTTATAAACTCAAACTTTATTTTACTTTGGGTAATTTCTTTTGATAGAGTGCTCCATAGATTTGTAGACCAATGTTCCGCTTTGTTTTTTTTAAACACTTCAATAACAGGTTTTAAATCCAATTCATCAAGAATACGTTCTCTACAATATGTTAAGACTTCAGTATGAAATGCTGTTATAAAATGTTCCTCGGGGTCTCTATAAACAAAGTAATTTGTTTTCTCGTTTCCCGTGTAATGTTTTGTTAAATCACAGTGCGAATCGTACTTTGAAAATGCTAATGGTTTAGTATAGTCATAGAGCCATCTTGTCCCACTCTTTAAAGGAGCAAGAACACTAACACCATCCCCATACCAATACCTTTTTAATACCATCTTCTCAATACTTCAATAACATCCCACGCATCTTCCAATGCATTATGTGTAACAATACCTTTAACACCCGCACGTTCTTTACAAACTGTTAAGTTTGGTAATGACTTATCGTTTACCCAATCGACCATTAAGATTGCCGGGTCCAAAACTCTTTGACGAGTACGAATTAACTTTTGCCACCAAGGAAGTTCTTGTAAAAATAGTTTATCAAACGTTCCAAAGTTTTTACCCGCAACATTTAATGTGATTGGTTTGGTACCACCATTAATCATTGGTCTGGTTACGCCATCAACAACTTCGGCATAACCACCACTGTTGGTTAGTCCGTGGCCAAATCCATTCTTATCTAAGAAGTAATAAAATTCTTTAATCACATCTTCTTTCTCATAAAAACTATAATCAGAATGTGTGTTCATTAAATGTCTAGTCTCATTAGTCCCTTCAAGATATTCACCAATCATTGCAATGATTTCTTTGTTCATCGTGATTGCTCTTGGTGAACCTGTGATTTCGTTTTGAAGGACTATTGCATTGAACTTGGGACATTCTTCATATGGTAACTTCTTTTCAGTATCTTCGATGATTGCACCGATGGATAATACTTTGTGTTTCTCGTGGTCAAGACCGGATGTCTCAATATCAATTGATACGTAAATCATTTTTTATGAAATTAAAGGTGTGAATAACAGATGTAAAAAATATAACAAAAAAAATCAACAATCCAAAATCCATATTGATTTTCGGGTAAAAAATGATGAACAATCCGGGTGATGCCATCACTAACAGTAGTTTGAGGAATTTACTTGTATTTTTCATAATATTCATTTAAAATACAAATATAAAATATATTCTTGAATAACAAAAAAAAACCTCACATTTGTGAGGTTAATTTTTTACATAAATAATTGATGTTTGGAGTGTAGTTTCATAACGTGTTTACAATCAGGTAGATTGTCCTTTCCTTCACACCATCTAATTGCTAAATTGGTTAGTAAAGATGCGTCATCACGAGACATCGAAACCTCACTTTCTTTATTAGATTGGTAGTTTTTCAACATTTCATCCCAAGTATAGTCTTCAACTAATTTTACAACATTTTTAAGTTGTGATTCGGTAATTGCTATTTTCTTTCCCATTTTAATATGTATTTTTTTTATTATATTATGTTAATCAACGTTTGTAACCTCATTTGGTTCAAATAATAATTTCTCAAGAACACCATCAGGTTCAACCTCTAAAATTTTAGTAGTTAACTCTTGAAATAGTTCTAAGTATAATTGTTTGAATATGTCCTCATTCTCAATACAATTCATTGAATTTGGGTTCATATCACCAAGTGGGTATGTTACACTCGCTCTAATTGGGTCAAATAAATTTCCTCTTTTAGATGCAAATGTTTGTTGAATCGTTCTAACTGAATTTGTTGCGGTGAATATCGCATTTAATTTATAAACATCACCTGTAACATTTCCTATTACCGTTAAGTCAGAAATAACGTTGAAAGCCTTTTCACCTTTTTGAACTGCTTGTTTATACAATTTATAAATTGGTGTTAATTCAAATTGTGATTTATCATATGCTCTTTGTTGTGGGTCCCACTTTCCACCTGAATAAACTTGACCAGCATAATTTCTCACCATTTTACCTGGTTCAGGTCTTTGTCCTTTTGGTTTTGCACCGGTTTCTAAAGACATTCTGAAATTAAGAACTTTGTCGATTGCATCTTGAATATCATTATCATCTCTAACTGTGTGATAGTTGAAATATATTTCAGGTCCACAAAACATAGATTCTTTATTTCTATATGGTGATAAAATATTAATGTTTGATGTTGGTTCCGTAAATTGAGATTCTCCTTTTAATTCAGGAATTCCACATTTATCCAAATGTGTTATTATACTTTTTTGACCAAAGAACGCATTTATTAATGGGTTTACAAGTGTTCTCTTAGCTTTAGCATCTTTTGCACTTAACTCAAGTCTCTCTTTTACTTTAGCTCTTTGTTCCTCATCTTCCTTATTCCAACCGAATTTCTTTTGTCTAGCACCTAATTTATCAATTCTTTTGTCAACCTTTACTTCAGTATCTACAGGACCTTCGTAACTTGTACCATACTTTGGTGTTCTTGGTGGGAATTTAAATGTATTGATTACATTATCATTTCCATCAATCTCAACATATCTTGTTTCTCGTTTTCCATTTTCCAAATTAAGGAATGGTACTAATCTGTGTTCTAATGGGCCCGTTCTCACCGTATGAGACTTAATGACACCTGGTTCTAATTGCTCACCTGTCTTTGAATCAATAGCATTTACAGGAATTCCTCTTATAGAATCCACGTTAAATGTCATTTGTTGAGGTAATTCAGAGGGTGCCCACATTGCATTGAGGGCCATTTCCGATAACTCATAACTTTGAACTTCTTCAAGTATAAGTTTAGATATAAATTCTTTAGTTAAAAATTCCATTATGTTTTGGTTTTATTCTATAAATATACCAAAACGTACTTTAATTCTTTATATTAGTAAAGCTATAGGAACTTTATTTCTTTTTCTTGAATAGGTCTGATAGTTTTTTACCCGGTTTTAGGATTCTTCCGGTTTTTTCATCCATCATAGGGGCTCTGTAGATTTCAAAAGCCGTCCATAGACCTACTACAATCATACCAATTCCAATGTAGAAAAACATAGTTATTCGGTTTCGTGATTAAGATAATTCTCGTATTCGAGTTGAAGGTTTTTGTGTTTTTCGAAGAAAAAGTCTCTGGTTAATTCGTGTCTACCCAACTCAACAGATTTAATGAAATTCTCATCATAAAGACTGTCTTTTGTGTTGTTGAGGTTATCTATTGTGGTTTTTTGTACTTGAATGGTTGATATGTCGTTATTCCACATAACCGTCATCCACAATAGGATTAATACTAATAGTACAATAACACCTCTTAATTTAGTTTCTAATTTCATAGTTATTTAATTTTCCAAAATTGCCACCATTTTTTCTCTTTAGGTGGTAAACATTGTGAGAATGGGTTATCACCGAATGACACCTTACCATAGTATTTTGAGGTCAACATATTTAAAAAAACCTCGTGGTACTTTTCAGGTATCGTACTGAAGTCCGCGGTTATTTTAACATCCAACGTTATGTCTTCAGTATTGTCTGTCAGAAGTATTGTGTTTCTTAATTCGACAGGTTTTGACGTGGTCACACCAATGTGGTCACCTTGTCCTATGTGTCTTAAATCGAAATTGTTCATAAGTCAAATATAAGAATATATTTGATAAATCCAAAACAATATTGAAAAAAATTAAAAAATGATTAAGCCATACTGCTAACAATCTTCTCAATCTTTCTACCTCCTTGGGCAATTAGACTGTTAGATGCCTTATTGGAAGAACTCCAATTCTTTCTTGTTTCAACTGCAATATTTAAAAGTTCTTTAGGGTCGGTAATTCCTGAAGCCACTTTTTCATTCATAACTCTTGCGAATCTTTGGAACCAACCTGGTCCATTCCAAACAGCGTATACGAAATTAAACGTAAGTCCTGGGTCACTCATAACTATTGCTCTTGCAGGTTCAGACATATAACTTCCCATATATCTTTGGAATAATGGTTTCATCATTTTAGGAACCAACTCTCTAAGTTTTGATTCTAAAGGACCACCCATATATCCATATTTCCAATTAGTTCTTGCACCCGCTTCATCAATTAGTCTCCAAAACTCTCTAGCGTCAGGACCTTGTGTTTCCCAACCACCCGTTTTTCTATCCATACCCATCATAGTCTCACCCGATGCTCCGTATCTTGAATCTTTGATTCTACCGTCAGCTAACATATCAGGGTGATAATAACCACCCTCCAAATTATCGATTACGATGTTAGCCATTTTTTCAAAATCAGTTGCTGCAACACCTTTTAAGTCAACTGCACCTTTCAATCCTTTCATAGATGCATTACTTAATTTTGCAATATCTTCTTTTGTAATATTTTTAAGTTTAAGAAGTTCAATCATTTTAAGTAACATCTCCCTCGAAGCTTTAACCATATTCAATGAACTTCCACCACCCGCCGCCGCTTTTGAGCCACCGGTTGCCTTTGTTAATCCATTTACATAGTCTGCTAAGTTACCACTTGATAGACCTACGTGAACGTGAGATGGCATACCTGGCAATGTCATAATCTTACCAATAACATCACCCTCTTTTACTTGGTCTCCTTTTTTTACATTACTTTCAATGTGTGTGTAGAAAACATCTGGTTTACCGTCAGAACTTTGTACTTTTACTTGGTCACCATATATTTTTTTAACACCATCCTTTTTAAGTCCACCACTACCTTTAACGAATCCCGTAACCGTTCCATTTGAAATAGAATAAACGTCAGTACCTGCAGGTGCTGCAACGTCCCAAGCGTTATGACTTGGCCATCCTTCAGCACTATGAGTACCTTGACCGGGATAACCAATCAATGAACCACCACCCGCACTTGTTAAGTTTACTGCTTCGTTTACTGTTTTACCTGATTGAGTATTGGTGCTACCTGATGTTACATAATCATTTGTAAACTTTTGAACTGCTGCTGCAGTTTCAGGACCAAATAAACCATCAATACCATAATTTGGTAATTCGTATCCTAATAATTTTAAACCGATTTGCATCGATTCAACTTCATTTTTAAATGATATTGAACCTTTTTCTTGTTGAGTAATTCCTTCGCCGGCTGCCGCCTTCTCTAATGTTTCATAGAAGTTAGCCAGGTCATCCTTCACAGTGTCTGCTTTCTTTGGGTCAGCGTTGTTTTGAGTTGTACCTGTAGTTGAAGCTACTTCCATTACCTTACCCAATAAATCTTCCGATAGTACTCCGTAAGTTAATGTATGTATTCTTGTAATCTCCTCAAGTAATGTTCTTTTCATAATAATATAAATATGCAAACATTACAATTAATACCCATAATGAGAATCCATATTTCTCTTATGTTGTTGTTTAGGTTTTTCAGGTTTCTCGATATTCCAATCTAAGAAATCTTCACCTTTATAATCAGGGTGATTCTTTTGCATATAATCAATACCTCTCACCCAAAAAAATGAGATGATTGCTGCCAATCCAAAACTGCAACCAATTCCAATTAAATAACTTTCCATCATTTGTTTTCTGTTAAGTAGTTTAAAATTTTCTCTTTAATACCTGATTGCTTAATACCTTCCATACGTTTAGGTGTTAGTACAAAATTACTTAATCCCCAATCCATTTCCATATCCCCCCACGATTCGTGAACTTGTGGAATACCCATATTTAAATCATCAACGGCAACCCAATGAGTAATCTCAGGATGGTCGTGTAGATATTGAGTAATTTCGATTGAACGTTCCTGTTCTAACATCCATCTTGGTGACCACGCAAATGTGTGTTCATTATAACAAGTACAATTAGATACACTCTTGGTAAATCCTATTGGTTTTTTTATGATTCCTTGTGATTCATAGTACTCTCCCATTTCTTTAACATCAGCCCATTTCTTCCAATCGGATGAGACAACAATTTCCGCACCCGTTTCTTCAAGTATTTCGTTTAATACCTCAATAGCTTTCTTGTTAAAATTATCAAATCTCACATCAACGGGTAAAGATGATACCGATTGACTCAACTTACGTTTTACCTTAAGTTGTTTTTTAACCCTACCTCCCCACTCGGTTGCCAAACATATAACACCGTCGTGGTCTAAAAAAATAACTTTCATAGTATTTTAATTAATAATTCAAATATACTAATAATTTCTAAAAAAAAGAAACTGTTAATCAATATGTTCGGGTTGCGGTGTCCATTTACCTTCAGATATAATAGCTGGTGAGTTATTTCTATCAATCATAACCCACTCCGCTTCAACGATTCCCCAAGGTTCAAACTGTTCCATAACGTCTTGTAATGTGAAACATTTACAACTGTAAATGTCAAATTGAGCCATTGCCGGTTGGTGGTGGTCCCAAATGTGTATTGATGAATGTGATGTTGCTAAAGTTACTGTACCTGTTAAACCTTCATTACCAGGATAATCTACATAAACACTTGTTGGTCCCCCAACAACCTCCATCTTAACTTTGTGAACTAAGTCAACAAACCATTTATTTAAAACTTCTACCTCTTTAGGGGGATTCTTAATCCAAATCTTCATTAAAAGATGTTGGTGGTAGGGTTCAAACTTTTCAATCATATATGTCTTTTTACATTACATATATATAACGAAATTTGTATTTTTATAAGAATTTTTTAAAATTTCTAATAAATTCTTTTTCGTATTTTTTTAGTTCTTTGGTGTCCAATCCATTATATAAACCGGTTGACATAAATGCATTAATCTCATCATCAATAATTTTCTTGTCATCCACATATCCCATCTTCGTTAATTTCTTTTTTAACTTTTCGTAATGTGATGGTTTTATCTTATTGATAAGTTTTTCAACTTCCTTCTTATATTCTTTATTAGTGTAATATAATCCGTGTGCGATTTCGTGGTCCAAAGTTTTCAGGTCTTTACTACTAGCACCAATTAGATACCAATTACATCTTGTCCCACTATTCTTTTCCATCGAGTCATTCGCACAATAAAAATAAATGTCGTTCATAATATGGTCGTATTCGGTTTCTTTATAAAAAGTGTCTATTCCCTTTTCCACCACATTACTTGGGATGTTATAACCTGACCAATCTTCAGGATATGTGAACACCCTCTTCTTCCAAGCACTTTTATAAAATCTCATATACTCCATCCAACTGAATTTTTTACCTCTAAACTCTTTGTATGGAGATTCATAAAATTCTTGATAACGGCAAAATAACATTGCTCTGTCATAGTCGTCATCGACTAATACGCAATAAATTTTTGGTTTAATTTCTTTAACTTTCCCTTTAACTAAAGGATGTTTAATCTTCATTATATAAGTAAATTTGTAATGTCGTTACCGTCCTTATATATGTCAAGATACCCCACGACTTTGGGTATCTTATTAGTATTCTCAAATTCAGTTGTTTTTGGCATCATACCAATAACCCATTCAGGTTCTTCAATCTTTTTTAGATTAAATGAAAAAATACCTTGTGGTGTTGAGTTAATATAATATACAGACCCCTTTTGAATAAGAGAATCCCATTTTATTTTTTCTATCAATAAATCAGAATAATCCGCTCGTCTACACTTTAACTCATAGACTTTTTTTCTAAGAGTACTAAATGCATCCGTCGGATTATACTGGTCAGTCTTTTCCAAATCAGGAATCAACTTAGTTTTAAGAAGATTAAAAAGTTTTTCTTCGTTTAAATTGATAAGAAGTCTTTTCTTTTCAATCGATAACATTAACGCAAGTATTTGAATCTATCTGCCAAGTTATTAATAAATTGTTCTTCAGTAACTGTAAGAAGGTCTCTACACTTAGCTAACTTATCAAGACTATCCCAAAAACGTTGGTCGTTAATGTTTGGTCTGCGAACACCCGTACCTTTTTGTTTACTCGATTGGGGTGGTTCAATGTGTCCATCCTCTTCTAAGATTTCTACTAATCTTGTAAGTTCTCTTTTACTACAAGAGTCAACAAATTCACTCGGGTCGATGTCAATTTCGGTTGTAAATTCTGGCATACTATTATTTTTTAGTTTCTATCAAAATGGATTTTAATGAATCCGCTTTCTTTAAATCCACTTCTTTAACAATGTTAACATTTTTCTCAGCTCTTAATTTGGCTAATTCTTTTTGTTGGAAGAAACAGATAATCAACAAAGCGATTGCACCACCCATTGTGATATTCTTTTGATTATTTTTAATAAATTCTATCATACTATTTGTTTTATAACTCTTCAACAATTCCCAATATCTCCGCCAATCCTAATAGGATTGCAGTGTTACCAAATTGCTCGTTAAATAAAAACCAACAAGCGGTTAATCTTAACGCACTCTTAAATAAACTTATCCAAAAATGTGAATTACTTTTTGATTCTTTTGGCTGCATTTGTTTTCTTTTTAAAACTTTTCTTCAATGTGTAAATTATCTCATCAACCTCATTGACCGCCATCCCAAGACCAAGTGAAACTTCACTTGATAGTTGAAAATTTTCGTTATCTCCAAGTTTAAGATATCTTAAAGATTCTTTACGAAAACCTGAAGCTTGTCTTTTAAGGTCTTCTTTTTTGTTTCTTAACTCTGCATATACTTTGTTAAGAGTTCTTTGGTCGTAAGTAAGTGCTTTCATAATAAAAATATATTAAATTATTTTGAAGATTCCAAATAATTGTGAATAAAATTTATTCTTTGACCAATCCAATACATAACATTAACTGTCATTGAATTACCCACAGCACCTTTTACATTAGAATAACTTGGTTTTTTCCCGTTGATTTCAAAATCTAAATAACCATCGGGAAACCCTTGTAATCTTTCTAGTTCTCTTTCAGTAAATGTTCTGATACCATTATCATCTACCCAATAGTTTGAGGTAGATACTTTACCAAACCCATCAACCAATGTTCTTGCGTAGGATTTGGTTACCGTACCAGCGAGTTTAATTTGTCCGAGAATATTTTTGGTGTACTCATCCCTCTTGAGTTTATTCTTTTCTTCAACGCTTTCAAAACATCCTTCTTCAAATAATACTGAGAATGGGACTCTCCAGTCTTTTCCACGATATCCGACAATATAGATTCTTTTGCGTCGTTGGGGAACTCCGAAGTATTGCGAGTCGAAAACCCTATAAGCGATTGAATAGTTTTCCCCTTGGACAACCCCTTGTTTTTCGATGTCTTCTGGTCTGAAGTCAACTCCTGTAAAAGAGGAGATGATTTCACATAAGGCTTTTTTGTGTTGACTTTTAAAAACGCCTTCGACATTTTCCCAAATGAACCACTTAGGTCGTTTTTCTTTAAGAATTTGTCCATAGCTAAGGGCGATTTGACCACGGATATCATCCATTCCTTTGTTGAGTCCTGCATCGGAAAAAGATTGACAAGGCGTTCCTCCGACCAATAAGTCGAATTTTGTTTTTTTGTACGTTTCATTCGTGTTGAGTTTAGTAATGTCAGTAAATAAAGGTGTGTTTGGGTAGTGATGTGATAGAACTTGTTGTGGGAACTTTGCAAAGTCACATACACCTTTACATTCCCAACCAAGTGGTGACCAAGCAACAGTTGCCGCTTCGATTCCACTACAGACAGATAGGTATTTCATTGTGTTATAGTTTAGTTAAACAAATCTAACAATAAAAAAATAAAATTGAAAATTTTTTTGAAATCTTTTTTAATATATCATATAACCAACTATAAATCAATTAGTTATGATTTCGTATTTCTCTTTTTTCCACACCAAATATGGATATTCTTTCAAACGTTCACATAAAATTCCCATTGCATCATCGAATATTTCTTTGTTGACCGGTGTATTTGCTTTTCCATATGCTTGTACGAATGAACCTCTTCGATATTGTAAATTAATTCTTTTTCTACCATATGATAATGCAACGTAAATGTATAATGCTCCGTGAAAAAATTGTTTGGACATACAGTTCTTCATCAATGTTCCTTCGAGAATAAAATCATCTTCAGATAAAATTACTTTTGGTATGTAAACATTATCACCAAGAACAATCGGTTCTTCAATTGCGTTAACAACATCATCTGGTATATTATATTTTAATTTATATCCAAGAGACAAATGTTTTTTAAGTAAGGACCATTCACTTATTAAGTAATCAATATCATCAGGTTTCTTCAACCTGATTTTTAATTCATATCCTCTTTCCTCTAAGTAATGTCTGAGGGTAAACAAATCGTAAATAACGTTGAAGGGACTTTCTAATCTATCATCATCTGACATCCATTTCTCAAGAACCTTTGTTACTGATTCCTTTTCCGCATCATTCTTACATACGAATGTTTTTCTTGGTGTATTTTGAACATTACATACTGACCACCAATCAAATCGTTTGATGTATTCAATATAGTTGTCACCAAACAATTTACAAAGAAAACTTAGACATTTGATATTAACTTTACCATATTTGTTTGAGGATAACGCTCCCACCAAGTACTTTGATTTAATGCCGTATGAATCTAATACTGATGGTAAAAACTTGTTGTCGTTTAATTTAAGATATTTCTTTTTTGGGTACTCATCCATAATGTTTAGATAAACATTATCGTGAAATTTAATTCCCTTTTTGTGTAAATGAAAATCAACAATCAAATCAAATAAAGGATTGATTTTGGTTTTCTCATCGTAAGTTTTGTTCTTAATGAATTCATCATCTACATTTAATAGTAATTCATTTTTAATATGAGTAAAGATGGTCTCAGTAATTCTTTTGTACTTGACTCCCCAATAGTTTAATCTTTTCTCACCATAGTAAAATCCCCTATCAACTAAATCACACAACTTATCGAAGTTGTTCTTTTTTACTGTTAAAACTGATTTAACAGCCTCACCATTCTTTATGCGGTCATTTTGTAATCTATAAGTTACCTGTATATCACCTGTTACCTTATTGATTATTAATTCGTGACAAAACCTTAATTTATTACCATCACCGAGTCTGGTGTAGTTAATGTAGAAGTCCGCGTAGTAAACTAATGTGGTATCATCAGAACCGAGTCTTAATTCACAAGTTGAACTTGATTGTTTATTTCTCTCTACCTTTTCTTGAAAATAATGTTCGTGTGTTATCATCTACATAAAATGTAGAGAATAACATTTACATTGTGTAGTTAAAATAATCCTAACACATCATCAGTAGGAAGTGTTGTCTTTGTAACATCTATACCATTGATAGTTAATGGGATAACTCTTTTTTCTATTGACTTGATTGAATACTTATATTTTGAAATTCTTCTTTTTAGTGCGTCCAAGGCGTCCTCAAAGTGTTCTGGTGGTACTTGATTACAGAAATATCTTGATTGTGTACAAGTCTTATCTCTAACATCGAACTCATTAGTGACTCTTTCACTACCTACTGTACTGTCGGCTCTTAATGATACAATTATAGATAATTCTTTATTGGAGTATGATGCGACACAATGATGCATATGTGAACCCTCCTCAGAATATTCCATTTCCTGTTTCAATAGCACAGGATAGTACATTCTATATTTTTCCATACTTGGATAGATACCATCTAATTCCCAAACTTTAATTGGTTCTTTTATCATTGAAATTAGTTTCTCATCAAAGACATATTCAATTACACTACCCTTTTTTATCAATCTGTCAAGACGTGATAATTCTAAGTGTTCATTATGAAACTCTTTCCAATTCTTAGCTCTCAACATCATATCAGGATAATAATCCCTCAACTTTTTAATCATTAAAAAATGGTCATCAATCTGATTTAACTGACTGTTTAAAACGGTATCCATTCGATGATTGTTTTCATTTACCGTCGCATACTCATTAAATAATTTAATTAGATTATATTTCTCGGTATCATTTAAATAAAACGTGTTATCGTATGTGACCTTTTCTTTGTAGAAATTATTAGTGTAAGGTGAAATAGTCTTATCTGACATATTTTTACAAAAAATATCAATATTAATATTTGATAGGTACTTAAACATCTCCTCACCAAAATATCTTTTTAATCTGAATAGACTTGTAATATCAATATCGGGATTTTTATGTAGAAGTTTAATTGTTTGTTTAGATTTAATTCCTAATCTATCTAATATTGCGGCAACTAATTTATTATCGTTCTTTTTAAGAAAGGGTTTTGTTGGGTAACAAAACGTAATTAAATTTCTGTAATTATCGGGTGTTTTAATACCTTTAATCATCACGAACAAGTCGATTAAATTGTTATATATCCATTGGTTAGAATCCCTTTTCACACCATAATTTGGTTCTGTCGTTTTATGGTTTTGGAAGGTATTGAAGAAATGGTATAATGTTTCAAAGAAAACCTTATCACTAAATTCTTCAGATAGTTCTTTTTGTATCTTTATTGAACTTTTAAAATCGTTATTAGTAATAAACTTATCTACTCTAGCACCAAAATGAGTTAATAAAGAATCTAATGACATCCACAAATTACCAAAAGTATTCTTTCTGGCTTTCATTACGTTTGAATTGTACGCCTTATCAAATGTTGTGATATCACCTGTCTTTAAGTTTAAACAAATTCCATTGATGGTCGTTGCTTTTTTAAAGTACTTACAATTTACAAATCGCTTCTTTGTTTGAGCATACATTTTAATTGTTAATTTATCCCCGTTCTGAACTATTGACCTTTCGTAATAATATGTTTCAATAGAACTGAACGCTCTACCAAAGTGTTGTTTTATTTGTCTATCATTTTTTGTATAATATGCACCGTTTTTTTTGAAGTACCCATTTAATTGTACATTAATACCGGTAGATTCAGGAGAATAAAAAAACTTAGTGTTCTTTTTTCTCATTTCCGACTTATTCTCTAATTCAATTGTATGAGTACTATATGAACGTACGAATATATTATTCATAGATTCACTGTCGAAATCCCAATTATCTACTTTGAAAGTATTAAATGCGTTGTTTTTCGGTTTTTCAGAAAGCTTACAATAATCCCTGTATGGGTGAATTTCAGTGAAAGAGTATCTTTGAGCGAGAATTTCTTTTTTCATATAAGTGTATAATTAGTAGAATTCAAATATAGGAAAAAAACTGGAATATCACTATTTATTTAAAAACTTTTATATATATGGCAAAGTCTAAGGGAAGTTCTACATCAATGAAGGTATCATTTGGTAAGAAAAGTACAGGTAAAGCTCGTAAATCTTATGGTCCAAAAGACCAAAAACCAAAAAGATACAAAGGTCAAGGACGTTAATCTTCTTCGTTTATCGGATATATGTGAATCGGTGTGTACTCCCCAACATACGCATTTAGTATGTTGAATTCAACCCATTCGTAAGCATCTTCGTACGTAAACTCATTTATCCTTTGAGTTTCGGATATCAGTTTATTAATATCATAGACTGCCCTACCTTCCTGTGTAAAACCGATAATGGCCAAGTCTAACTCGTCCCATAGAATTGCGTCAGGATTAATTTCCGATATTTTTTCTCTTGTTATCATAGTCTTCCAGCTCCTTTATATGATTTTTTATATTTTGGTTCACTTAAACTACTAATCTTAACACCTTCAGCTTTATTTGCTGCGTGGACAAATTTATCATTACCAATGTAAATTCCACAATGCCAACCACTTGGGCTAATTCGAGTATTAAAGAATACGATATCACCAATGATTAAATTAGTCTTGGTTATTCTATTAGTTTGTGACCATTGTTTATATGCAACATCTTTTAATTCTAATCCGTAAACATCACGGTATAATCTTTTAGTGAATTGGGAACAGTCAATCCCACTTTTTGTTCGACCACCTAGTCTATACTTAACACCTAACCAATCTCTAATGAAGGCGTCTAATTTTGCACTATCAGTTAAAGTTATTATTTCAGTTTTACCTTTAACCATAACATAAACATAATCACCATCAACCAGTGACTTTTGATAATTTACATAATCAGAAAATTGATTCTGACTAAACGCCGATATTGTTAATAGGGTTAAAACAATTATTAACCATATTATTTCTTTAAATTTTTTATTCATATTTTAATTACTTATTGGTGCTTTAATTGTTGAGTGTGATTGGTAATTCTCTAATATCACATCCCGACCCCCAAATGAAAATATACCATCTCTAACGTGTACCGTCGGTAAATCAAATGGTTCTCTCTTTATTTGTTCTTTTGCTTGTTCTATGTGGTTCTTATATAAATGCACATCTCCCAAATTCCCTATTAATTCATCGGGTACCATATTCATTTCATCCGCAATCATCATAAGTAATAAACCATATGATGCTATATTGAATGGTAGTCCTAAAAATGTGTCCACTGAACGTTGATTCCACATTAATGAAATTGCTCTTTTTGGGATATTGTACGCTTGTAATTCTTCACTTAACCCTCCACCGAATGGAACTACATCATCAACCATCAATTGAAACCTTTCATCACCAACTTTCTTCTTTAACAAATCCCATCTTTCTTCTCCTGTTAACTCTCTAGTGTATACTTGAAACCCATAATGACAAGGAGGAAGAATCATATGGTTTAACTCACCAACATTCCAAGCAGATACCATTAATCTTCTACTATCAGGATTTGATTTAAGTTCATCGATTAGGTTTTGAATTTGGTCAATCTCTTCACCAACTTTTAACCAACTTCTCCATTGTTTACCATATATTGGGCCTAACTCACCCCAATGTTCGGCAAACTCATCATTCATTTTTATTTTATCAATAAACTCTTCTTGAGTTAATGGTGTTAATTTATCTGAATCACTAAACCACTCTTCTATGTGTGGTTGCATTCCCATTATATCACCACACTTATATCCATCAATAACGTCATTAATTTTTTTAGTATAGTTCTTAAATGCGTCACCATTCCAAATGTTACATCCATTCATTACCAGATACTTGATGTTGGTACTTCCACTTAAGAACCAAATCAACTCAGTCACCATTGTCTTCCAAGCCATCTTCTTGGTTGTAAGTAATGGAAACCCTTGTGACATTCGATGTCTTATTTGACGACCAAATACTGATATAGTACCAGTACCTGTTCTGTCGGTTTTAACAACACCGTTATCTAAAATGTCTTGTAATAATTCTTGATACTTACTATCTAGTGTGTTCATAAATCTTTAATCTTTTTTCGTTTTCAATTTTATCTTGATTGGTGTATCTTTCTTTGTGTGATATAATTCTATGAAATTCTTTATATGCCGATGGATGGGTTTCTTTTATCCTATCTAAACCATATTCGTATTCAAAAAGTACGTCTTCATATCTCCTCTCTTTTTTATCAAAACCATCCTCTAGTTGTTCTAATTGTCCTTGTAAATTAATTACTTCATTTCGTAATGAATCTTCATTACAAACCGAATCAGATTTTATAGGTGTATTGTCCGGTTTATTCAGTGTAATAATTAGTAAAGTCATTATTACAACTATTGCAATAGAAAGTCTGATTGCTATATTTTTCATATTAATTTATCTTTTAGTAATTCAAAAAATATATTGGTAAGAGTTTTATGTGCATTCTCACCATAGTGATTATCATTAACAATATTATTACTATCCATTTTTATTGTCTCGAGTTTTAACAACTTATGTACATTTAAATCAACATTATCATCAAATGGTGTCCAATGAATTATTTTATTTTTCTTCATTGTATGATTAATAAAATGAATCCAATTATTGACTTCTCTATAATAGATTGGATTGTCTCTATTAACAAAAATTTCCTCAATCGTGTTTCTTGACATATCGGTGTGATGAGTGATGTGATAATCCGTTACGGTGCCAGGTACAAATTTCACCCAATCACCATCTTTAGCTGCAAGTCTAAATCTAATCACACTCGACCAACCAATAATTACAATATCATTTTCTTTAATTCTATGTACGTTATTACACAAGGTTCCGAAAATAGAATAATTATCATATCCCCCAACTCCTAAGTTCTCACTTTCAATCCCCAATTTTTCACCTAAAAAATCACAATAAACTTTTGGTAAATAACCTTTATAATCGATGTAACTTTTACACCAATCGACGTTTGGGTTATATCTTTGTGTATAGCTATCACCAAAACACCACAACTTATTTTTTGTAGTATGCATTTTTTTGTATTTGTACACCCATAAAAAATGTTAACCATCTAAACGATAAACCACACGCTGGCATCGATATACCGGTCTCAAAAAAAGTTTCTTTATTGTAAAAGAAAACAATTGTTGGTATCATAAACCAATGATGTTTCTTTTTATATATAAAAAAATCAGTTAGGTATTTTGGTTCTTTAATCATCTTTCTTTTTGAAAAGTGGTTTTAGTTTTTCTTTTGTTTTTTCGTAGTGTACCATTGCAAACCATTTACCTATGATACTCCCAATGATGTAAAATACTACTCCGAGATAATCTCCTTTGAATAAACTGTCCAAGGAATAATATGTTGCACCTAACGACACTAAACTTGTCCAAACACTATTAAGTAATAAACTTCTAATCTTGTTTTCATATGTGTACTTAATCTCCATAACTTTGAAGATATTAAACATAATTTGAAAAAATAAGATTAGAAGATAATTTTTAATCATCATCACCGTAATTTCCTGTTGTTCTTCTTAATAATCGGTCCACCTCATCTTCCTTCTCTCTCATTTCAATCATACGGATATAATAGGTATCAGAGCTGTTAGTTTCGGTCTTCATATTCTTATCAAACCATTTACTAAACCATTTACCTTTATATGCAAGAACTTGACATCTGTCAGAAAATTCATCTGCATCATCTTGGTCCAATAAACCTTCGTCAACAAGTTTCGCAAGTACAATGTCTTTTACCTTGTTGTAATTTTCCATTTCTGCCGTTAAATCAATCATTATCTACGTTTTTAGTTTCTTCTTTTAATTTATTTAAACATTTGTACAATGTGTGTGACTCGGCCAAAGTATAGGCACCCTGACCCTGTAAAGTCTCAATTGAGAGTTCTATAATTTTGAGTGCAGTCTCCTTATCCAACTTATCAACCAAATAGGTATCCAACTCTTGGGATGTCCTATATTCCAAAAAATTATTAAAAATACTTGCCATAATTTAATATTACGAATTTATTTTGAGAAAACCAAATAATTATAGGTATGTCAGTCTTAATTAACAACCAAACATTTCCTGCAGAGTATCTATCCCAACCAGACGAACTACAAAGAGGTATGATGGGTAGAGAGTCCCTAAACGGGTGTATGGTGTTTAAAATGGGTATGGGGACACATTCATTTTGGATGAAGAAGTGTCTAATACCACTTGATATTGTTTTTGTTAATAAAAACAGAATAAGTAACATACATCGTGATTGTCAACCTTGTGAGGACGATTGTGATAAAAGATACAGGGGTATCGGTGACCACGTAATCGAATTCCCATCAGGAACCTGTTCCAATTTCAAAATTGGTGATAAAGTTAAAATGTATCTTGGGACTCCACAGAATCCTGTTCAATAAAACTATCAACCGCATTTATAAAATCGTACTTAACTTTTGGTTTTACCTTTTCAAATACCCAAAAGTAACTATGATATTTTCTGGCGTGTTCTTGTTTAGTCCATTTAGTACCAAAACTATTGATTCTCACATTGGAAGTAAGTACAAACATATCTCTCGGGTAAAATCCAATCTGTAAAGCCATATTCATAATTAAACAATGGGTGAAGTGGTTCTTACCACCTGATACAGTGTCCTGACATTTCATTACCACATATCCACCTTTATCACAAATTCTATACAATTCCTTTAAAGTGTTGAAGTAATTGACTTTCAAGTCATTATATGTTGTGTAACCCTCAAATCTCTTCGCAATAATGGAGCTACCTTCCTTATTACCTTTATACGATGCTCCCGCAACCACGAATGGCGGGTCGTACATAATACTCTTCATTGAGTTGTTCTCAAATGGTAAGTTCTCAGAGTCGGCCTCTACAACTGACTCATTTACAGGGAATAAATCACTTTTGTATGTTGGGCCTGGTAAGTCTTTCCAAAAATTACCTTTCGAATAGGTACAATCCAAATCGAATCTTTCGATTTTGTACAAATCCATAATGTTTCTAATCGCCTCAAAGTTAGATGTGTAAACACTTTTGACTGGTTTAAAGTCTTTTTCCATTTTAAATTAAGTTTTTAAGTTGTGGGTATATGAAATTATCGAATATTATTTTTTGTGATTCATTTCCAAAATGTGAGTCCTTCGCTATTGGTGGTACATTATTGTTTTTTGTGAAGTCATCAACTGTACCATAAAGTATACGTATTTTTTTTATCAATTCCAAATAACCTGATTTTTCAGCCAATTGATGGATGTCCTCGTACCAACTAAAGAATATCACTTTTTTACCATATGATTCACAAATGTGATGTACTAACAATATTGTATGTAGAATCTTAATTTCGAGATTATATTTTGAAATTATGGATTGTTGATAGATAAAATCTAAAACTTTATTAGTATCGTACCATTTACTAAATTCAGTTTCAAACGCCTTTTCATTCCTCATTGTGGTGAAGTTAAAATACTTAACACCGTTCACGTTTGATGGTGAATGTAATCCCCTTTCATCGGATTTAATCATCGAAGCTCCCATCATAGTTCTAGCGGGGTGAGTTAATTGAAAAACGAATAAATCTAAGTCGGGATTGTTTTCAATAATGTATTTTACTTTCTCAATATTAACTTCATTTGACCCTCCTCTCGATGAGGAATCAATAATTTCCGCATTTAGAGTTTCACCCATATGAAACCACCAAGGTTCTCCTCCGTAATTTCTTGAACTATGTGAACACCCTGTTACACCTATTTTCATATTCACTTGATTTTTAAATAAATCTTTGTTAGATTTTATTAAAATATAGTGAATAAAAAACAATAAACCAAAATATTTATATAAAAAGAAAACAATATGGGATGCGGATGTAAAAAAAGAAATGTTCAACCACAAAACACACCTCTACCGGTTGAAGTACAAATAAACTTTTCGGAAGAAACTACATCTACCGAATTAGGTCCTGTCACTGAAGAACAAAGTACTCTTATCAATGAAATTGCTAATAAGTTAAGAGAGATTAATTCATCAGAAGAACCTCAATAAAGTTAACAATATCGGACTTCTGTCCGATATTTTTTATCTATATAATATATAAAAATTTATATACAAATATGAAAGCTGAAGTTAAATTAACTAGTGTAAACATTTTAGATGATGTTTATAAAAAATTCAAAATTAAATCGATTGATGGTTCAATCAACCTACAAAAACTCGTAAACAGGTCTTTAGATTTATATACTAAAAGTGAAGATTTCAAAGACAAGATTGACAATCATAATGGGTTAGCATCTAGCGGTTCAAAGTTTTAATTAATGAAAAAAAAGATATTATTATTATCTGATGATTTGAGAATGACATCAGGTATATCTACTATGTCAAGGGAACTTGTGTTGGGGACAATTCACAAGTACGATTGGGTACAGTTGGGTGCTGCAATTCAACATCCTGAGTTTGGTAAAGTGGTGGATGTAAATCAAGATGTGAGAGATAGAACAGGTATTGAAGATGCAAATCTTAAAATATATCCTAGCCACGGTTATGGTGATATTAATATTTTAAGAACATTATTAGCAATTGAAAAACCAGACGCAATCTTACATTTTACTGACCCACATTATTGGCAATGGTTATATGATAATGAACACGAGATAAGACAACAAGTTCCGATATTGTATTATCACATTTGGGATGATTTACCTGACCCAAAGTACAACAGAGATTACTACGAGAGTTGTGATTGGGTTGGTTGTATATCTAAACAAACTTATGGTATTGTTCATCGAGTTGGTAAAATGATTGATGAGGTTACACATAAACCATTGGAAGATTGGCAAATTAGTTATGTACCTCACGGAATCAATCCAAAAGTATTCAAACCTTTAGATGATGTTAGTGATGATATTAAAAAACTAATGTTTGGTGACAAGGAATATGATTTTGTGTTATTCTATAACAACAGAAACATAAGAAGAAAACAACCATCGGATGTAATCTACTCTTATAAATTATTCTGTGATAAATTACCAAAAGAACAATCGGACAAATGTTTATTATTAATGCACACAGCTGCTGTTGATGAGAACGGAACTGATTTACCTGCTGTGATTGATGCGTTGTGTCCTTATGATGTTAAGTTCACAGGTTTAAAATTAGAACAAGATAAGTTAAATGAAATTTACAATCTTGTTGATTGTACCATTAACATAGCAAACAACGAAGGGTTTGGTTTAACAACTGCAGAATCATTAATGGCAGGTACACCAATCATTGTAAATGTGACTGGTGGTTTACAAGACCAATGTGGATTTAATTATAGTGCCGATGACTACATTACATTTGGTACTCTACACGATAAGAAGACGCACGGTTCAACATTACACGGTGAATGGGTTCTTCCTATTTGGCCGGCAGCAATTAACTTAAATGGTTCAGTGCCCACACCTTACATCTTTGACGATAGAGTTAATGATGATGAGGTCGCAAATAAAATTGCCACAGTTTATTCTTGGGGTAAGGAAGAGAGAAAAAGAAGAGGTTTGTTAGGTAGAGAATTTATGATTGAGAATTTATCTTCAGACATTATGAATAACTCATTGATTGAAGGTATTGAAAGAGTTTTTGAAAACTATAAACCAAGAAAAAGATTTGACTTATATAAGATAGTATAATATGAAACCATTTTTATTATTTAGAGGACCTGTAAAAACAAGAAGTGGATATGGTGCACATTCAAGAGATTTGTTGCAAGCATTATATGAAATGGATTTGTTTGAGATTAAGATAGATAGTTGTATGTGGGGGTCAACTCCGATGACTGCGTTAGAAAAAGATAATCAGTTTCATATGTGGATTGAATCTAACATAATTAACCCTGCCGGTGTTACCTCTGATTTTTATGTTCAAGTAACTGTACCTAATGAATTTGAAAGGAGAGGTAAGTTTAATGTTGGTATAACTGCAGGAATCGAAACTACAGTTGCACCTAAAGAGTGGATTGATGGTTGTAATAGAATGGATTTAGTTATAACGACATCAAAGTTCTCAAAAGAAGTGTTGTTATCAACTGTATACAATGAGAATGAAAACAACACAGGAAAATTAATTAAACAACATAAGATACAAAAACCGATAGAAGTTCTATTTGAAGGTGTTGATGTTTCTACATTCAATAATGAATATAATGGTATTGATTTGGATATCAAAGAAGATTTTGCGTACTTGTTTGTTGGTCATTGGTTAAAGGGTTCACTTGGTCAAGATAGAAAGGATGTGGGAATGATGATTAAATGTTTTATGGAATCATTCAAAGATATTGAAGATAAACCTGCACTTATACTTAAGACTTCTTCGGCAACATTCTCAATTAAAGAACGTGAGAATATGAGAAGAAAGATTGAAGAGTTAACAAAAGGATATGATAATCCTCCATCCGTTTATCTATTGTTTGGTGAATTAACTAATCAAGAAATGAATGAATTGTATAATCATCCTAAGATTAAATCGATGGTATCAATCACAAAGGGTGAAGGTTTTGGTAGACCTCTATTAGAATTTTCAATGACAGGAAAGCCAATCATAGCGTCTAACTGGTCAGGTCATAAAGATTTCTTACCAATGGATAAAGCGATTATGATTGGTGGTTCATTAACTGATGTACACGAAAGTGCTGCTGATAGTTTTATACTAAGAGGGTCTAAATGGTTTACCGCAAACTATAATGAGTTCGCAGAAGTGTTAAGATTAGTTAAAAATGATTATGACAAATTCAAAGAAAAATCTGAAACACTAAGAGAAGAAAATAAAGAAAAGTTCTCAATGGAAAAAATGAAAGATGTGTTTATGAATTTGATTAAACCATATACCGTTCAACCTAAAGAACATAATTTGGTTTTACCAAAACTTACAAAAATTAAGTAATGTCGTTTAAATTTTTAAGGGATAATAATAGTTTATTTTCAGATTTAGAACCGACACAAATTTTAACATTAAGTCGAGCGGCGTACTATCCTGAAAATGTTGAGTTTTGTTTTCAATTTGGTGATAATGAACCTACAGTGTTTGCCACGGGTCCTAATGAATGTACCATTCGTTTATCACCGAGTCCCAATGGTAATGTAACATTTACAAGTAATGAAGGTTCAACATTTAAATTATTTGCAAGGGAGATTCAAAATGGTTAGTGAATTTAAATTTTTTCGAGGTATTCCTAAAAAGGCAAGAGTGTTACGTGTAGATTGGAGACCAGAATTAGTGGATGATGGTGTCAATTATACTGATATTGTATCAGAATTATCGAGAGCACTTTCTGAAACAATTTCTCGTGAAATTGATAACGACATTGTGAATCAACTAACAAGAAGAATAAACGGAGGATTTAATCAAAGAGCATAAAATATGATATTAAGTTACGCAATTACAGTTTGTAATGAATTAGACGAAATCAAAAGATTGTTACCTTTCCTGATTGAGAAAAAAGGAATCAATGATGAAGTGGTAATTCTTTTTGATGAGAAAAATGGTTCTCCTGAAGTACTTGAATATTTGTTAAATTTTAATAAATTACCGAATGTACAGACTTGGAGAGGATTAGATTTTGGAAATAACTTTGCAGATTGGAAGAACAAATTATCTGACTATTGTAAAGGTGATTACATATTCCAATTGGATGCTGATGAGTTGATTGGTGAAATGTTTATGTTAAACATTAAACCGATACTCGAAACTAATCCTGAGGTTGATTTATATTATCTATCAAGAATAAACATAGTTGATGGGATAACTGATGAACACATAAGGAAGTGGGGTTGGAGTGTAAACCAAAAGGGTTGGATAAACTTTCCCGATAAACAGGGTAGAATATTCAGGAAGAATTTAAAATGGTTTGGTAATGTTCACGAAAGAATTATGGGTGCCGAAACAATTACCTCGTTACCTGATAGTGAAGATTTTTGTATAATCCATCATAAAAAAATTGAAAGGCAAGAAAAACAAAATAACTTTTACATAACATTATAAAATGAAGATATTAATAACAGGAGTTGCAGGATTATTAGGGTCAAGATTAGCAGACTATATTGCTGAGAATCATCCAGATGTACACATAGTCGGTATGGATGATTTGAGTGGTGGTTACAAAGAAAATGTAAACCCAAAGGTTGAGTTTTGGCAAATGAATTTGGTTGAACATCCAATTGAAAATTGTTTCGAGGTTCATAAGTTTGATTACGTTTATCACTTTGCAGCATACGCAGCAGAAGGGTTATCACCATTCATTCGAACTTACAACTATCAAAACAATTTAGTTGCAACATCGAGAATCATAACACAATGTATCAAACACGATGTTAAACGTTTAGTGTTTACATCAACGTTAGCGGTGTATGGTCACCAAGACGGTAATATGTTTGATGAGGTTCAAGTACCTAAACCTATTGACCCATATGGTGTTGCTAAGTATGGTTGTGAAATGGATATTCAAATTGCTGGTGAACAACACGGATTAGATTGGTGTATCATTCGTCCTCATAATGTATTTGGAGTTAAACAAAACATATGGGACAAGTATAGAAACGTATTGGGTATTTGGATGTATCAACATATGATTGGTGAACCGATGACAATCTTTGGTGATGGTACACAAACAAGAGCATTTAGTTATATTGATGATAGTCTTGGACCATTATGGAAAGCGTCTCAAGATATTAGAGCAAGTAAACAAATTATAAATCTTGGTGGTATCAAAGAATATTCAATCAATGAAGCTAACGAAATATTAAGAGAAGTTGTTGGTGGTGGTTCTGTTCAATATTATGAACAAAGACACGAAGTTAAACATTCAATACCTACTTGGCAAAAATCGATAGACCTATTAGATTTTGAGTTTAAAACGGATTTAAAAGAGGGACTAACAAAGATGTGGGATTGGGCAAAACAACAACCTATAAGAGAAAGGTTTGTTTGGCCGTTCTATGAGTTAGATAAAGGAATTTATTCATTTTGGAAAAATAAAAAATAATATATGATAAGTGTAATAATGCCGACGATGTTCGTGCCTGATGGTGTTGTTGAACTAGTTAAAGAAGTTACTTCACATCCTTTAGTTAGTGAATTGATTTTGATTGATAACACAAATGATGATGAGATTCACATAAAAGAAGAAATACCAAAATTAGTTTACATTAAAGAAGGTAGAAACACATATGTGAATCCCGCTTGGAATAAAGGTTATTCAATTGCAAAAGAAGATAAGTTAATGTTTCTTAATGATGACATAACAACTGACTGGTCTTTACTTGATAAAATTCACGATAGCATAACTGAAGATAAGGGTATCATTGGATTAGGTGATGGGTGTTGGACAGAACCTAAGGGTAGATTTTTATTAACTCCAATTTATCAATTGATTGGTGGGTTTGCTTGTTTATTCTTCATACATAAAAATTCATATCGACCTATACCTGAAGAATTAAAAGTATGGTATGGTGATAATTTTTTAATTCACAAAGGACCTAAACAAGCATTTCAAATGTTAAACTGGAAAATGGGTGGACATATATCAAAAACGGTATTAAAAGCTGAGTTTAGTCCTGTTATTAGAGAAGACGGAATTGCTTGGTCGAACGTAATAAGTAAAATAAGATGAGTATATCATTAGTAATGGCGGTCTACAATAAATTAGACCTAACAAAAAAATGTTATGAGAGGGTTCGTCTGTTATATCCTGAAGCACCATTTGTAATTAGTAGTGGCGGTTCAAGTGATGGAACGAAAGAGTGGTTAGAGTCATTAAATGATGATAACTTATCATTCATACACGATGATGATAGAATAACATTCTCGGACACATATAACGCAGGAATCAAGTTAGTTGACACTGATAAATTAGTATTGATTCATAACGATATGATTTTAGGTGAATACTTTCTTGAGAACTTAGAATCGTTATTGGATGAGAATCCAAATACTATCATCTCTTACACCACAGTAGAGCCTCCAATATTCAAAGGTCACTTAAGACCAGGTAAAGTATTATTGAATTTAGGTTCTAGTTTTGATGACTTTGATTATTTTCATTTCAACAATTACGTTAATCAGTGGAAGGATAGTAAGAACCTATATGATGGTGCAGTATTCTTTATGAGCGGAACTAAAAAGATGTTTAATGATGTGGGTGGTTTTGATGGGTTTAGTTTTGTTCCGTGTTTCTGTGAAGATGACGATTTCTTGGTTCGTGCGAAACTAAAAGGTTATGAACTAAAGACTTGTGACTCTGCAATTGTTTATCATTTTGTTTCGCAGACTTCAAGATTCAGTGATGATATGAGAGTTGATAGAAGAATCATCGAAGTATCATCCAATAGAAACTTTGTTAGGAAGTGGGGAATACCATTCTCAGCATTCAATGAACTAAGATATTGGGAAGAGAAGAACTTTAAGTATAAAATCTTCACAATGGGTTTAACCACCAACAATAGAAATCGTTTTATGGAGATTGAACCATTCTTCGATAAAATCGAAATAGGGACAATTCCCGAGGACTATATTGAAAATGAACAGAAGAATACCCGTTATGATTTAAGGTCGAAATTTACGTTCACAGATAACGTAGATGTGATGATTTATGAAACTGCACCATTTGATGATATGGATATTAGAACCTTACATAAATTGAGGTTGTCGATACCCTACTATGAGGTGGGTGAATATCAAATTGGTAATATGATGATAGAAATAAGAAAGGAGGTTATTTAACCTCCTTATTTTTTATTAGTCTGAATAAAACTATGTAATTGTCTTTTGTTTTTCCTGCATTTACTAAATCCTCTTTTGTAATTTCGGGGTATTCTACCTCAATCTCTTTATCTAATAATTGGGTGTATTCCTTTTCAAATTCTAAGTAATCGGGATTTAATTTTTTTGAGATAATGACACCATTTTCGTCTTTTTCGAAAATATGCATATTAACAACAATTCTACCATTATTGTCCATCTTACCATATTTGGTCACTAATTCATCTCTCAATCCATCTACTTTTTTTCTTTCAGTTTCTAAAAATTTAGTAGTTTCAGTCAAATCGTATTTTAAGATGATTGATAATTTTTGATTTATAAATCCTTCATAATATTTTTCACCAGTCTCAGGATTAGTAAATCCGTTAATTTCACTTTCTAATTGAAGTACGTCTTTTAATTTTAATGATATCTTTTCCATAAATTAATTATACTAAAAATTTTTATAAATGTCAATGTTATTCTTCGTCCTTAGGAAACTGAGTTTTAACATCACTGATAGATTGAAACCATTGTCCTGAAGATGATATCGAACCATTTTCATTTATTTCGTGCCATAACATATCCAATTGTTCTCCTAAATCAGGATAACTCATCTTTCTTAATGCACCGTATGGTGGGACATATGAAGGGTCAGGGTACGGCATATATTCAATATTATCTTCAACCCAGTCTTCTTCAGGTTCTGCATCGAATAATATAGTATGGATATCACCATTTGGTGCTCTATATCTTTTATATTGGTCAATGACCTCTGTCCAAGTTTCTTGTGGTGTTTCACCATCAAGTAATAAATGAAACACTCCTAAATTATCAATAAATCTTCTCATATATTTTTAATTTTATTGTACCGGTCCTCCATAATAGTTACCACTATCACTTGTTTGAACGGCTGCGATTATACTTACATTTGATTGGGTTACATCACTTCTTGTTGCGTATGCATTCAATGTAAATCCGTTATAATAATTACTACCATTTGCATATGCTCTCAATACAATATATCCATCAGACGCAATATAAACTCCGTGCGCAGACATACCAGGGTACTGATTTCTCAAACCTATATTGTAAAGGAAACCATTAGTATACGGCATACCTGCAGTACTAATGTGAAAACCCCAAGAACATCTGATAGGTGCTGCAACTCCGTAATTATAACCAACCGCTTCGAACATCCACATATTATATGTTGTTGCACCAATTAAATTAGTCTTCATATGAATATACAATGGACTACCCGCAGTGGTATTAAAAGTGTAGATGTACTTTTGTTGAAAGTACCAACTACTTACTGAACCTATTCTAAATGGTGGTGTTAATATTGCCATAGTTTAATAATATGTTGCCGCTGATGTTTGAACCGCAGATACTACGGACGTTATGGTTCCATAACCATTTCCTGCGGTATTGTACGCATTTAACGTAAACCCGCAATAATATAAACTACTAGCATATCCCACAATAACAATTTTATTATCCGAGGCAACATAATGACTATGTGCCGTCATTCCATTATATGCTGAGTTTTGAACATTACCGAAAAAATAGTCGTAACAATAAAAATTCCAAGCACATCTAATAGGTGCTGATGTTCCATAGTTGTATCCAATGGCTTCAATCATAATCATAACATACGATTGGTGGGTGATGTTCAATTTCATATGATAATATTGACCACCTCCCGACGACAAATTGGCAACATTATATATTCCAAGTTGTTCTAAGTAACCATTTTCAGGATATATTCCAGTTCCTTGTAAATTAGCCATTAGTAGTAGTTTCCTGCATTATCTGTTTGAACGCTAGCTGTTACACTAACTACAAAATTATATCCTGTTGGATTTAAACAATACGCATTAAGAATCCATCCACTAAAGTACGATGCACAGTTTGCTCTTATAACTACATATCCATCTGATGATGTGTAAACTCCGTGTGCACTTAGACCACCGTAAACATTTGATGTCCCGATTTGTATTGTTGAATTAGAACCAGCGTAAGCGTAAAAACTCCAAGCGGCTCTAATGGCTTGATTTGCACCATACGCATAACCAACAGCTTCAATAGTGCACATAATATTGTTCATATTGATGTTTGTTTTATAGTGAAAATAATTGTTTCCACCATAATACCTATCTCTAAAAAATCCCAACTGAACGCCAGGTGCTGGTCTCGTATTTGCTAAAAAATTAGCCATTATTCTTTAATTCGTTTATTTCTTTTTTCAAATCTTTTATCGCCTCGATTAACACTGCAGTAATTCTACCATAAGATACGGAATCTACTTTACCTTCTGAATCGTAAAGTACCACATCAGGTAAAATTTCGGCAATTTCTTCAGCAATAACACCCATTTCTTTAACGTTATTCTCTTTTTTAACGTAAGTAACACCTCTTAATTGTAAAACTTTATCCAGACCGTAACTAATGGTTTCAATATCTTTCTTATATCGGATTGATGAGTTTTCTGTTAACGTACCACCAACTGTCATATTACCACCGGTCGTTAATGTGCCGTTGAAATAGTGTGCTCCTTGTGAATCTTTAAACTCGGTTCTTGATGTTGTTTTTACAATATTAGAATAATATGATGAGTTAGATAAACCTCTATATGAATTAGCACTACCCGTGGTTTTAACTCCGTCCATTCTAACTAAAGTAACCATTGCATCTCCGTCACTCCAACCTCCGTGTCCTGCGTTGTTAAAACCACCTACGTGGAAAACAGGTCGAGCATTGGCACTTGCATCTCTACCTACCACTAAGAAACCATCATTATTATTATAACAATATAATGCGGTACACCATCCTTCACCACTTAAAACTTCCGAGGTACTTCTAAGTGATAATCCAGTAGCATCTGCCGTAGATGTTGCTGCCACTTGTGATGCTGATACTCCAGCAAATGTTGGGGAGTTGCCGGTACCGACACTTTGATTAATTGTATATGCAGTAATGTTAGATGCCGTTCCTGTGGTATTTTGGTTCCACGTAGGTATATTACCTGAGTGATAAACTGTATTTCCGTTCCAATTAATACCAGTTCTAGTAATTCTAGCAATTTCTTCATAGTTAGTTGAAGATGAAGATTTAAAAAACCAACCTGTTACATCTCCCGCTTCGGCATATTCAATAAATGTCGTTTGGTGTCCAGCAGTAACAGTTGGTGTTGCTGTAGGTCCCGAAACCGCGGCTCTAAATGTCATCATATGGTTATTATTATCATAACCAGAAAATATACCATAGGTATTCGCACCACCTGTTCTGGCAATAACCCTTCCACTTGTAACCGTCAAAGTATTATTAATAGAAATTGCGGTACTTGTGCTCGCACCTCTTCCTGTAACGGTTGCGAGAGTTTCACTACCTGCAGTACCACTAATATTTGTTACGCTTGTTAAATAACCAGAGTTGTTTGTAAACTGAGATATGTTCATACTGGTTAGTGAACCTGCGGTTGTTGCGTATGATACAGATTGTGAACCAATATTACTTGTTGTAATAGCATCCGTAATTCCGTAACCACTAATCGTTGTTGGTTTAGATGAAACGTTTGCAAATGAAATTCCTGTTATATAACCAGGTCCGTTTGTTAATTGATTAAGGTTAGTTAAGTTACCCGAATCCCAAATTGTATATCTTGTTGCTTTATTACCACGATATATGACACCTGCAGGATTTAAATATATGTTGGCGGTAGATTCAAGGGCTAAGTTATCTTCCACATTACCTACACCATCATTAGATGTACCTATTCTAAGTACTGACCTTTCAGTACCGCCAGCATCACTATAAGTTGTACTGTTATTATCAAATGTTATATAACCATAATCGTCACCGCCTGTATTAGAACCACCAAAAGATTCTTCCCTACCAAAATATAATGCATTACCTGCATCTACACCTAAATCAGAACTCATTCTTAACTTACCCGAAAGAGTAATTTGTGTGGACGAACTTGCCCCACGTGCGGTTACCGACGCCAGTGTATCAGTTTCAGTGTATGAACTAATATATCCATTTGGATTGGTTGCGTTATATGGTGTGTATCCTAAACCATTGGTAACTTGTGTACTTGTTAATGTAATTTGTGAACTACCTGACACTAAACCACTTGGTATACTACTAATACTTAAGAAAGTAATTTGTGAGCTACCAGACACTAATGCCGGTTTATCAGTTATACCATTAAATGAAATCTGTGCGGAGCCTGATACAACAGAAATTCCGTTAAAGAAACTACCCGAATGTATTGTTGTTCCTGCTAATACCTGTGAACTACCTGACACTAAACCACTTGGTATACTACTAATACTTAAGAAAGTAATTTGTGACGAACCTGATACCACTCCTGATGGTAATTGTGCAGAACCCGACCAAATGCCAGTTCCACTTAATACTTGTGATGACCCTGACACCGTTCCTGCGGGTAAATTAGCAATTACCTGAGCGGAACCACTTATAACTCCTGCGGGTAATTGAGCCGAACCTGACCAAACACCTGTGGATGTTAGTATTGTCGCTGCGGTTATTGAACCACCTAATGATGTACTTGTACCCGCAATTGATATTGAACTATTTGTAAGTGAAGCATTAGCGATATTTGTTAACGTGTTAGAACCTCCACTAATTGTTTTGTTTGTTAATGCTTGTGATGCTGTCTTTAACACAACCTCATCTTCGGAACCTAACGGACCAGCAACCCACTTATCGTTTGTTGAATCCCAAAGAAATGAACCCGAAGTAAGTGTTGGTGATGTTGCATCTCTTACAACGATACCCGCATTAGTTGCACCTGTACCATTTAATTGAATAATATTATCACCAATATTAACAGTTGTTGAATCTACTTGAGTAGTGGAACCTTGTACGGTTAAATTACCTTTAACGGTGACGTTTGCACCACTTAAACCAAATGCCGTATTAAATGATGTGGTAAATGAATTCAACGCAGTAATTGCGGTTGTGTTACTACTTGTGTAAGAATTTAAACTACTTGATGCAGTTTCTAACGCGGTTAATCTACCCGAAGCACTGCTTGTGAAACTATTCAAACTACTTGTTGCGGTATGAATCGCATTAATATTAGTAGTGTTACTACTCGTGTAAGAATTCAACGCATTGATTGAGGTGTTGTTCGAACCTGTGTAAGTATTCAACGCAGCAATTGAACCGGTTACGCCCTCAATAGAAGTTAATCTACCACCAGCACTTGAAGAGAATGAATTCAAGCTTGCAGTTGCGGTGTGAATTGAGTTTATATTTGTAGTGTTACTACTTGTATATGAATTTAAACTACCTGTTGTTGTTTCAAGTGATGTTAGTCTACTATTCTGAGTCGCCTCAATTGAATTATTAGAACTCGTAAATGAATTAAAATCTGTTCTAATTGAAGAACTTGCTGATTCAAGTGATGTTAGTCTACCTGTAGCACTCGATGTAAAAGTATTTAAACTACTCGTCGCAGTTTGTAATGTTCCTATTACTGTATTGTTTGAACCTGTATATGTGTTTAAAATTGATATCGAACCTGTAACTCCTTCAATAGACGTTAGTCTACTGTTCTGAGTTGTCTCAACTGTGTTATTGGAACTTGTAAAACTATTAAAGTCACTTCTAATACTACTACTTGCACTTTCTAATGAAGTTATTCTTCCACCCGCACTTGATGTAAAAGCATTCAAACTTCCTGTTGAAGTTTGAATTGAGTTTATATTTGTAGTGTTACTACTTGTATATGAGTTCAAACTTCCTGTAGATGTTTCCAACGCAACTAATCTATTCGATGCACTTGATGTGTAAGAATTTAATGAACTAGTTGATGTGTTAACAGCATTATTATGAGTAATTTGTGAACTAGTAAACGTGTTCAAACTTCCTGTGGATGTTTGTAACGTACCAATAACCGTGTTGTTACTACCGGTGTAAGTATTAAGTGCACCAATTGAACCGGTTACGCCTTCAATGGATGTTAATCTACCTGTAGCACTTGATGTAAATGTATTTAATGAACTAGTTGCAGTATGAATTGCATTTATATTTGTAGTGTTACTACTTGTATATGAGTTCAAACTACTTGTTGCAGTTTGTAAAGTTCCTATTACTGTGTTGTTACTACCTGTATAGGTGTTAAGTAAACTAATAGACCCTGTTACACCTTCTATAGAATTTAATCTACCATTTTGATTAGAATCGGTTGTTGCAATTGATGCTGATAAACTATTAATACTCGATGATAAACTTGAACTGAATGTTGAGTATCCTGTTGTTCCTGTAATGTTGACTTGTACTGACCCACTAACAATACTTGAAGGTATTCCTGTTAATCCACTATAGATAACTTGTGAGGAACCAGAAATTACACCGTCTGAATTTAATTTGTTTTTGATTGTTGTATTAATCGAACTTGTAAAACCATTCAAACTTGATGTTGAGATTTCTAACGCATCAATTCTTGGATTGATACTTGACGTGTAAGAATTGAATGTGGTAACCGATAATCTATTTGTTTCAACAAGTTGTCCATTTAATGATAATGAACCCGTAACACTAGCCGAACCTGTAATTTGGTGAGTATCATCTAAAGTGTTACCAAATATTGTTGAGCCAGATTCAAAAAGAACTGATGAAGTAACAATTGATGTATGGATTTCTCTTGCAGTAATAATACCCGCAACATTTAAATCGGTATTAACCTCTAAACCTCTATCTGGTGATATTGACGCACTAACACTACCACTTGTGATTTTGTTTAGATTTAATCCTGTAACCCCACTAGCGGGGATATTATATAAATTAGCACCATCACCAATAAACGAACCCGTAAAAGAACCGGTCGTGTACGATGAGGTAAAAGTATTAAAACTTGAGGTTAGGGTATATCTCGGAGCAAAAGATGCGGTATCTGCACTTGTGGTGTTACCACTAATGGTTGCATTAATTATTCCAAGTACCCTTAAGTCTCCCTGTATTTCCGCCGAAGAGGATACCGACAGGGAACCCGATATGTGTGCGTCAAATATATTCATCTAATATGTTATTATACTTAGATAAATACTTTGTTTGTCGGTTATGACTTTCGTTTATTTAGGTAAATAATCGGAAAAATTGGATTTTACAAACTGAAGTAGTTTTTTGGAGTATTCTTCGTTGTGTTTTGGGGTTGCGTGTTTACCATCAATGGAGAATTCACGGAAATCTCCGTAGTCACCATCGAACCGATATTTGTCAGAATATTCGTTATCCATCAGGAAAGAACCGTTCCATATATATGGGATGCTCCTATTCTCCAAATAATTGGTGATTAGAAGATGGTTTTTGTACCAATTGATTAAATCGTTCTCGTCGTGGGTAATTCTTGCAATTGATTTGTACTCTTCCTTCCCTTCACTATCTTCCTTAAAATAACCCCAAGGAGTCATATGAAATGGTTCCAACTCTCCATTATATCGGTAATATTCTTTACGTGATGGATAAGTGTACATTAAGTTAACCAAATTAGGTCTTATCTTTTGAGTTAAGGTGATAACACATCTAGCAATGTAATCGTTACTACGTCCACCAAACCCCAAATTTAAATCTACCCCGTTCTGTATCTGTCTTGAGAAATAATAAGGCCAAGTTTGATTATCACTAACCCCAACACCTTCAGTGTGGGAACAACCAACTGACATTATTCTAAACCCATCCTTATATAATGAATCTCCCCTGAACCCCATTTCATTGTATGTGTAGTTATTCGTTTCGGAAATATCGGAACCTGATGTGTTGAGTGTTTTATTTCTACGTTCATCCAATCTCCAAGAATGGTTACCCACCTCAAACCCCGAACTTGTCCAAAACTTCATTGATTTCATATTAAATTCTTGTTTCTATTGAAATGACTAACTTTATTTTTATCCGCAATGTGACAAACTCCGTTCATCGATAACTCACCAAACGATGGGTTATGTTTATATAGGTAATTTATATCATCAAAGTATAAATTTAAATATTGTTGGTTTAAGGTTATTGGTGGTATTCCGTGATAACGTTTATTAAAAAAATCGTAGTTTTCTTCAATAATTTCCAAAACTTCGGAATATGCTTTATTCACATTTCTAAAGTTACGAGACGCAATTATTGAGGTGTTATTTAATTCGGTATAATCTAACGAGGTATTTGAATATAGTTTATGTAGTTCAGTAAAGTCCTCGATTTGTGAACTCGATAGAGGATGTTTGTAACATAAATTTAGTTTATCCTTTTTAATGATATCTAATAATTTTTTAATGTCCCCAACTACTAAATCATTATCCAAATGTATAAAAGGGAACTGAATTTCAGATAGAACTTTTAATTTAGGATATGACCATATTGTTGGTTTTCGGTATCTATCCGGTAAGGACAATTCAACCCAATCATATATTAAGTTTAAATTTTTAAAATAATCAATATCGGAATATATTATAGGAACTTCACCTTGTATATTCAAACTTTGAATTGAATACTTTAAGTAAATTTCAGTAATCTCTTTAAGTCTGGTTGGTAGATATGTGAATACTATTCTCATTATAGTAATGGTCGTTTTGGTATGGGTTCGTTAGTTATAACTCCATTAACTATCATATCCAACATTGAATTTTCTTTATGTAATCTATCAATAAAAATGTCGTGACATTCTTTAATCCAATCCTTACATAGTTGATAATTGTTATCAAAATCACTAATGAATGTTCTCACAAAATCCGCAAATAGTTTAGCGTTCCCTTGGTATTGTTTGGACTCATCATAAAAAGGATGTTTTCTAATTCCAATCAAATCCATAATACAATCGTATGGATATGAGTGAGTGGAAACAAAAGGAACGTTAGCTAAAATTAAACCCAACGACTTTTCACTTAGATATTGACTATGGTAGTTGGCGGAATTGTGGGCCCAAGATTCATCACATATTTGAATTTTAGACATTGGTAAAATCCTCAAGAAAAAGTCAAGACCTACAGTTATGTTTGTTAATATCCTTAAGTTCTGAAAATCAATTTCAGAATCGTAATCATTTAAGTAAGCACCTTCAATTTTTCTATACTTTGGTTGTACTGAATCCTTTTCAATTACATTTGTTTGGGAAACGAAGATGTCTTCGATTTGTGTTAACTCCTCGGCAATTTTAACCCTAAGTGGTTTATGTGCTCTAACCGAATAGCCCATTTTATATTTTGGAACTATAACATCACTAACATTTTTATAATCATAGAACCACCTAATACTAATCATTTCATTCCATTGAAAAATAATATTAGTGAATGGATTGTACAAGTTTGGGTGTTTACTTAATACTATTTTGTTGGTGAAAATATTATCAGTTAATATAAAATGATTCGATAACCTGAGAATTTGATTTTCAATTTCTTCAATTTGTATTGTTCCGTCTGTCTTTACTTTTGTATTGTCGTTCTTAATGAATATCTTTTCAGTTCTAAACAAACAAACCACCCAATTCTTTTTATCTTGAATGAGGTCAGCCATTCTTTCAATCATAGCAAAAGAATCCGAACCTCTATGTTCAGTGTTTTCAAAATTAGTATCTTGACCTCTTTGTCTAAGTGCACCAAAGAAATCAATTATATGAATCCCCTCATCATCATTTATTTCAGGATTAAATGACACTTCAAAGTTCTTTCCTCCGTACTCAAATGTGACATCCCTAATTGCTCCATTAGTGTTATCTACTTCAACCATTTCTTTGTTCTCAACATTATGAAAGAACTTTTGAAATAACATATCAGTATAATAATGATGAACGAATATTTTCATATGTTAAATTAATTTCTTAATTGTTTTATCTCTATTACCTTTTCTTAATCTACCTTCATTATTGAAATCGAAAATATCCTCATAGTAAGTTATTGGAACATTAAGTTTGACAGATAATTCACCAATTTCCTTATTCCATTTTATAATGTCGTTATAACATAATTCGTATATTTCTGAAGGAACCTCTTCATAAACATATGGAGTATTTGAATTATAGTTTTTCTTTTTTGAAAAGTATGTTTGATATGCGTGTGATTCTGTACACTCTATTACATTTTTTCTTGTTAGTAATATAACCTCATCAAACTCTTTAGACAATTCTAAATTACTATGATGATGACATATTATTGTTTTAACCACAACATTTTTTTCTCCATTATAATTAACTCTACCAGTACCATCAAATGGTTCAAACAAAGGTTTTAAATTCTTCTCTTTTGCTATTTTGTGTAACAATGAAGTAGAACCCGTTCTTGGTAAGGAGATGATTAATACACTCATAGTAATGTTTTATTACTTTTAACCCTCGGATAATCAAAATCTGTTTCGGTCATCCATACATTCAATGCATATCTTATTCCCTTAGTTACCGGCAGAACTCCGTGATATGTTTCAGAACCGTTGAATGAAATACTATCACCCAATTTTAAATCACATAAAGTTAAACCACCCAAAGTCTCAAAGTCATATGGTGGATTTTCATCTTGGGTTAACACAAATTGACCTCCTTCAAAATCGTCAGAAAGAACAATAACTGTAGTTAATTCACTCGACTTATCTTTATGTAGATTAAGATACCTACCATCATAATACGATGTTAAACTAATGTTGAAATTTTTTAAATTAAATGTTGAGTAATCAAACCATAATTTAAACTCTCCATTTTTGTAATTGGTTGTTAATAAATTAATAATTCTTTCTTTAAAATTGGAATCGTACATTCTTCTACAATCCCATTTTTCAGTTGGTTTGTATGAAAATGGTTCACCGAACTCAAGACAAAAATCAATTATATCTTTAGCGGTTTCTCTATCACAAAAATTATTGTTTATGTTATAATTCATAGTAGATATGAATTTTTCTTTTTATTATTAGTTAGTAAATCACCTTCGTTTATGAATTTATATAATTCTTCCGCAATTAATTTATAACCATTGTTACTTGGGTGTTTACCTGCGGTAGTATCTACCCATCGATTATTATCCTCCCAAACATCTTTTCTATTTGTATCGATTAATAAATTAGCCATTGTTTTATCTATATAACCCCAATATCTTTCACCCTCAATCAAATGAGTTTTATCAACCAGAACATCAATGTTTTTATTAATCATAGTGTCAAATGCGTCACAAAAAACATATCTAATTCCCAATTCCTTAAACATAAATTGTAAATGTAGTATGTAGTTTTGATTAACTATGTCATAGTATGCGTCATTAAATAAATTACTAATGTAGTAATCTCTAAAATTTTTTTCCGCCCTATTATAGTTTACATTATCTCCACTAACACCATCGAAAATATATTTGAAAAGATGTTGCTTACTCTTATATCTTTGACCCCAAATATGAAAACTATTCTCATTTGGAAAAAATGGTAATTGGTCTCTTAAGGATGAGGACCACATAATAACAACAAAATCATCTTGAGTGATGATTTCATTTTTTAATTGATTGCAAACTGTATTGAATATTGAGTTGTTCGAGAACCCACCAACTCCGTTATTTTTAACTTCACATTCAAGTAGTTCCGATAAGTGTTTCGGCCAACAATATTTTTGTCTTATGTTAGTTCTTTCCTCAGGAATTTCTGTTGTTAATTCCTCATCAACATTACCCCCAACACCCTCAGTCCAACTATCTCCATATGTGAATAACTTCATAAAACATTATCTTATTCCCCCAAGTGCTTAACTTTAATAGCCGTTACAACTGCTTGAAATGCTGTTGCTACTTTTGTTTTTAACTCACTTGAAATGGGTGCAACAATTGCTTTAATTGTTTGTGCAGGTCTTTCTATTCTTTCTTTTTGTGCCATAATATTTTAATTTTATAATTTCGGTAAAGGTGTATTTGAACAACTAGGACAGTACCAACTATTACACCAATGTCCACAATAGTTCCAAGGACACCAACAAGTGTTGTGCATCACACTGAAATCACCGTCACCAATGTCGACTAAGAATAAATCCGAAGATTCAAAGTCCAAACTGTAAATGGTTTTTTGTGCGTGTTCCATTTCCAAACCAGTAATTTCAACAGTTGTTAATAGATTGGTATTCGCGTCTGTGATTACCAATTTGTCACCAACATACATTTTATTGACTTTTTCGAATTTGGTTGAAATTGAGTCTTTCTCCTCAATATAATAAGTTGCTGATGGTGCGTCGGTCCAAGTTCTACCATCAGATAATGTTATTCTGATGTAAATCGTATCAACAGCAGCAGACACCATTGCATTTAATGTGGTTCCGGTTTGAATTAATGTTGAGTTGTCTTGTGCAACTGTACTATCCCACCCAAATGTTTCAATCTTACTTTGCTCAAATTTAGCTGCGTGGTTATCATTTAAATCTACGTAATCAATTGAACGAACATAATCACCCAATTCTATTGTATCAACATCTAATAATGTTCCGTCATATTTTAATATAACACTATCATCATCAGTGTGATAATCATTCTTTGCGTAGTTACCTAATTCCTTAGTAATATATTTGTATCTACTTTTTTGATTTAACTTATTAGTTCCTGTAACAAATTCATCTTCTGTAAATGTTAACGGTAAAATAGTGGATTGTGTGTACCCACCCATATGGATAATGTCCAAATCGGGTCCGTAAATAATATCAATACTTCTTATGATTGAGTATCTACCTTGAACTAAGTTATCTTCTGAAAATATGAATTCCTGAACTAAATGATTTTCTTCTAAACCATTTTTTATATCTGATAATTCTGTATTTCCTGTAACAGTATACAGAGCAGGATAATCCATTGGATTATAACTTGGGTTTCTTGGTTTTACTAAGACATTTGGATTTGTTATAGTTGTGTAGTCCACATCACTAAGTGTGTCTAAATTTAACGAGGTGGATGTGAAATATGTATTTGGTACATATGTTGACCCACTCATTAATGAGAAAAATTCAAATTTATCGGCACAATATGTCTCATCAACCAACGCAGTGGTATCAAAGGATTGTCTTAATATGAACTTGTGTGTATCATCTTCAATATATGGTACTGTTACTGAACCAACCGGTACAATAAATTCAGTAAATGACATATTATTCTCTTGACACTTTTCTTCTAGTATTTTCTTAAATCTATACTGTTCAGTTAAGGGTTTATAAGCATCCCCTTCTGTCCATATTAAGTAGAATTCGGTGATGTTGTTACTAACTAAAATCGTGAATAATGAGGTATAATCAAGCAAATCCGCACCCTCATTGTAAATTGTGGTGTTTGTGTTTATTTCCAAAAACTTCACCGAGTCTCCCGTTTGTAGTAAGTCACTACCAATTATAGTTGCTTTCATAAATTTTGTTTCCTTACAATAAATATATCTATAAAAATATTATTAGAAAAGGATATTTATAATGTTTATTTTTTTATTATATATGTATATATTAAATTAAAGTACTCTTATTCTTATTTTTAACAGGTGTTATATAATCTGAATCCACTTCTTCCCAATAACCCTTAGTACAAGGATTAAAATTCTTTGAGAAGACTTTTTTGTTTAGAGGACATCCGCAATCACCACAATAAGCTGACCATTTTACGCCCTTTAAAACTTCTTTTCTATATTCACAACCCAAACAAACATTTAATCTTTTCCCCGCTAATTCCTCTTGTTTAGGGGTTGGGTTAAATGATGTTTTCCAAGCTTCAAAAATTTCTTTGTAATCTATCATATTAAAGTCTTGGTTAATTTTGGTAGGTCGTAATAATCATAAATACTATTGTATTTTTTTATAAAATCATCATCTAAGGTTACTACACATTCCATATGTTTACTCGAATTAACCGAATGAAGTTCAAATGGTTTTTCTAAAATATTCGATACCCATTCTTCCAATTTATCTAATTCGTTAAAGTCAAACCAAATTATTGTTTGGTCGTTATTTGTCCAATTAGATAACGGAGTTAATAAAATATCAATCATATTAACTGCATACCCTTTGGTGTTTGATTTGAAGTACTCTTCTTCAGACTTTTTAAATTTTGATGTTATCGAGATATCTATTTTTTCATCAATCAATTTCAAATCTATTAAAAATTCACAAATTTTATCCCATCTTTGTTTTTTAGTTGCAACATCTTCTTTTGTAAAAAAGAACAATTCATCTAACGATAGTTTAGAGAACTTTTTATGAATCTTAAAAAACCCCATTCTTTTTAAATCAAATAGAACGTGTTTATATAATGAGTAAAATCTTTCGTGTCTTTGTCTCTTAACTGCAATAATTGGGTAATTTCTACCAAATTTACCTTGTAAATCAATTAAGGATTCGTGTCCGTGATAGATGTAGTTCATTAAGTCTTTTTTATCTACCGATTTAAAATCAATATCCGAATTTGCTAACTCCCACTCACCATTATGTGTTTGAACTCTAACATCATTAACCAAACAAGAATAGTGAAAAGCTGTTGATGCACATCTTGGTAAACTCAAATAAAAAAACTTATTTTCAACTAACATTATATTAAGGATTTTCTAATTACTTTGGAGGGCCATACGTTTATGGAATATCTAATTCCACTTGTTATTTCTTTTACTGAATGTACAATATTTGAATCAAAAATGAAAACACTACCTTCTTTTTTAGGTACTGAATGTTCAATTTCATTTACAATATATTTTACATTTCCATCCTCATATTGGTCGTTCAATTGAATTATATAGGTTATTGTTGCACCATTTATAATTTCGTGACTATCGGGGTGCCAATCCAAAAAATCCCCTTCACCATATCTATTAAATGAATAATTGTGTATTCGATTATACGTGATTCCATTATATGGATTTAATTCATTTGATAAGGTGATAATTTTATCAGTTAAACTTTTCAATATTGGTGTATCTAATATTTGGTTAGTAAAATAAGTGCCCATTCGTTTATTACCACCGTATTCAACATTCTGAGTCATTACTTTTCCATTCACTATAAGTGATGACTTCATTTCAATTAATCCAATTGATTCCCCCAATTTTATTATTGACTTGCACTCATCAGAAGTTAAAAAATTTTCAATGTATTTTGTGAACATTTTATATTAAAGATTTTTCTTTTTTTATATAATCAAACCCAACGTTTCCGGCAATTACAATTCTATCGACGGTTGAATTTGGTGCGTTATTTGGACTATGTGGCATATCTGCAACCATAATAATCAAATCATCCTCTTCGGGTCTAATCCAATACTCTTTATTATTTTTTCCCTTAAAATAAAGTACCCCATCCTCACCATTCATAACATCTGGCATTTGAATATAGTAAACATAAGTATAATGAGGTATGAATGATTTCATTTCTTTGTTTATATCTGTGTGTACGTGAAATTTATCAACCCCTCTCAGTTCTTCGTGTTTAAATTGTAGTTGAACGGGGTTGATGGAACGAACAACATTAACCCAGGCGTCGGTGTTAATTTTATTATACAGTACGTCATTTTCTCTATATAAATCCTTACAATGGTCAATTCCTATTTGAACGATTTCATCCATTTTTGTTTTGATGTCTATTTTACCTAAAAAATTTAAGTCCCCGTTCCATTCTTTTTTATAACCAAATCCATCGGTTTTCACATCTGGTTGGGATTCTATAACAAAATTAGCTTCTTTTAACAATGTGTCTTTATCGGACAACTTATTTAATTTAATTTTCCAAATATATGTGGTTTCGTCAAAATATAACTTTTCCATATTACAGTAATTTTACATTTATCTCCCTTTTATTTTTATTAAAAATTACAGAATAATTGTATACTCCAAATATAATTGTTTCGTAAGTAATTTCTTTTAAGTCCAATTCTTTTAAAATTTCAGTATTAGTTTTTAAAGACATAAAATTATTAGGGTCTAATATATTTTTTAATTTTTCAGGTATAGGCATAGAAAAAGATTTTTTCCAAAACGGAGTGTCAAATCTCTCACACAAATAATGAAACCTTATAAAATACATATTTTGTTCCATTACATTTTTACAGAATTCATTGTATGAATCACTATGATTTTCATCAAAATTAATATCTATTAATTTCTTTAATTGCATAATTGTCGACATTAGTGATGTTGCCTCTAATGGTTCTAAAAAACCATACGATAAACCAATAGATATACTATTACCAATCCAACTTCTTTCGAATCTACCCGGTTTAAATTCAAACACCTTTTGAATTGTAATTTCACTTCCAACGTATTTTTCAACCTCTTTTTTTGCATCTTCTACGCTTATGAATGAATCGTTAAATACATATCCGCATCCCCATCTATGTTGCAATGGGATTTGCCACATCCATCCTGAATTCATTGAAACTAATTCAGTATATGTTTTATCTTTAAACTCAAATTGTTTATTTTGAGGTAAGAAATAACCTATGGCTTTATTTAATGAAAGGTATTCAGAATAACTTACCCATTTCTCATTAAAAACTTTGTCAATTACAATTCGAGAAAATCCACTGCAATCAAATACAAAATCAATTTTATTAATTTCGTTACTATTTTTTAATTTTATGGTGTGTATATTATTATTATTTTCTTCAATACTTTCAACCTCATCGTCGATAAAATTAACACCTCTTTCAATTGATATTTTTTTAAAATATTGACCTACTAATCTACCGTCAAAATGAAAAGCTTTTGAATAAATATTTTTTTTGTTTTTAAAATCACTAAATAGATGTTTTGGTTGTCTATTATCTAATGTCCAATTTGTAAAATTTAAACCCTCTTTAATTGTTGATTTTGTTTCTTCAAAAAACTCTTCGTGATTTATATCTAATAGATTCAACATTAACCCAAAATTTGGTGTACTTCCTTCGCCAGCACCTAAAATACCGATTTTTGAACTTTCGATAACTGTAAGGTTAACGTTTTTCCAAAATTTATTTACCACCAATGAGGTTAACCAACCTGCGGTACCACCTCCAATTATTACAACTTTTTTCATATTAGATTTTGTTTATTTGTGGTAGTCTTAACAATCGACACCCAATTTACTAATGAGTACCTTGTACCCGATTCAACAGGAGTAACTCTATGTCTTAAACCTGATTCAAAAACATATAACGTACCTGCTCTTTTTTGTGAAGGTACAATGTCACCTTTCGAATCTTTTATTTCTAAAAATCCACCTTCGTAGTTATCATTTAAAAGAATAACAGTTGATATAATTCTTTCTTTAAATATATTTGAATCCCTATCGGTGTGCCAACCATAATACTCACCAACTTTATACTCAGTAAATTGAAAAGAGCCGAGACCTGTGACCTCAGCTCCATTCAATTTAAAAGATTCTCTTAATATTTCTTTTAATCTAATATTAACATCACCCAAATCATTAATCCAAGATACTGAAGATTTTCTTTCGTTCGGATTTCCGTTCGCAACTCCTGCAGTTTCTAATGTTAATTCTTTGTGACACTTGTTTAACACATAATGACATTCATCATTTGATAAAAAGTTTTCAAATATGTAGAATTCATTATTTGTCATTTTCCTTTCTTAATCCAAATTTTATCCACTTATACCATATCCTTTCGTGAATATAATATTGAATTGGTTTATATACAAGTTCAGCAATACCAAATGCAGCTCCGACTTTAATATCACCACTAACCCACCACATAATTACAAATCCGATTAATGTACTTATAACTCTGTAGGATATAGTTTTGGCTATATGTCGTTTACGTTCTACTACCATCGTTGTTTATTTCTCCATTACGGATTTTAGTACCACTTATTGCCGCAACATCTGCAGGTGGTTCGTGATAGATTACTTCATACCCAACTCCTCTACCATAATTCACCGATTCAATGTCAGGAATAATTGATAATAATAACTTATCGAAATTGTCATTAAAGAAAGGTTCTTTAATTAATTCTTCAAACACTTCTCGTGCCGTTTTGGGATTGTTTTCATCAACTTCAACATCTCTAATTGCCACCCATACATTTTTACCTTGGTCTAATTGTTGTCTAATTAACCATTCGTGTCCTTTGTGCCAATTCTGCCATCTTCCGATGTACAGTGCATACTTTTTACTCATAAAAATAATTTATTGATTAATTCCGTGTACGATACCATTAATTCGGTATCAGTTGTGTTAATTGATATATAATTTTCGGTCGGGGGTTCGTAGTCCTTAACGTGAAAGTTTTCCCTACCTCTAATGTCAGTTGTATGAACGTATATTTCAATTGCATCGGATTTACCTTTAAGGTCGTCCCTTAAATCTTTATATGGTGACACTAATGAAGCCACCACATTGTATCCTTTTTCATTTAGAAAATATGCAATATCCATAGCCTTTTGAATATTTGCACGTCTTCCATTTTCAGAATAATCTTTATTTTTAAAGATGTCTCTTAAATCATCACCATCAATGTGAATGGTGTTTCCAACATTTAAATACTCAACTAACTTTTTAGCTAAGGTTGTTTTTCCTGCACCAGGTTGCCCTGTAAACCAATAAATCATATGATATAATATAAAGAAAAAAAACTAAAAAGTCAAATCCGTAAAAGATTCAAATAGTCCTCATATCCGTTTGTAATCACAATATGTGTCCATTCGTTAATTCTTTCTGTCCTATATTCCTCATTATTAACGATGTGTGATTTTTTCAACCATATGTGGTCATATTCTATTTTGGGTGTATTCCTTACAGTACCTTCATATTCCATCCAATCGGAAATGTACCCTTGTTTAAACCTGTTGTCGTATGGGTCGGCAAATTGTATGAAAAGTCTGTTCTCAATATCACCTACCTTCAAGTCTAAATGTCTGATTGTGTATCCTAAAATATTTTGGTCCGACATTAACCATAACCAATCTAAAACATTGTCATAAGTTTTATTTACAATTCTCATATGAAGTTCACGATACTTGTTAAGTAACAACTTATTATTAACAAATAAGAATGATGTATTTGGTATTGCCATCCTTTCCTCAAACTCAGGCATATGTAACTTAACATCATTTAATTGATAGTCGTGGATGTACATATGTCCCCTCAACATTTCCCAATGTGTATGAACAACATCATAATTAAATAACCACTTAGGTAATGGTGTCTTAATTATTAAATCTAAATCTAAAAATACAAATGGTGGTTTTTCGTGACAAATTGAAAATATTTTACCACTAGTCCAAAATTGTGCAGGATTGATTAATGTCTTATCTAATTTATTCAATACATCAACATCAATTTCATCAAATAAATCGATAAACCCTACCTTCTTGTAGTATTCATAACCAACGGTATCAGTATACAGTTTAATAGGGACTCCTCCATATTTCTTAGCACTGGTTATTGCCGCTAATTGCATATACAACTCGTATGGTTGTAATTTATAATCATCCGTTTCGTCTGCAATTGTTATGTCTTTTTTGTAACCATTAAATTTGTCTCGATGGAAAAATGGTTTTGTCCAATTTACAAAAATTATTTTCATTATATATCAATTTTTGTAAATGGAATATCGTTATTAGTTAAGACTATTGAAAGTGCTAACCCTTCCGCAGAACCTAATACAAATGGTCTTATATATGTATTATCATTCATTACAGAAATGTAATCAAATACGGTTTGTAGGATTTGTAATTCTTTATTAATCAGTTTATAATTAATGGTCTTTTTAAAGACCATAACCTGTTCTAAAATTGTTGGGTAATTGATAATGGGTATGTTTTTGTAACGAAAATACTCAAACAAATACCTAAAACAAGGGTCGTCTTCATATCCATAAAAATTACCCTTTGGCCAATTCGACGTGTATATGAAGTCGGATTCAGAACGAGATGATATGTTTGTAAGAATATGTTTAGGTAATGCAGATGTACCGTCCATATAAATGACATTATTACCATATTCTTCAACTATTTTTAATGAAAAATGTATTTTATCAAAATAATTAAAAATTGGTCTATTATATAATGATATATCATTTATATCATAATGTGATGGTTCGTCTGTTAGTACTTTGATAGTAAAACCTGAGTTTTTTAAGTCCCAATAATAATCTTTTATTTCTTGGTTATAATACTCACCAACCGCCACTAATACAATAATGTCGTCCATTTTAGTGTTTATAAATGAATGGGTCTCTTTTTTTAAGTTCAGCTAATTTCTTTTTAAATTCTCTTTTCTTTTTCCATTCAACCCATTTGTGGGTTAACCATCCAATAAATGTTTTCATTTGTTTCCGTTTTTATAGATAATATAATCACCAATCACCAATATGTCCATAGCTGTGTCCAAATATGTTAATATAGCATCTTCCGGTGTTAAAACCATTGTTTTATCTTTAACATTAAAAGATGTATTCAATAATATTGGGTAATCAGTTCTTTCTTCAAATTCTTTTAATAATGAGTAAATTGGGTTGTGTGGTGTTACAGATTGTACTCTCGCACTACCATCAACGTGAGTAACTGCCGGTAATTTATCTCTATATTTTTTCAACACATTAACCACTTGATTCATATATGGGATATATTCTTTTGAATCAAAGAATTCACTTTGACGTTCGAACGTCACCATAGGTGCAAATGGTCTAAACCCTTCTCTTTTTTTAATTACTTTATTAATTCTTTCTTGCATATCTGGCACTGTTGGATTCGCTAATATTGACCTATTACCTAAAGCCCTTGCACCAAATTCAATCTTATCTTGAAACCATCCAACAACTAACCCCATACTTAGATATTGTGCAGTCCTTTTATATAATCTTTCTTTTGTGTGTTTTCTATAAAATATTTTATGTCCGTATTTGTTTAATGTATTTTGAATTTCATTATGACTATAAGAAGGACCTAAAAATGGTGTTGGTGTAACTCTTACATTAAGACCTTTAACTTTAGATAAATAATCTAAACAAGAACCAATACAAGAACCCGCATCAGAAGGTGCTGGTGGTACCCATACCTTTTTAAAAATTCCATTTTTAATTATTTTACCATTAGCACATCCATTATACGCACAACCTCCCCCAATACAAATGTTATCTGAATGATAAAACAATTTCGCATCTTTTATTAATTGGAAAAACAACTCTTCATATCTTTCTTGTACTGACGCCGCTAAATCTTTGTGGTCTTCAGTAAGAGGGGTATTTGGTAATCTATTTTCAATACCTAATAAATCAGCTAATTTGTAATTAAACATTGTGTCATCGGATTTATTCCATATGAAACAATCCATATTACAGGATAATTTATATCCATCAAAATTAATTAACTGAGCAACTTTACTTCTAAATCTTTCGGGGTCACCATATGCAGCCAAACCCATTACTTTATACTCACCTTCGTTTGGTTTAAAACCAAGAAAGGCAGTCATTGCTGAATAGTATAACCCTAATGAATCAGGGTATTCGATTGTCTTAATATTGTGAACCACCCCATTGATACCTTTACCGAATGAAACTGTTGAGGTTTCACCAACACCGTCAACAGATACTATAACCGCCTTATCAAAATTCGATGATAAATACGAATAAGCCATATGTGACATATGATGTGAGGTATAATGTATCTTATCAGATATCTTTCTTAAATTCCACCAAACTTTGATGTTAGTTTTTAATGAAGTGAAAAACGACTTCCTTCTTTTGAACCTGAGTTTTGGATTCTCATAATAACAAACCGCCTCGATGTCCGATTTTTTTAAATTGAAGTGGTTAAAAATGTATTCTATAGTCTTTTCAGGAAATGAACTATCGTGTTTGATTCCAGTGAACTTTTCTTCCTCACAAGCAAAGACTAATTCCCCATCTTTAAAAAGACAAGCAGAAGAATCGTGATAATATGCGGATACTCCAATAATATACATCTATTATAATTATTTAGTTTTCATTATTAGACCATTAAGTCTGTTGGTTAATGATAATAAGTACTTATAGTACATTAAACTAATTTCATCAGACTTTGTCTGTTTAGGAAACATATTATCAATAATCGCAATGTAGTTTAGACCATTAAAATCTTCAATGATACGTTCTTTTATTAAGAAAATAATCTCCTCAAAATTTTTATATCCATTCAAATGTAAAAATCCATTGAAGTCAAACATTACTCTTTTAAATAAATTGTGATAATCATCAACCATAGTTAAATCTTCACCAGACCTTATCCCAAAAGGAAAATCCCAATCTTTACCTTTACTAAACTCAATATATGTTGGATTATGTTCGAATAGGAATTTGAAGTTTTCTAAATTGTGGTCACCCTTTATCATTCTCATCGCTGCAGGAATGAATAGTTGTTCAATGATACAAGCGTTATAATAATTTGAATCGAAAAAGTCAGTATGGTTTTGGTATAGTTCTAAACAATATTTTGAAGATTCTTTAATCAATTCAAAGTTATGTCCACCAAATACTGACATATTCGGAACATTATTGAACTTAACGTATTTTAAAAACTCTTCGGGTAATTTACTTTGAATTTCAAAACTTCTTTTAACGTACGTTGTATAAAAAGAAGTATTTGTTCTTTCAAAGTTAAGTATGTCTCCGCTACCTTCAGCAAAGGTGGAGTAAATGTTTTCAAAATCGTTGAAGAATATCTTTTTAAAAATAAAAGTATCTAAATCAATGTGAATGTAAGGTTCGGTTTGTTGTGAATAAACAACTAATTTAGGCACCGAAAAGGTTTTAACGTTTACGTCTTTTAAAACATCAGTATTGATTTCATCATAAGGTAAACCTATCTTTTTAACGATATCACCTACCTCTTGATTTGTATACAACACAACATACCCATAATGTCTTTTAGCTAACAATAGAGATAATGACATTAAATAAAATATATTCTTATTTAATGGACCGCTATTTCCTGTTTGTATGTATGTGTGTACTATTTTCATATACTTTTAAAGTCAGAGAAATCTCTACTTTTTTCAACTATTTGTTTGAAGTTAATATATGTATTTTTTTTGTCTTTTTCAACCAATGACTCCCATTTTTCCGCAACCATATCCATACTTTCAGTATAATACTCAGGTAACCTTGTCTTTACCCAATTCAAATGGGTTGTTATTGTTGGGTGTGAATCAAACTCATCAATAAAGTTATATTGTGGTTTACCTTCATTAAAATCCATTAAATTATCGACGGTTAGTATTTTTTGTAGTTCGTTACTACAATTAACCATTCTTTTTGGTGTGTTTTCTAACGACCCTTTTTGTAATGATATGTCAAATGCAGACATAAACTTATACTTACAACCAATACTATCTAATAAGTACTTCACACTCAATATGTTGTACCAACTCATAAAATATCCGTGTTCATCGGTCCAATATTTGGTAACAAAATCGTGACCATATAAAGTTTGATTGTAGAGATTACCCGCGTTTATCCAATTGGAATTTTTGTCAATCATATCATTTCTGAAATATTGACTAAACATCAATAATACAGTATCATCCTTCGTTAATTTATTTACGGAATTACATTCGTATAATCTTGATGATATAAAGTAGTTACCGGCACCAGCATTTGCCCAATTTTGATGAATGTCAAAATTTAGAGCAACAAAATCTGCCCACGTAGGCCAAATATAACTCGTGAAACTACAACCAAATGTAAAAAGTCTACCCATTTAATTCATTCCACATTTCTAATAAAACTTCCCTTATTGTTGATGATTGGTCACTTTCACTATACTTCTCTTTATAAATTCGATTATAGTTTTCTTTATTGTGAACCAATACCTCTTGTATCTCCTCTCTAATTTTAATTAACTCTTCTTTTGATTTCTGCTTCAATTTTAATAGCTCATCAACTATCATTTTACTTCTCTTATCTCTATCAGGTTCACTATCATAACTTTCATCCCACCATCTATCAAAAGTTTTGTAACCAATTGATTTTAAATACTTTAATGAACCTTCATTACCATATAATAAGAATGGATGTCCAACCATAATTGGTTTCCATATCTTTTCTGAAAAGAATAATGTACCCGTATCTACCAATGTTTCAGTAACAACTGAAACAAAAGTTCTTTCAAAATCTTCAGTGGTTATGTTACACGCAAGATTGAATCGTAGTTCTGGCATACTATCAATCATAAATGGTGTGTTGTTGTAAAAAAAGTGATAGACTTCAGGTGGTACGGAATAAGGTAATGGATGTACGATTTTATCTAAACTTATTAAACCATCATATATCAACCCCTTTTCATATAAATCAATCATAAAACGTAATCTATGGTGTCTAGGTTGACGATTATAGGATAGAAATAGGTATTTGTCATCACTTGGTTTAAAGTCCACCATTGGTCCTTTATATTGGTTCCACGGTTCAAAATAGTGAATACCTCTAGCTTGGTATCCAAGACCTTTGTTTTTAACAATTTGTTCAGATAAAAGATTACCGCAGACATAGTAAATTGAATTTACAGGAAAATTCATCTGTAATCTCCACTTTTCAATCATTTCAAAATCATAGTTGTTTTGGATGCCTGAGTATCCCTCATAAATGAAGAACATCAATATTTTACACTTACCATTTCTAATATCTTCGATGTACTCGGGAGATATACACTTTAACCCAATCTCATTGTTAAGTGTGAAAAAATCGTGACTATACACATTGATTATGTATATGTGTTTGGAATCACCAATCTCCTCTTTTGGGGTATATTTTATCAGACTACTATGGGTTGGAGTGATGGAATTTCTCATATGTCCGTCTTGGAACATCTCACCTTGTTCGGTGTACACATTCCATTGACCCCACATATGTGGTATTGCCAATCTTTTTAACTCCTTAATGTACCAGGTTTTGGACGAACCGTTTGGTCTATAATAGTTTAGAATACTGTCCCAATCCTCTAAACTGCAAATAATTTTTTCTTCCACAGTTTAAATATAAAAAATTTTTTCTTAAATTTAAAGTGGTTGACTATTGATAAAAAATTATTTAAATTAGTGTTTACAGATATGAAAATTTTAATCACAGGAGGTGCTGGATACTTAGGTTCAGTGATAACAAAAAAACTACTCGATTTGGGTCATAAAGTGACTGTAATTGACACGTTATTGTTCAATCAGATTTCCCCACTCCAATTTACTTACAATCCAAATTATAACTTCATTTATGGTGACGTTAGAAATCTAACCCTGTTCGAAAGGGAAGTTAAATCTCACGATGTTATAATTCCATTAGCAGCAATTGTCGGGTTCCCTGCTTGTAAAAAAGACCCTGAATTAGCAACACAAATCAACTATAATCAAATCATTAATTTGATGAACTTCATTAGTCCAAATCAAATGATTATCTATCCAAATACAAATAGTGGATATGGTGTTGGTAAAGATGATAAATTTTGTACTGAAGAATCACCATTAAATCCAATATCGGTATATGGTGAAACTAAATGTGCAGCGGAAAGACATTTACTTAATTACACCAATGCAACTTGTTTTAGATTAGCAACCGTATTTGGTTCTTCTCCAAGAATGAGAACTGATTTGTTGGTAAATGAGTTTGTTTATAAAGCAATGACCGACAAATACATTGTTGTATTTGAAAAACATTTCAAACGTAACTTCATTCATATTCAAGATGTTGGTGATGTGTTTACATTCGCTCTCGAAAATTATGAAACAATGAAAGAGAACGTTTACAATGTCGGGTTAAGTGATGCTAACTTAAGTAAACAAGAATTATTAGAAAAAATAAAATTATACATTCCTGATTTTGCAATTACTTACTCAGATTTCTATGAAGACCCTGACAAAAGAGATTACATAGTTTCAAATGAAAAGATTGAAAAGACAGGATGGAAACCAAAGTGGTCTTTGGATGATGGTATTAAAGAACTAATGAAAACATACCAAGTACTAATACCAAAAATGACATCGGAATTTAGAAATGGATTCCCATTAGGATACGCAAACAATACATAATATGAGTAATAAATGGGATGAGTTTGTTGAAACTCCATCAAAAGTTTTTGGTTATCAAGTACCAATTTTCACTCCTTCGATTTATAGAGAATATAGGGGTGAAATTTTTACAACATTTCATAGTGAAGAACATCCTGTGATGAGACACATTCATTATGATAAAAGTGAAATCTCAATTCACGGAAGATTTTCAAAATCATATAAGGGTGTTCTAAGAGGATTACATTACGATACTAAAACTTGGAAATTAGTTCAGGCGGCTGTTGGTGACATTTACTTGGTTGTATTAGATATGAGACCATCATCACCGACATATGGTGATTGGGAATCATTTATGATTACTGAGAAAGATAGAAACCAAGTATTAGTTCCACCAGGTTTTGCAAACGGACATTACGCACTAACTGATTGTATGTTTCACTATAATCTATTCTATAAAGATGGTTATGTAGATGCAAATGAACAAGGTGTAGTTAAATGGAATGACCCTGAGTATCAAATGGAATGGCCGACAGATAAACCAATATTACAAAAAAGAGACAGATGATAAAAAATTTAGATGACCATCTACCAATTGTTAGGGAGATGTTATGGGATAAAGAAGGACTTATACAGTTTGAAAGAAAAATGGCCGACCATTGGGAAGCTGGTAGAGTTCGTGGACCAATCCATTTAAGTGGTGGTAATGAGGATGAATTAATTGAAATTTTCAAAAGAGTTAAAACAACAGATTGGGTTTTCTCAACTTGGAGGTCTCATTATCACGCATTATTAAAAGGTGTACCTTCTGAATGGTTAGAAGAGGAGATATTAGCAGGTAGGTCAATTACAATTGTGAATAAAGAGGAGAAGTTTTATTCATCAGCAATTGTTGGTGGTACTATACCAATTGCTGTTGGTGTTGCAATGGCTTTGAAACAACAAGGTAGTACTGATAAGGTGTGGTGTTTCGTTGGTGATATGGCTTTCGAGACTGGTGGTTTTATGGAAAACTACAAATATGCCAAGAACTTTGACCTCCCAATTCAATTTGTGGTTGAGGATAATGGTGTATCAACTAATACTCCAACAATTGAAACTTGGAAAGTAAAAACTGAAGCGCCTGAGGGTGTAATTTGGTATAATTATATTAAACAATGGCCGCACTACGGAACAGGTAAATGGGTAATTTTTTAAATTTAGTTTATGACGATTGGCATCACAATGCAACTCATCCAAATATTAATGGTGAGAAAGAATTTGGCGCAAATAATTTCAGAAGATTCGATGGTTTATTGAATTTTTATGAATTTAAAAATTTCAAAAGATTTAGGATAACTGAGGTTAAGAATTATCCTGATGAAAATTTCTATTATATCATCGGTCATATTCACGAGATTGGTCACGCACTAAAAGCACATAACATATTACCATTACCAACCAAGGTAATTAAACATCTGAAAGAAAATCCAAACCTCTATGTTATTTTTTTAAATGAACACGAGGTGGAAACCGAAGAAACCGTTATTGGAATTGAGAAATGGGTAATAGATAAAGGAATAGACCCAAAACAAATATATGTTATCAACAACAATTACAATTTAAAGAAGTACAAAGAGGATAACAATTTAAGTTTGAACGTTCATACAATTAAATTCTTACCAATCAAAGTTGCTAAGGAATTAGATATGCACGATACTGATTTCATAACTGATAAACAATCTGAATTTTTTGTTTCACATAATAGGACTCCAAAAGTTCATAGATACGCGCTTTTAGTTTTACTTAAAAAGAACAAATTATTACAAGAGGTTGATTGGTCTTTGGTGATGGGGTGGAATCATAAAATGGATATGAAACATACAACCATAACCACTTTTTATCACGAATTATTCACTGAAAAGGAAATTCAAAAAATGAAATCTGAGATTGATTTTTTTGAAGAGATTGATATTAAAAAAAGTAGATATGAGGATAATATTGATTGGTTTGACAAGGATTGGGATAGTCACGTAAAGAGTCTTCCGTTTCACATTGAATGGAATCGAGTTTATGAGAAGCAAACATATGAGAACTCATATGTTAACATAACTACGGAATCTTGTTTTAAGAGAGATAATGTTGTCCATTTAAGTGAGAAAACATTCAAACCTCTTTTCTTTAATCAATATCCACTTTATGTTGCAAGTATGGACCACGTAAAAACGGTTAAAAATGTTTATGGGTTTGATGTGTTTGAAGATATATTAGACCATTCATACGATTCTGAATTGGACCAAAGAAAACGATTATTTAAACTGTTTGATGAGGTAAAAAGGATATATAAAAATAAAGATAATTTCATTTCAAATTATATCAATCTAAAAGATAGATTTGAGAATAATAAAAAGTTAGTGATAGAATTATTAAATAACAAAGATGATGTGGAATTTTTCACATCACTAATCGAAAATAAGAAAAAATAAATGAAAAAAATTTTAATTACAGGTTGTTCAGGTTTAGTCGGTGTTCATTTGGTTAAGGAATCGATTATGAGAAACCATTTAGTTATTGGTGTCGACAAAGTAAAATCGGACCATTTACCAGAATCTGATAGGTTTAAGTTTTATGAGTTAGACCTTATGAATGAGGAGAATGTCACAAAACTTTTTGAGGAAGAAAAACCAGATGCAGTATTCAACTGCTTCGGTGTTAAGGGTTCACCATTAAAAGCTAAAACTCAACCGGTGGACTTTCTATATCCATCACAAAAAATCAATACTGAAATAATTCACCAATGTGCCAAAAATAACGTTTGGTTAGTTTTTGTAAGTTCTGTTGGTGTTTACTCTCCTGCTGAGAAATTCTTAGAGACTGATGTGTGGAAGACATTACCTTCTGAAAATGATTGGTTTCCTGCTTGGTCAAAAAGAATTGGTGAGTTATTGGTAGGTGCGTATAGAAAACAATATGGATATAAGAAATGGACCATTGTTAGACCCGCTAACATATTTGGTGAATATGATGATTGGAGTGGTAATGGTACAGTAATCTCAAGTATCATTAAGAAAGTATATGAAGCTGAGGATGGTGGTGAGATTGAAGCTTGGGGGGATGGTACACCTGTTAGAGATTTTATTTATGCTAATGATGTTGCAGTTGCAATTTTAAATTGTTATAAGAATAGGGTAAATGATGTTGTTAATTTAGGTTCTGGCGAAACAATAACGATTCAATCAATGATTGAAGAGGTTATTAAAATTAGTGGTAAAAATTTAACCATTAAATGGGATAAAACTAAACCAAATGGAGATATGCGTAGACAAATGGATACGAGTCTTCAGAACGGTTACCAACTATTACCTTTTGTAGGATTTAAAGAAGCACTTAGAAGAACATATAGTTACTATGAAAAACATTATGGTAAACTTGAATTGGATATGGACATTGATGAGTTTCTTGAAAAAGGATTTTATGTTGGTAAAGTTAAAGAATTCATCAAAAAACACGAGTGGGATGATTATCTAAAAAGATTAGAAAATATTAGAAAAAAATCTGAAGATAAGAAAGGTTATGGATATCGTTTTGAATTTAGAGTACCAAATGATTACTCCGAAAAAGGATTTGATTACGTTAGGACAATACCTGCAGATGAGATAGAAGAAAGAGAAAAATTCGTTGCCGAAAAAGGTTGGGACATTGTTCAACGTTGGTGGGAGTTGAGGGATAGTGATGGAAATTTCAATGATGATATATTCTATTTTAGAGATAAGGTATCAAGATTTGTTCATAAGATATATCCTGAAGTAAAAGAATGGAATATTGGGCATAATGACGGTATAACCATTTATGAAAATGGTGACTTTATTGAACCTCATATTGATGGTCAAAATCCTGATAGATATTGTGTGGTATTAATTTACTTATCACACGAAAAAGACTATATTGATGGTGGAGGAAAATTAATATTACAAGATAAGGGGTATTATGATGAAGTAATTCCAATCCATTTAAATTTTGCAATGTTAGATTTCTCAAAAAATAATTCAAATCACGCAGTTGAAATGGTTAAGAATGATTTTAAAAGATTTACATACATTAATTTCATTCAAGTTAGACCGTATTCACCACCTGCAAGATATAATGGTACTGAAAAAATAGAAGAAGTGTGGGAACCAGATACCGATGTATGTTATGGTAACCCATTTCATATACCACAAACTAATGATGTAAAAAAAATTAAAAAAAGTTTAATATGATAAATAAAAATTCAAAAATTTTAATAACCGGTGGTTCTGGTTTGGTTGGGCAAAACTTAACAAATAGATTAGTGTCCGAAGGATACAACAACATAAGAGTTTCTTTACACGCTAGAGAACCAAGAATAAAACATATGGATGTAGAGTATTGGTATTCTGATTTACAAACACAAGAGGGTTGTAAAACTATTACCAAAGATGTTGATGTTGTTTTTCATTGTGCCGCATCTACTTCAAACGCTGTTGATACTGTCAATGACCCATTAGCTCACGTAACTCCAAATGTTGCAATGAATAATTTTTTAATTGATGCTGCTTGGAGAAATAACGTTAAACATTATGTATTTATTTCATCGAACACTGTGTATCCACCTAAAGGTGATGAACCTGTAGTTGAGACTGATTTCTTATTTGATGAACCTTACCCCGTTTATTTCCCCGTTGGTTGGATGAAACGATACGCTGAGGTTCAATGTGAATTGTATGCAAAATACTTACCACGAACAATGAAATGCACGGTCATCAGACCAGCCAATTTGTTTGGCCCTCACGATAAGTACGATTTCAATAAGTGTCACGTAACACCTGCAACTATTCGTAAAGTTGCCGACCAATTAAATCCAATTCCTGTTTGGGGTGATGGTACTGAATTAAGAGACTTACTATATGTTGAAGATTTTGTTGAGTCGTTACAAGTTGTGATGGAAAATGAAACTGAAATGTTCCAAGTATATAACGTTGGTTCAAATAAAGTTTATTCGGTACTTGAGGTTTTAGATGAGATGAAGAAAATTGCAAACTATGATGCCCCTACTGAGTTTATTAGTGGGAAACCTTCAATGATTCCAACAAGAAAAATTGATTCAAATAAAATAAAAGATAAATTAGGTTGGGAGGCTAAAACTTCATTATCTGAAGGTTTAGAAAAAGCCTATGAATGGTATAACGAAAACAAAAACGAATTTAATTAATGAAAAAGGGAATAGTATTTGCTGGTTGTTCATTTACTTGGGGTCAAGGTCTTTATTATTATTCAAAAATGGAGACTGTTAAGGAACCGGCACCCGAACAATATGAACAAAAATTAGTAACGGATGCTCACAAACGTTTTATGGCAACTTTAAGATTTCCAAGATTAGTTGCAAATCATTTTGAAACATTTGAAATTGTTAAAAAAGAAAATGGTGGTAGTGAGGATGAATCGTTATTGTTTTTAGATTACATTTTTACCAATAGAAACGGATTAACACACTTACTTGAGGAGAAATTTTCATATGAAGAGATAGGATATGCAGTTTTTCAAACCAGTCAACCAGGTAGATGTTCGTTTACATTTACACATAAGGGAAATGACCACAAAATGAATTGGATTGGTTCATCTCAAGGAATCCAAAGAATCTTCTTTGAGTGGATGGAAGAAAATGGTATTGGTGGTTTTCCTGAATGGTATGTTGAACATTGTAAACAACAAGTTAAAAAAATTAAAGAAATGTTTGAACTTTTGGAGAGTAAGGGTATCAAATGTATAATTGTTAATTGGCAAGATGACTATGTTAAGTATGTTAAGGAAGACCCTTATTTACACGACAGAATGGTCTATCTAAATTATAACGGTACTGAATATACAAATATCGATTATATGATGAGACTTAATAATGGTTTAACCGTTAGAGATGATTTTGACGAATTAGGAGAACATCCACCGAAAGATTCTCACCCATCCAAAAAATGTCATAGAATAATTGCAGATGCTGTAATCAAAAAAATAGAATCATTATGAGTTCACCACAATACACCCCATATAAGGACGCTTTAACTAAATCAATGACTTACCTTGGTCAACAAGAAGATACAGTCTTCTTGGGTCAGCAAATCCTTTGGCACGGTAATCCAATGAGTACAACTATCGGAGAAGTTCCAAAAGATAAGTTAATTGAACTTCCTGTTATGGAAGAATCACAAATGGGAATGAGTTTAGGTATGTCAATGGCTGGTAAAACTGTTATTACATTTTATCCTCGATGGGATTTTTTAATTTGTGCAACTAATCAATTGGTAAATCACGTAGATAAGATTAAACTGATGAGTAACCACGAATGGAATCCTAATATGATTATTCGATTAGGTAAGGGTTCCGATAAACCATTAGACCCTGGTCATCAACATAGAGGTAGTTATTTAGCATCATATGAGATGATGTGTCCAAATATTAAATTCTATGATTTAAGGTCGTGGAAAGATATTGAAGAGACCTACAAAACGGTATATGAAAAGGGTGGAATATCCGTTATTGTAGAATATCCTGAATTATATTACGAAGCATAAAAAAAGGGACCATAAGTCCCTTTTTTATTTTACTCTCCCCAATGTTTTTTACGTAATTCTTGTAAATCAATTGGTTCTCTTTTCATATGACCTCCTTGATTGAAGTGTGCACCTTGTTTAAGATATCCACCCAATAAGTTTCTTCTCATTCTATTTGAATTGTTAGGTTCAGAGCCGTGAACAACGTGTGAGTGTAACAACACTACTTGACCTTTTCTTAAAAAACCTTCAACTTTTTTGAAATCGTGTCCTTCAGGCATTACACAAGGTTTACCTCTTTCGTTTCTCCAAAATGTTGGATTGGTTTTAGTTCTTTCTTCGTCAACTTCAATTCCTAATGTAGGTAATCTATGTGAACCTTCGTAATTCCATACCGCACCGTTCTCAGGGTCGTGGTTATCTAACGCAATAGCAGTGTTAATAATCTCATTGTGTTTACAACCAGTGTAGAATGCGTTTTGGTGCATATCTCTACCTAATTGTCCCGGTGGTTTGAAATAACACCAAGTTTGTAATCCCACTGTTCTACCTTCCATAAGAAACTCACAAGCTTCTAATACTTTAGGATGACAGAATAATTTTTCAATCATTGGTGAAATTTTATGTGGGTAGGCAAATGGGTCCCACTCACCCCACTCTTTACCATCTTCAGTTGTAGTTTTAGACCTTTCATTTCTTAATCGGTCCAATTCATCATTAACCGCATCACATTCGTCTTCGGTTAACAATTCCAATACTGTCCAACCTTTGTATCTCCAATCAAATGTCATTTGTTGGATTTCTAATTCTGTTAAATGTTTGAACATAGTTTTCTTTTTGTATAATTTATTTATTTTTTATCTATTAGTAAATGTTACCAACTAATTTCCCAATCTTTAAATTCCGCAGCTAAACAATCAATTTTGTAATCTTTTCTACCACCTACAATTTCTTGTATTTTGTTTTTAGCGGTATTTCTAATACCATTCAATCCGTGTGTTAGTTCTAATTGATTACCTTCTTTTATTCCTTTACGATAGTTTGATTCGTTGTGCCAAATATGTAAATTCATCTGAGATAAAACAACAATAGCTCTAATAGTTTCGGCGGTAATTTTCCCATCATTGTCATCAAGTAGTAATTGAATGTCGTGTAAAATGTCACTAATTTCCTGACCATATTCTTCTTTGTGCTCCGTAATAAAAACTTCTTTTAATTGTGATATACTCAACCTGTCGACTAATTCCGCCAATGTTGGTAGATATTTTCTTTCACTCATATTAAATTCTGTTTGATGTTAAAATATTGATTATGATACTTTTGAAATTCTACAAAGGAATCAGGTAATCGATATAATTTATTTATTAGATTTGAATGGTTATGTTCAACAACTTCTCTCATTGACTTGAACCATTCCATTTTATTTTTAACTGAAATTGTCTTTTTAACACTTTCAATAATTGCTTTCATTCTCTCGTGTGTTGGTAAACTATCGTAGTCTTCGTCTAAGAATTCAGAGAATGTTTTATATCCCATTTTCTTCATCATTGCAAGACTATCTTTATTACCCATCACCATCCAAGGATGTCTACAAGCAATCGGTTTATAAAGTTTTTCACTTAAGAACATCGTTTCGTCACCATCACCACAATGTGCTTCACTTACAACACTAACCCAACTATCTAAACAAATCTGTTCATTTAATCTCCTAATGTAGTAGTTGTCGTCAAATTCATTATTGGGTTTCTCATATATTAACAATGGTAATGGTTCATATATTTTATCAACAACCTCATCTGACATATATTCACCTTCAAATGGATACTGATGTTTAGGAAATTGATTCATACTAACCAAACCATCTTTTAGAATATCATTATCAAACATATAACGATAAAACCAAACTCTATGTGGTCTTATTCTTTTATTCAAACAAGAAAAACTTTTAATATTCTTTTTGTTCTTTTTCTTGTATTCTAAATGAGTATCGAAATCTGGTAGTTTTCCTTCTCTATCAAAATGGTAACAGGTCATCCCAACATCTAATTCAAAATGTGCGTATGGGATTACTTTTAATTTTTCTTTAATTTTATTTTCAATACACCACTTATCATAAATCTCATCGGCAATCATATTACCAGTGACATATACAATACTTGATGGTGGTACTTTATACTTCTTACAATGTGTATGGAAAAAATCCCATAACCATCTTGATTGGTACCCTTCGAAACTTTGGTCTAATAAAAGTAATGCTTTCTTGTTTCTTAAATCACTCAAGTATTTTGGGTTAAGATATTCAAACAAACTCTTAACCCTTGATGTGTATCCTGTCCAATCTTCAGGACTGTGATTAACTGCTGCAGGAATAACATAGTTTTCCACATCGTTATTCAATTTCAAAAATTGTAAAAAGGATTCTTTATGTGTAAACCCAAAATACATATTCGTTGCATTAATCAACGGAGCATATGTAAATCTCTTTATACCTGACGGATTTACATCAGGACAACTTGTAAAGTTGTGTAAGTTTTCAATATCTTCAAAAACTAATTTCATTAAATAATATTGGGTTTAACATCTGAAACGTACTCACCAGGTTCGAAGTGTGTTATTGCACCATCCGTAACTTGAACATTAGGTATTGAATAATCGACTTTGATTGAATCGTACCATTCGATTAGTTCAGGGTCATTGAACGTTGCTCTGAAATCTTTATTTCTTCTAACATCATATTGTTCGTAGAAACTCTTGAAGTCGTGCCATTGTTTGTCTTTATCCAATTCTGTTTGATTATGACCTCTTTCAACAACTTCGATATAGTCAATCAATCTTTCGATTTGTGCCTTCTCGTGAATACTAAATAAAGGACTCTCTTTATGTTCAGTGTACCAATTCTTTAACTTAAGATGTAACTTAGATTTGATATTATCAGGTAATGATAATGGTGACATAAATGATGGCCATCTTAGGATATTGAAATCAACGTTTGGTCTATTTGGTCCGTACTTCTCTTTTAATACTATCATATCATCTAAGAATTCAGTTATACTGAACAAACAAAGACTATTAATTGTCATCATAATGGTTAATGAACGGAACTTAGCATTCTCAATGAACTTAACCATATTAGCTCTCCAAATGTCATATTTTAAACCGTCTCTGATGTAGTCAGCGTGAACACCAAATGATTCATTACTTGTGTACAAATCAAATTCTTTAATTGGTAATTCGTGAGAGATACTAATTAACTTAAACAATGTTGCTTCATTTAATCCAAGATTTGAGTTAACCGCAAGTCTTAAGTTTTCTGATGGGTATTGTTTCATTACTTCAATGAAATTCCAAAAGTTACGACTTTGTGATGGTTCACCACCAGTAACTCTAATCTCTTGTAGTGTTTTAGATAATTCAGGCCACCATTCTAAAAATGCTTGTACGTATGGATTGTTTTCATTGTGTTTACCAAATTTTTCAGACCAAGAACCATCGGCATAATACGCACCTGCACTACTCGTCTTGAATTTTTGATATGCTCCGTTATCTTTGATGTCTTTTGCCCAAGTTGTACTATAACCTGAGTTACAGTAACTACAAGCAAAATTACAAGTACGGTCAAAACTAACCTCAACAGTTTTTAATAATATATCTTCTTCCCAAGGAACATCCTTAAGTGCTGCAATTTCTTCTTCGGTGTAAATTAAACTCTTATAAACTCTATCAGAAATGTTATCACGACCAATATCTTCAATCTTCCAACAATATGAACATTCAGCAGGTCTAATACCTGTTAACATCATTCGTCTTGCAATCTTCTTGTGTCGAGTATTATGTAGTGCTGAAGGATTTGTTTTAATCTCTTCTAAATCAATTGGGTGTGGTAAAGGAAGGTGACAGGAATTTGTGTATCCGTGTCCTAAATGTAAACTAGCGTTGTACCACTTAGCAGCACAAAAACTTTTACTAATACAGTTTAGATTTTTATTCCTCCATTCTCTTAGTTCGTCGGACATATTTTTGGTTTTTAATTATAATATACGGAAAAAATCTTATAAAACGAATTTTTCAGGTACTTTTTCCAAGAAATTATTATTTTTAGATTCATCGAAAATAATTCCGATGTTATTAATAGTATTAAAGTTGTACAAACAAAGAATGTCTTTGTAATTTGGATTAGATATTAGTTTCTCTCCTTGAGTTTCATAAATTGATTTCGCCACTTTAATGTCTGAAGTTCCTCTTACAATTGAAAAATGATATATGTCATATTCTCCGTGATGTCTATGTTCTTCTACAGGTGAACCAGGGTTTGCACATCCTAAGAATAAACCACTATGTTGGTAGTCGTCGATTAAATTATTCTTAAATTTAATTTTATTTGATACTTCGAAATTAACATATAAAGTAAATGTGTTTCCTTGTCTTGCGATTGAGATTTTAACCGGTCTGTTTAAGTCGGTATGATTTAATCCGTTGAATGATACAAAATTAAAATCATCCCAAGTATCATCATCACCCTTTGTCCAAAATTCAAATGCAAGAATTTTACTTTCATTATTATAAGTTACACCTATGTTTTTACCGGGTTTACCAAATAAAGTACAAATGGGGTCTCTTCTATAAAGGTCTAATAATCTAATTTCTGCGGTAATTATGTACGAATCCTCATAGAGAAAAGTTTTTATTTCCTCGATGTCAGTTTTGTTGAATTGAGTTACATATTGATTATCGTGGTGAGTATCTAAATCCCACTTATACATTACCCAATAAGGTTCTTTATACTTTATTCTCATCTCTGATGTTTTTTATAAATTGAGTTAATTCAGGATAGTATTCTTCGCAATCCATCCCTCTTCTTATTTTATATTCGTCAATAAACTTAACAAAATCTTTTTTCTCTTTTTCGAATGAGATATCAGAATTGGAGTCTGTTATGAATATTTCTTTTATTCTTGTTATTTTTTCAATCTCCTTGGTTGAGAATCCAACATCTTCGATTGATTGTTGTTCATAGAAATTTAAACTCCTATATGTTGAATAGAATTTCATAAACTTCTCACATCGATTAAAGTATTCTACATCCAAATAATCTTTCAATACTCTGAACCCTAAAAAGTCAGGATATCTTAGATACGATGTGTCTAATATGAGTGCTGAATTCCAATATCGTTCAGTGTTAAAATGTTTAAGTTTTAAATCATAGACTTTTTTAATTAAAGACTCATATGAGAAGATACTGAATATGTTAAACGTCGACATTATGACGACAGTTACTTTAGGGAGTACTGTTAGAATTTTATCAATGTTACTGAATAGTCTGTCGAATTCTAATCCGTATCTAACATATTCTGCTTGTTTACCATAAGCATCGCAAGACGTGAATATGATAACTTCTTTTACTCTTTCTTCACTAATAATCTTTTCTAATTTTACAATTAATTTATCAATCAATTCATCGTTAACTCCAAGATTACTATTGATTGATAGTTTTAATTGTCGGTTGGGTTCTTCCGTTTCAATGATATTTTCTAATACTCTCCAAGTATCTTTTGATAATAGGGGTTCTCCACCAGTAATTCTAAACGTATCTAATGTGGTGTATAATTCAGGCCACCATTCCCAAAATGCTGCAACATAAGGGTTGTGTTCGGTTTGTTTATACGGTCTTGTTTTATTCTCATCCATTTGATGAGTACTATTGTATTCGGTTGATAGTTTATATCCTCCAAACTGATTAATCTCCTCCATCCATTTGGTTGAATATTCGGGACCACAATAGGCACATTTGAAATTACAAGTGTTTGAAAAGTTTACCTCAACATACTTTGGATTAAAATCTGCTCTCCAATGTGACTTTGATATTTCATCAAAATATGGTTCTGACCAAGGTTCAGCACTTTTAAAAATTCTATCTGAAAATGAATTAGAATTATCTTCAACATTCCAACAATATCCACACTCCTTTGGTCGTTGACCGTTTAACATTTCCTTCCTTGCATACTTTTTAACATTACTATTATGTAATGCCGTGTAGTTTCTTTCAATCTCCTCTAAAGGTACTTTGTGTGGAGAAGGGTGGTGACAAGAGTGAGTTGTACCATTGTGTAAATGCATTGTCACTTGTGTCCATTTTGCCAAACAGAAACCACAACCAACACCATTTAACTTATCTTTTGTTATGTTAAAATCTATCATTTCATTTTTGTATTGATGAACATCGTTTTAGGATACAACGTCTCATCTAAATTAACAATCTCAGTTACCTCGGTTATTTTGTTAAGACCCTCGTCTTTGTAATTTATTTTCTTTTGTTGCATTTCGGTAACAAATCGTTTTTCATTTCTTGCGGTAGTTTCACCTTTAGCCCATTTACCATTCACAAAACCTTCATCGATGTGTGGTAAACAATAGAATTGACCTTCTTTTCTAAATGGTAAAACGTTTTTAACAATTTCAATATCTTCTTCACCAATCGTTGAATCTTTAACAACTGCCATTGAACCATTTACCTTGTTAGTGAACCCATCTTCGAAGTCATAATGTAAAACCAAATCTTCATCTTCTGTGGTTGTAAACACTTGATTGATTTCATTTGGTTTGAAACACTTTTTAAAAATTTTCACTTCACCGATTTTACCTTTATAGTATGTTCTTTGGTGAGGACAATTACCTAAAACAAATGGTTTTACCGCATCCATTCTGGCAATTTCATATTTTGCATCAAAAGGTAATTTTTCTCTAATACCTCTAACGTTTCTCTCCAATTCATCATTAATATAAAGGTACAATTTATTTTCCTCTTGTGAGTAAGAAATTGTTACCCAAGTCCATAAGTTCTCAAATCGTTTCGCCCAAAAATAATGATGTTGGCTATTTCTATCGAAGACAACCATCGATACTGCTCTTGAATTGTTAAATGAAACACCCCAAGTCCACATACCTTCTTTTCTTAATATTGGGTATTCTAAGAATCTATTTTGTTGGTCACCAACTAACCAAATAGGAACCACATCTTGTTGTTGTTCGGCATTAAACAATATTGAAATGGTGTGGTCTGATGTAAAACAAGAACTTATTTCTCTACTTGTTGGTATTTCAACCGCAGATGTTTTTCCGTTAAATTTAGCATACTTTTTACTTTCATATTTTTGAATGATTTTACCAGTGGTTAAACCTTCAAAATAACATCTCCAAAATAAGTCATCATCTTCTTGTCCCCAATCCCAATAATCATTTGAGTAACCATTGGTTTGATATGCTTGTTCTTTCGTGAATAACACAACACCACCAAAGTATTGGTCATATCCCAATCCATAATTGTATTTGGATAACTTAGTTGCAATGTGCATCGGATTGTCTTCAGGATATGAATAGTCCGCGAACACACCGTCTTTATCATATACCAACATATCCACATCGTGCCAAGCAATGTAATCACATCCATCATTGAACGCGTAATGAGCGGCAATGTTTTTCATTGCACCTCTATTAAAAAGTTTATCATCAACCTGATGACCGACATAAAATTTGTGGTCAATATTTTGACTTGTTAGATACTTTGATAAGTGAGGGATTAATCTTTCAATGTGTTCCTTTCTATTTCGATAAGGGATACAAATTCCTAATTTGTGACTCATATTCCAACGTTAATGTGTGTTATATTATTTTCTACTATTTTTCCATAAAGAATAAAATCTAAATCCGATAAACCGTCGTTTTCGAGTAGTTCATCATTTTTTGAAACTTCGTTATAGAATCTTAATTGGTTCCACCTTGTTGCTTGGTGTTTCCATTTATTTTGATAGAATCCATTCTCTTCGTGTGGTAAAGAAATAAATGTCGATTCTTTTCTGTGTGGTACTTTTACTTTTCTTGATTTATTCAATTCCAAGTCAACTATCTCACAATTACTTATCATACCATAGTTTTGTGAACCAGTCAAATCTGCCAATCTGTATCCGTCAATAAATTTAGAATTATAATAAAGCACCATATTATTATTTTTTCCAAAATCTTTCATAATTCCTTCATTATGATGGTTTGAAATTCTATAGATTTCTTCTTCAGTTAGTATGTCATTAAAGACAACGAATTTGTCGAAGTAACCTTTAAAAAAATTTTGTTTCTCTTCTCTTTTTGGGTTCGCAGCACCTATGTAAAAATGTTTTTCTTTTGCGTATGGGTGTAACTTACCAAAGGTGTCAGGTGAACCAATATATTCTCCGTCTTGATAAACATTAATAATTCGTTCTGTTGGGTCAATCGTTACACAAATATTGGTTTGATAATTCGGTTTAATATTTGAGTTAACATATAACGCTTGTTTGTCTTTATCAAAGAAACAAACATTATATCTTGAGAACGAATTGTAAGAAATTGAGAAGTCGTAACCAGGTATCGAGAATATAGTATAATCATCGGTTTCTTTTTCGTGATTACACGTTAATTCATCGGGGAAGAATGAAACGAAAATCGTTAGTATTTGATTTGTGTTAATTAAGTTAGGACATTCAACGTATGCATCAACTCCATTGAATTTTAGTTTTTGTCCATCAATACCGACATTCTTAATTACTAACTCGTCAAGGTCAATTTCTTTCTTAATACAACGAAGTCTTAAGTCATCATCCTCATATCCCCAACCCCAATACTTGTTTGAATAACCATTAATTTTCTTGAAATCTTTCATTGGGAATAATGTAACTCCTCCGAAATATTCATCAAAAATATCTCTTGGTTTTTCGTCTTTATTTTCTTTAAATCCTGTCGCTAAATGGACAGGAAAATCGGAATACGAATAGTCGACGTGAAGTGGTATCATATCTATATCGTGAAATACCACATAATCACAATCAAGTTCCTCAGCATATTTGAATCCGATGTTTAAAAGCATACCTCTATTAAACAACTTCGCATCGTCTTGATTAACGATGATTAATTCAAAAGGAATTGAATGTCTATTAAGATATTTCGTTATTCTCTTTTTGAATAATTCAAGTTGTTCCGGTCTGTTTCTATACGGAACTATTATACCAAGTTTTTTACTTTTTTTCGACATCGTTAGACTTAACAAACTTATTATGGAATTCAGTTAAGTAATATTGAATTCTATTACTCCATTCTTCTTTATCCACTTCTTCAAACCAAATGGTTAATGCGTCAAGTGAGTTTGCAATTTTTTCAAGTGCTTTAACTTTCTTTTTTTCAAGGTCCAACATTTCTTGTTGGTTGTCTTTTTTTGTTGTTTCGCTCATATTGATATTATTTGTTTTATTAATTTATTCCAATTACGGTATCCTTGATATTCGGGTTGAATCATTCCTAATTCAAAATGAAATTCCTCCTTAGTTACGTTTATTTTGAATTTGGTTTTTTTCAATTCATTATACATTAATTCATACTCAGTTGAATATGAATAATCTTGTTTTAAATCAGCAACACTTTTAATTCTTTTTATTGATGATGAGTCCCATTTAAAATGATGGACTTGGACTGAATGTGTTTCAATTGGTGCAATTAATGGGTGGTTCCATCCTTGCCATCTCCAAGTTGTTTGACCATTTATTTTAGCATAATGTTGGCCACTTGTTATTTCAACATAACCTTTCACAACACATATTTTATTAGGACAAGCATTACTCATTGGATATCTAAAAAATCCTGCGTTTGGGAACTGTTCCCAAATACTTTCGTTTGATTTTAATTCTACAAAATCACCTCCTCTCCCTATCCTATCAATAAACCCACCTCTAACAATATCCCAATTATTTCTATCACAATCAGATATTAGTAAATTTAAAGTATCTTCAGGATATAAATGAAATTCATCAATATCTGCAATCACCCACCAATCATTCGGTTTTTTTGATTTGACAAAATTGTAAAGTTGTGTAACTCTTTCCCAATCAAATATTCTATCATATTGTGTTTTAACAATTTTAACATTGTCATAACCTTTGATAATGTCTTGTACTTCTTCGTGTAGTTTTGGTCTTTCGTCTGTATTGTATACAATATAGTTTATCTCATCAACATACTTAGAATAATGTTTGATGTGATGCACAATGAGATTTGTCCCGTGACCTATAACTGTTAGTAATCTAATCATTTTTTCGATTTATCAACGTTATCCCACTAGAGGATGGTTTTGTTGATAATATACGAAAATTAAAAAGATTAATCAAGTTCCACTCGGGATTTTCTTGTAGTTCTTTAATGAATTTTGCCGGACCATCGAATCGATAATGGTCTTTTTTAGAATCTTCAGAAACGATTAAAGTTTCTTCGTAACTGCTGTCTGTGTCGTGTATAAAGATTATACCATTATCAGATAATATTTGTGAATAAAGTTCAAAGTCTTGTTTAACACCTTCATATGAATGGTCACCATCAATGAAGAGAACGTCTATTTTAATATCCTGTCTAACAAAAAAATCATAATACGCGTCGAAAGAAGTCGATTTAATAAATCTCGGATAAAAATTCTTACGATAGAATGACTCTTCATTATCCAAATCGTTAGGCCCGCCAACACCATTACAAGCATCGACAACGTAAGTAACACCAATGTCACCCCAATTATAGTCTCCATTTCCTTCAAATATATTTTGTTTATGTAAATCAATTCTTGCTTGTGTCATAATACGTGGAATAAATCCACCTCCCGAACCAATACAGACACAATTCTTGGCTCTCATATGTTGGATGATTGAGTAAACAAGAATTCCATCTCCTATATGTAAATCAGTTGCACCGTGTGTCCATCGATATGGAACTGGTGTATCGTCATTGTTGGTAATGAATTTTTTAATATAGTCGTTGTTACTTATCATTTCATCCAATCAGGCCAAAGTGGTTTTGGTGTATATCTTTTACTAACACTTATCATTTTATCTTTTAACATTTCATACAATGTTAAATCTTGCTCGATTTTAGTTTCAGATAGTTTAGCACTAATTCTTACTGATATACCTTCACCCGCACCATTGACTTCTTTATTTAAACCGATGTCACAAAATTCTTTTGCTATTTGTAATTTTTCATAATAATGGTAAAATCTTTCTTGGTTAAATCCATTCTTATTTATAATTAAAAAATATTCCCAAATCGTTTCATACTCTGTGAAATTAGGACATATTTTATTTGCGTAACCATAATACTTGTTCCACTCATCTCTATCAATACTAATTAATTCTTTAATGTATTTTCTCTTTGATTTATGGTTTAACAATGTGTCAATATAACTAATGCCGTCGTTAAATTCATACGTTTTTAAATCTTTCAAAAATGAAAAATCTGTAACGTGTGTATCGGCGTCAAGTAGTATTGAAATGTTGTGTTTATCTAAAATATATTTTGGTAATATCATCTTATCCGCGTACGATTTAAATGTTCTATCGTATTGGATTATATGTAAAAGTGATGATGAATATTTTGTTGTAAATTTTTCAGGGATATCTGTTAAGATGTAACAATGATACCCCTCATTAAGTATATTTCGTATTTTATCAAATGTACCATTAAAATAGTACTCTTCACCAAAACAAAAAATTCCAAAACCTATGTTATTCATAGGTAAAATTTAAATAAAAATCTTAAGATTGTGGAGTTTAAATCTTTTTTAAATTATTACTATAATTAATTGCGTGTTGTTCTTCCATAAATGGATTACTCACAATTGTTTCACCATCCTGTATGTATTTTACATACCAGCAAGTGTTTTCTATGTAAATTTCTATATCACTAATTGTTGTCATAACCTTCTATTTTTGGTAATTCTTCGATATTCCAACCTAATGATTCTTCATTCCAAATTGCAACCATACCTTCTTCAACTTCAGGTCGTTCAACAGGTGGGTCCCATTGTCCTAATGTCTCATTTAAAACCCAAGAATTGAATGGTTTAGGCGGTAAAAAAATGTCAAGTTCTCTGTTATAGGAGTATCCCAAACCTGCAAACATTTTTCTAATATTGCCATTATAGGATGTTTGAATCCATTCACCTCCCAATCCTAAATCTATTGATAGGTAATTATTACCTCTGTGTTGTTGGTCGTCGGGAACAACTAATATTTGTTGTACAATATTATTTTCGTCTATTTGTGCAAAATGTGCCATCTTATTTCTTTTTATATCTAATGATAACGATACCTGAACCACCGTTACCTCCTTTATTATTTGAATTGTAGTGAGCTCCTCCTCCACCTCCACCACCTGTGTTCGTTCCTCCGTCTCCACCAGGTAGATTAGTCCAACATCCTGTACAACCATTTAAAGTATCTCTACCCCACTCAATAGAATCTCTTCCTCCTGTTGCGTAGTTGTTTGCAAATTCATTTGGTGCACCTGCACCTCCACCGCCTCTTCCTCCCGAACCACCAAATGTGGAATAACCCGCACCACCTCCACCACCTGCCCAATAAAATGGTCTACCTAATATTGTTGATAGTTTACCCGCACCACCATTTGCTCTTGCTGTTGAATCAGTTCCTTGTGCTGCCGCACCTCCACCTCCGCCCGAATAATATGCTGCTGTTGAGTTTCCTCCTCTAAATCCTTGACCTGAAGTACCTGAACCTCCGTTAAATGTTCCTGCGTTGTCATTATAACCACTAGCACCCCCTCCTGAACCTCCACTACCACCGGCAATACCTGGCGTATATCCTCTATAAGAACTACCACCAAAACCACCACCTATAGATGTTAATCCATTAAATGATGAGTTACCACCTGCAGTTGCGGGTATTGTGTATTGGTGACCTCCCGGTTGTCCGTTTGTTCCTGCAGCAGGAGCACCTGTTCCACCCGCACCTACAGTAATTGTATATGAACCGGGTGTTAATACGTGTTTCCCACTTAGGAAACCACCGCCCCCTCCACCGCCACCCATATCCATTCCACCACCACCGCCACCACCTACAATCAAATATTCAACGTGTAGTGATGAACCAATTAATGATGATAATGTAAATGTACCTGAACTATTAAAACGATGAATTCTCCAATCTCCCGATTCTGTTATAACACCACCTGTTGCAATAATTTTTTGATTTCGAAATGAAGCACCTTCAATGGTTGCCGATGTTGAATCTAATTTGTTCCTTGTGTTATTTAATAAATCAGTAATTCTCGGTTCTGAACCGTCACATAAATCAACTCTCGGTTCAAAAAATTGTAATCTTGTAGTGTTATCACCACAATAATAATGATATGTTCTATGATTTAATGACGTTGTACTAGGTCCGAATTTCATATCATTTCCAACATTACAACCATTAATTCCTGCAACTTTTCCACCACTAATTGTCCACCTGCCCGTATCTGCGTGTTGATTAGAATTTGGATAAGTGTGTGGAAAAACGTGACCAACAACTAAATACCATACGTTTTGTGTAAGCGCACCAGTACCGACACAGTCCCAATACGGATTACATTCTTCACCAAAATCAGATAACCTAAGTACACATTGTCCTCCACCATTTGTACCTAAATAAAACGTTCCACCTGCGGAGCTTGATGTCCTTCTAACCCAAACAGACATTCTATATAATTTAGTATTATCAACAGAAAAGGAACTATGATTCCAACCACCGTCATCAGCCGCGGAACCGTTTGCTCTTGTTTCCCATAAAACAGAACTATTACCAAAAGGGTCTGTACCAATTACTCTTTCATTCTCATCAGTACTACCATTTTGACTAAATGAACCAATACCACCCGAACCTGTGGTCCAAGAATATGGGTCTAAAATATTTGTTTTTCTAAATAATATCGGCATTACTCTTGAGTTAAATGTTTTGTTATGTATTCTTCACATTCTTTAAATGTTTGTGCACCAAACCACCTAGCACCATTTTCATCTTCCACCATAAATGGAAAAGCATTTAAAATGCAAGTTGGGTCATCTACATTAATTTCATCTGTGGGGATTTCAACAATTGTTAAATTAATCATACTCCAAATCTTTGTCTACCAACATTAAAATTATTAAGGATTTCTGCATCTGTTAATCCTCTATTATATATTTTTACGCTCGAAACTCGAACATTAGTATGTGAAGTCGCACTTATATAATAAGTCCCTGTTGGGTCATAAAGGTTTAAACCTGTACCAAAATCCGTATTATACATTTCAACACCATTAATCCATATAATATATCGATTATTTCTTCTCATACCAACAATATGATGCCAAGTGTCATATGATATTGAATATGCTGGGTGTTGATAGGTGTATGTGCCTCCAGTTGCAAAACCAATCATAGTATAAATGCTTTGCCCAATCATAAAAAATCTGAACCAATATTGACCAAATATAGTTTCACAACATCCAGTATGAATTCCACCAGATGGTGGATAAAACCAAGTATCTATTGTTCTTTCAGATGTAGTCGCCCAATCACTTGAGTACCCTCTTGATGATTGTTGACTATTAAATCTAAAATAATCACCCTCAAAAGTTCCTACCGCTGACCAATCATTACCATATCCACTAATATCAAACCATTTTGTACTTGCAACAGTACAACCAGGATTTGAAACGTAATATTGATATCCGTATCCACAATCATAATAGTTGGCGGATGTGTTTATAAAAGAATCCAAATTTCCTGCATCCAACCACAACACTAACCCATCTGTTACTACGGTTGGTGTTGTTGGGATTTCTCCTTGTGTGTTGAAATTTGTTCCCGATAAATTATTTCCTCCTAATATTATTCCCATAAAATTATTTTATCTACCAAATCTATTTCTTGTTGCTTGATAATATTCTGAGATTTCAAAAGGATTTAAAACTCTATTATACAAACTTATTAATCCAATGTCCCCCCAAGGTTGACTCGAAGCATTTGGATTATTTTGGTCTCCGTTATTATAAGCACCAATTGAACAAAACCCGTGTTTAAATCTTGAATTGATGCTAGCAATCTGACCTCTTAATAATCCTGCGGTGTCATTATATCCAAATAAATGATATGGTGATGCCGTATTATACCATCTCCATACTAACATATCCCAATTTGACGTACCATAAGCGGGTAAACTTTGTTGACTAAATCCACTACTATTAAATCCTGTACCATTCGTATTATCGTACATACCCATACCCCAAGCACCCGATTGAATAATAACTTGGTGGTCAGCTCCTGAACTTAAACCTCTTAATAATGTTCTCCATTCAGATGTACTATTCTTAACTCTTGTCCAACAAATACACGTGACATTACCCGATAATGGGACATCAGTACTCGTTTTCTTTGCACAACCATATGAACCATTAAAATCCATATATTTTGGTCCTGACGAATTATATGCGGAAGCGTTTATAACAAAGTTATAACCATTACCACTTAAATCATACCAATCAGAACCACTGCCCGGATATGAATCAACATCACCAGCATCTAAATGTAATATTAGACTATCACGATTTATTTTTGTTCTAAAAATTCCTGCACTCGTGATGTCATTTGAACTTATTATGTGATTCTTTACATTTAATGGCATCTTATATAATCTCTTCTAAACTAATCTTAAATTTCTTTCCGTTATTATTATTGATAATATACAAATTTTCTTCACCTTCCTGAATAGTCCACGTGCCTTTTGTTCCATCAATATCATTTCCTTCAGGTTTATTCATATTACTTAAATGTAAGTCGTTCGTATAAACGTTTGCCCAACCTAAAGATACCGAACCTAAATTCACTGAATTATTACTTAATGGTAATATACTTCCACCTGTTGTTAATGACCCCGCAAGTTGCATATTACCTGACGTTGCGTTTAATGATGCAATTGGAACAACACCAATTCTTCCCCAAGTAAATCCTCTTCCCGCATCTCCGGAATTCATTTGGGTTTTAATTGAATAATCGTTAACAGTTCCATATTGGTAAACACTACTAACACCCATACTAATTTTATAGTTGTCTTCAGACCAAAATCTCAATCCATTACCTTCACCAGGTGTTACGTTATAGACCGAATTTTGATTAGTTCCGTTAGGTGCACTTCCCGCACTTGATGCATATGATACAGATTGTGAACCAATATTACTCGTGGTAATTGCATCTGTAATTCCATACCCCGATATTGTTGTTGGTTTCGATGAAACGTTTGCGAAAGATATACCTGTAATGTAACCAGGACCGTTTGTTAATTGGTTAAGGTTAGTTAAATTACCTGAATGATACATCGTCACCCAACTACCCCAAGAACCAGCATCTGCCGACCTCATATATAATCTGTTACCACCCGTATCAAAAAATAATTGTGAGTGATAGTTTCCTGGATGGGTGTCTATTTGTAATAATGCACCACCGTTGTGAACAACTGTTGGTCTATTAGACCAACCTGATGTTGAACCTCTATATAATCCTGTGGTGTTAAATGCGTTAACATCAACTGTTGCTCTATCTTGATATAATGAATCGGTAATTCCGTATCCACTAAGTGTTGTTGGTTTTGATGAAACGCTTGAGAATGCTATACCTGTTATATATCCACTGTTATTAGTGAATTGAGATATATTCATTGATGTTAATGAACCTGCTGTTGTTGCGTACGATACAGATTGTGAACCAATATTACCAGTTGTAATAGCATCCGTGATTCCATATCCCGATATTGTTGTTGGTTTCGATGAAACGTTTGCAAAAGATATACCTGTTATATAACCAGTGTTATTTGTGAACTGAGATATGTTCATACTACTTAATGAACCTGCAGTGGTGGCACTACCAGCGGTATCCGCATATCCTGCCGCAATTTTTAACCAAGAGCCTAAGCTATTATTTTCATTATATCTTATACTCATATATGGAGTCGTTGCCGTTCTAGGAATTGCAACTTGCATACCATATGAACCACCACCGGTAGCCGGATAATCATTACCAAGACCAATATACCAAGAATAAAACTGACCTCCACCTCCTGTTGCAGGTCCATTTGTATTTCCTTGTACAAATCTAAATCCAAAACCATATGATGGTGTTGACGCATCAAAACTAGTTCTTGTTGAGTGATTATCACCCATATTATTAAAGAACTGAATAGGTGTTAAACCTCCAACCGTTGTTGAGTTGCCGGCAGATGCCACCGTTTGTGAACCAATATTACCTGTTGTGATAGCATCTGTTATACCATAACCACTAATTGTAGTAGGTTTTGATGATATTCCACTAAATGTAATTTGAGATGAACCAGATACTAAACCTGAAGGAATTCCTGATATTGAACCAAATGATATTTGTGATGAACCAGAAACAATACCTGACGGAATTCCACTTAACGAACCATATGTTATTTGAGAGGAGCCCGATACTAATCCTGAAGGTACTCCACTAATACTACCGAAAGATATTTGTGATGAACCCGATACAATACCTGAAGGAAGTCCACTCAATGAACTAAATGCAACTTGTGACGAACCTGATACTAAACCACTCGGTATACTACTAATACTTAAGAAAGTGATTTGTGAAGAGCCAGATACTAAACCTGAAGGAACACCAGTAATGCTACCAAATGTGATTTGAGATGAACCAGACACTAATGCCGGTTTATCCGTTATACCATTGAATGAAATCTGTGCGGAACCTGAAACAACACTTATACCATTGAAGAATGCACCTGAGTGTATTGTTGTTCCTGCAAGTACTTGAGAACTACCCGAAACAGTACCTGAAGGTAAAAGTGATATTACTTGTGCGGAACCTGACACGATACCCGCGGGAATACTACTAATAGATGAATATGTAATTTGACTTGAGCCCGATACAACACCTGATGGTAATTGTGCACTACCACTCCAAACACCACTTCCATTTAATACTTGTGAAGAACCTGACACTGTTCCTGCAGGTAATTGTGCGGAACCTGACCATACTCCACTTCCATTTAATACTTGTGAAGAACCTGAAACAAGTCCTGCGGGTATACTACTAATACTTAAGAAAGTAATTTGTGACGAACCTGAAACTAATGTTGGTTTATCTGTTATACTATTAAATGAAATTTGTGCAGAACCTGAAACTAATGTTGGTTTATCTGTTATACCATTGAATGATATTTGTGATGAACCTGAAACTAATGAAGGTTTATTTGCAACATTAGAAAACTCAACATATGATGCTGTTGCTACGGTACCCAATAAATTAGTTCCAACACCATTTGCTAATGTTGATATATCGAGATACGCACCTCTTGCATTTCCTCCTTGTTCGAAAATTCTTAGTCTATTTTGCCAAACATCAATTGTGACACCTTCACCTGAAAGTGTTGTGTTGGTTACCGCTTTACCTAATAAAATTTCACCTCCTTCATCTCCACCTGTTGCGTTTACTGTTATTTTATTTCCACCCGCAACAATTAATGAACCTGTAATTTCGGTATTTGAATTAACACTTACTTTCGTTCCTGTGTCACTAATGTTACTATCACCTAAATGTTCCGCATTAACAGACTTAAGTAATCTGTTATTTGTTGGGGACGTCTCGTTACCTAAGTTATTAAAAGTTTGAGGTCCCATCAACAATATTGACGATGTAACCGTTGTTTGATTTTGGTGAACAAATATCCATTGGTCATTTACCGAGTCAAATAATATAGACCCCGATATTTGTGGTGATGAACCACTATCAATTACTGCAAGACCACCAAATCTAATACTTGGGTTTTGTGCGTTAACTGTGATAATATTATCGGCGATGTTTACTACTGATGAACTAATGTGTTGAATAGATGATGAACCGGCAACTATTAAATCCTGTGAAATAAATAATGAACCTGTTATTATTTGACTACCTTGGAAGACATTACTTCCTGTTGTTGCATAACTACCTGTTTTACCTTCTAAAGATGTTAATCTATTGTCTTGACCTAAGTCTGTGGTTGCTAATGATGAACTAAAAGTACTATAACCAGTCGTACTAGATAATGTAACCTGTACTGACCCTGAAACAACACCTTCGGTGTTTAATCTATTCTTAATTGTTGTATTAATAGAAGATGTAAAGCTATTCAAACTACTTGTTGCAGTTTCTATAATACCTAATTTGGTATTATTACTAGACGTATAAGAATTTAAACTTGATGTCGCAGTTTCAATAATACCCAATCTAGTATTATTACTAGACGTATAGGAATTTAAACTACCAGTAGCAGTATGAATTGCATTAATATTTGTGGTATTAGATGATGTATATGAATTCAAACTACCTGTAGTTGTTTCTAATGAAGTTAACCTACTGTTTTGTGTAGACTCAACAGTATTGTTAGAACTTGTAAAACTATTAAAATCTGTTCTAATACTCGAACTAGCAGATTCTAATGATGTTAACCTACCAGATGCACTTGAAGTGAATGCATTTAAACTACCTGTTGCAGTATGAATAGCATTTATATTCGTAGTATTAGAACTTGTATATGAATTTAAACTACCTGTTGTGGTATGAATAGCATTTATATTCGTAGTATTAGAACTTGTATATGAATTTAAACTTGCTGTTGAGGTATTCAACGCATTTACCGCAGTCGTGTTACTACTTGTGTACGAATTTAACGAACTTGTTGCAGTATGAATAGCACTTATGTTTGTCGTGTTACTACTTGTATACGAATTTAATGCATTAATTACTGTGTTGTTACTACTCGTATAAGAATTCAAACTCGCGGTTGAGGTATTCAACGCATTTACCGCAGTCGTGTTACTACTTGTGTACGAATTTAACGAACTTGTTGCTGTGTGAATTGCATTTATATTCGTAGTATTAGAACTTGTATATAAATTTAAACTACCAGTCGATGTTTCGATGGAACTTAGTCTACCATTTGCACTTGAAGTAAACGTATTCAAACTTGAAGTTGAGGTATGAATTGCGTTGATATTGGTAGTATTAGATGCAGTATATGAATTCAAACTACCAGTCGATGTTTCAATAGAATTTAATCTACCGGCAGCACTTGAAGTAAATGTATTTAAACTACCTGTCGAAGTTTGTAAAGTTCCGATAATTGTGTTGTTTGAACCTGTGTAAGTGTTCAAAGAAGATATGGAACCTGTTACACCTTCTATTGAATTTAAACGTCCATTAGCACTTGATGTGAATGTGTTTAAACTTGATGTGGATGTGTGAATTGCATCAATATTTGTGGTATTGGATGCTGTATATGTATTGATACTTCCTGTGGAAGTTTCTAACGATGTTAATCTTAAATTAGTACTTGACGTGAAACCATTAATACTACCCGTACTTGTCTCCAAATTAGCGATTCTTGGGTCGATACTAGCAGTATACAATTGGAAAGTTGTTTCATCCAACTTACCCGTACCGATAGGTTGACCGTTCAGGCTCATCGAACCTGTTATAGATAACGAACCCGTAACTTTGTGGGTATCTGTTATTGAGTTACCAAATTGGGTAGAACCTGACTCGAAAAGGACTGAAGAACTAACAATTGATATGTGTAATTCATCTGCGGTAAGTCTCCCTCGGACGGTTAGGTCTTGTTCAAAGTCGGCTGAGCCTGACACGACAAGACCATTCTTGATTTTAAATTCGTTTGCCATAATTTATTAGTTTCACTGTCCACTAATGTGTTACTAATAAATACTATAAATTGTGATTATATTTTAACAAGCATAACTATCAATTACATATCCATCACTATCAATTTGTAGTGTGGTTCCAAAGTACGCCGTTGAGTCTCCGTACCATAAACTTCCACCATTAAATGGTGTCGTCATTCCACTATTGGTATAGAATCTTGTAACGGATGTCCAAGCCGAATCATCACCATAAACTGTTTGGTCGGTACCAAATAAACCATTACAATAATCAGGTGCCGTAAACCCTGTACTGATTAGATAATTCGTTGATGATGAGGATGATGGTGGGTTAATTGTTGAACAACCAAGTGCTCTATATAAAACTTCCACCGCCCAAGTTCCTGAAGAGATATTAACATTTAACACACCTAATCCTGAAACTGTAAAAGTAACTCCCGTTGTTGAACCCATATCCATTGTTGAGGTTTCATTATAAACCGAGTTTGAACCGTCCCAAGCTGACATTATCATACCCGCTCTCATATTTGAGCCGTTTTTAACCACATAATCAAAATTGGCACCGTCAAAGTCGCCTAAATCAAATATTGCAGTGTTACTTGATATTGTCACACATTTTGAACCTAATGTTGCAATGTTAATAGTTGTTGTTCCACTTATGGTTTGGTTACCGTAAAATGTATTTGAACCTGTGGTTGCAAAACCTAAATTACCAAGTTGTTGTGAACCTGAAATAATACCTGCTTTCCATATTGGTTCATCATTATAAACCGCTAAAACTCTTCCTTCATAACTTGCACTAATGTGTGGTAGTCCACCACCAACAGTTGCACTAACTTTACCTGTTTGTGCAGATGAGAATGTTACAACTAATGTACTTGTTGATTGTGCTGATATGTTTGTTGGTATAATTACATTACCTGATGAGTCGAATACAACAATTGCAGGATATCTCTCACCTAAATTGTGTGTTACTGTCCAAGTTGTTGAAGCGGATGATTGTGTATGAACATATGTGGTACCTTGACCACCACCTCCACCCGCATTTAATGCAAATGCTGCGGTTACAGCATATGACGCACTTAATACCGACATTGAAGATGTTTGTGATGTTAATACAACACTTGAGCTAAATGTATTTAATGAATCAATCGAACCTGTTAAACTATCTATTCTAACTTTTACTGATGAAGATAGACTTGTAATTGACCCTGTGATGGTATCAAAACTATTCTTAACAGATGATGATAAACTAGTGATAGAACCTGTTACAGTATCTATACTATTTTTTACTGAGGAAGATAATACTGTGATAGAACCTGTTACAGTATCTAGACTATTTTTTACTGAGGAAGATAATGTTGTTATAGAACCAGTGACATCATCTATTCTAACCTTTACTGAGGAAGATAATGCTGTTATAGAACCTGTAACATCATCAATTCTAACCTTCACAGACGAAGACAATGCGGTAATTGAACCGGTCACATCATCAATTCTAACTTTTACTGAAGATGATAATGCTGTGATAGAACCCGTAACATCATCTATTCTAACCTTTACTGAGGAAGATAAATTAGCAATTGAGCCTGTTACATCATCAATACTATTTTTTATCGAACTACTAAATGTTGAGTATCCTGTGGTGTTGGTGATGTCTATTTGTGATGAGCCTGACACTAATGGTGTATCACTAGAAACAATAGAGCCTGTAATATATACTGAACCTGTAAATTGATGTGTGTCGTCACTTGTGTTACCAAATTTAGTACTACCACTTTGGAATAAAACTGAAGATGTTACATAATCTGTATGAATTTCTTTTGCTGTAATTGTACCATCAACATAAACATCTCTATTAACATAAAAACCATTATTATTAATGGAAGCACTTGCATTACCACTAACAATTTTATCTAATTGTAATCCTGTAACACCTGTCGCAGGAATATTATATAAACCAATACCATTACCAATAAATGAACCTGTAAATGAACCCGTACTATATGATGTGGTAAATGAATTTAAACTACTCGTTGCGGTATGAATCGCATTGATATTAGTGGTGTTAGAACTAGTGTAAGTATTTAACGAACCCGTCGTTAATTCTATTGAATCTAATCTACCATCTAAATCGTTTGTTGTTGTTGCAATTGATGAACTTAAAGAACCTATTGATGTTGATATACTTGAACTATAATCTGAATATCCTGTTGTTCCCGTGATTTCAATTTGTGGTGAACCTGATACCAATGTTGGTACATTTGTTAGGTTATTATAATTAATCGAACCAGTTAGTGAATTTACAATTAAATTACCAGCAATTGTAATTGTTGTGCCTGTTTCAGATATTAATGAATCACCTATGTGGTCACCACCAATTGATTTTGGTATTCTACCACTTGTTAATGTTTGTTCATCACCTAATGAACCTGTATTTCTTGGTCCCGCAATAAACATCGCACCACCATAATGGGCTTCCGAACTATTTTGATAAATCCATCTATTATGTAATCCGTCCCATAAAAACGAAGCGGTAATGTTTCCATTTGAACCCGAATCGTGTACCTCCAAACCTGAAAATCTTGCAGCAGGATATGAAGCATTCACTACGATAATGTTATCTTCAACAATTAATTGTGATGCAGTTGAATAAACAATTGAAGATGACCCTAATACTCTTAAATTTTGAGTGATGGTAAGGGAACCTGTGATTGTTTGGTTACCATTAAATTGATTTGACCCGGTAGTCGCGTAAGGTAAGTCAGTTAATAATGCACCATTACCTTTAAATGTTCCACTAATAATACCACCGTCATAAACATAGAGATTACTACCACTGTTTAATATTAATGAACTATTTTCTGTTAATTGTAAAGAGGCATCAAACACCGCAGAACCTGAAGACACAATTAACGAACCCGTGATTTCGGTATTTGTGTTAATTTTTAAACCTTGGGAATTTGATATCGATGCGGTCGCATTACCGTCAGCAATTCTTGTTAAATTTAATCCCGTAACACCACTTGCAGGTATGTTATATAGATTTGTACCATCACCAATAAATGAACCTGAAAAATGTGATGCTGTTACATTACCAACAAGATGTATTGAACCTGTATTAACCGTGTTTGTTGATATTAATTCCTCAACTGATGGTCCGAGAGAACCTGAAACTGCCATATAAACCTTACCATCGGTAGTGTTTAATGCTAATTCACCTAATTGTAAATTTGAGTTAGTGGGTTTTTGACCGGATACACTACTCCTACGCAGTTTTACTATTTGTGCCATATATATGGTTCTCTCCTATGTTTTGTGGTATATACCACGGTTAATTAGACCTATGTAGGTCTTCTTATAAATACATAAAAATTAAGATTAAATAAACGAAAAAGAAATAAATTTAATATAGTTGAACTATTCCTCTATATGTAAACGTTCCAGTGTCTGTCACTTTAAATTGTGCATAACTCCCACTAAAACCCACAGCAAATGCCGGATTTGGTGCACCACCACCCGAAGTAACTTTTGAATCACCTCCAATATTTGAATTGATTGAATTTGCTCCCTGAGCAACTATGTAATTACTATAAACCGTCACTTTACCCGTACTATCATTGTGTGCTGAAAATGCATATGTTGCTCCGTGATATGATGATGTTAAAAATTGATGTAACACATAGTTTGAAGGGTTTGTCACCGTGTGTGAAATGTTTGTTTGTAAGGTACTGTCCATAATAAGAGAACCCGTAACAATTACATTACCATTGACAATTGCTGAACCTGTTACATTTACATTACCATTAACAATTGCAGAACCCGTTAAATTTAAGTTTGTACCATCAAATTTTAAATTTGATTCTCCTTGTAGTGTATTAGCCTGGCCAGTTGCGGTTAATACATTATCATTTGTATTTCCACTAATTGTTACATTAAATGAGCCACTATCTAAATCTGTTAATATTCTGTGTGAATTAATAAATCCACTACCTGTGATTTTTAACGAACCTGTAATAGTTTTATTACCATTCATTACGTAATTACCCGTTTGTGTGTAATTACCAATCTGTTCCATACTACCTGAAATAAATTGGAATGAACCTGTTGCCGCATTGAACGCACCTGAACCAACCAATTGCATACCACCCGCAGATATTAAGATGTTTCCACTTACGTTTGATAATGTTGTATTTGGTTGCCCCGGAACACCCGCAATATTAATAGAACCTGATGAAACATATATATCCGCAAATGGATTTGATAAAGTTCCCAATGTTGCTCCTCTTGCTGTTTTTGGAACAATATTTCCACCCAATGTGGTTGTTCCCGTAATTTCTAAAGAACCACTAATCACTTGGTTACCGTGAAATGTATTATTACCATCAAGTAAAATTTCTTTTGTTACTGTATGTGTTGTTGTGTTACTTGGGTTATTAATCACAATGTGAACACCACTGGTGTCTCCACTAAATTGTGGTAATTGGTCTATTTTTCTATTTCCCATTATTCGTTAGGTTGTAATTGTTCATCATCTTGACTTATTATAATAACATTATCTTCGGTTAATAATAATCCGTTAACTTCTGTTATTGTTAAAATAAATCCTTCGGTCATTGTTATCGCCATATCTATAAATACATAAAAAAAGGGAACCTTGTGAGTTCCCTTTAATATTATGTTCAATTTGTTTAATATACCCCACCATCGATGACAGTAGAGAATTTCAATGTACCATCAGAATTTTTATAACCTAATATACCATCAAGAACATCAGTTGATTCTGTTGTTGAAACATAACCTAAAACATTTGAGTTATTTTTAAAAACTACCGCAGATGTTTTAGTTCCGTTATCTGTACCACCTGAGAAAGATAATGTTACATTACCCGCAATTGTGGTATTACCATTCGATGCTGTAACTTGGAATTTATTTGTGTTATATGATAAAGTTGTACCGTTATCAGTTAATAAACTATTCCCAATGTTATTTAACCCTGTCGCTTTTGGTATTGTGTTTGTAGTTAAACTAACTTCAGAACCGTATGTTCCAGGTGTTGTTCCTACAAATTTACTTGATTGTCCACTTGCCGAAACAAACATCCAATAATCATTTAATGAATCCCATACCATAGATGCTGACACACCTGCAGAACCAGAATCCATAACTTCGAAACCTGCATATCTTTCAAATGGTGAATAAGCATTTAATCTGATAATATTATCATCAATGTTTACTGTTGTTGATTGAATATTAACTTGAGTTAATGAACCAAGAACTTCTAACGTTCCTGATACATAAAGGTTAGATAATAAACTTGTATTTCCTGTGATTGTTAAATCACCTGTAACGTCTAATTTATCGTTAATAGTTGTAGAACCTTGAACTAAGAGTGAACCCGACGCTCTAATGTCTCCATCATTATCATCAACTTCAAATGCACCTTGTCCAATTTTTAATTCTGAACCATTATATTGGAAATTAATATCATCAGTCAATCTACCGCCTGGAGCAACAAAGACAATTCTATTTTGATTCAAATCTTCAACTATTGAAGATGAAACTGTTGCAGTTGAGTCAACATCAATTGTTGAGCGGAATCTTGTAGAACCAGTTACGTCAAGTGTATTATAAAAACTAACTCCTCCCACGGTTTCTAATGAACCTGTAACCTTAGTGTCTCCACCTATATATGTGTTACCGTTAATATTTCCACCACCTTTAACTGTTAAGGAACCCGAAGCTCTAACATTTCCATTATTACCAGTAACTTCGAAATTACCCGCACCAACTTGTAGTGAACCTGAAGTTCTAGTACCTCCATCGATGCCAACTTCGAAATTACCCGCACCAACTTTTAATCTTTGTGAGTCAAATGTTAATCCACTATAATCTGTTAATAATCCGTTAGCACCTGCAACTGTAACTCTATTTTGTGTTAAGTTACCTATATATGTGTTACCTGTGATAAAAACTTCATCACCAGCACCATTACCTAAATAAGTGTCTCCTTGAACTACTAAATCTTCAAATACTGTGATACCACTCAAACTAATTGTTCCCGCGTTTAATATACCAACATTCGCAGTTCCTGAAACATATAAATTTCTCCAAGATTGTGCTCCCGAACCTATATCAAATGCATTATTAACTTCAGGTAAAATTGATGAACTAACTTCACCTTGGAAGACAACCAAATCACTTGTTTGATTACCAATGAATATGTTTCCACCTAAAGTTACATTTCCTGTTAAATCAATAGAACCTGTTTGACTTGTGTTACCTGTAATTGAAAGGTCACCATTAAGTCCTAAATTACCATTTAATCTGTTAATGGTTAATCCACTGATTGTGTTTCCTTCAATATTACCTGTTAAATCAAGTCTATTATTACCATCTTTACTTAAAACGTAAAGAGATTTATTACCTGAAGCGTAGAACGGTGTACCATCGATTACCGAGCCGTAAGAACCAACTGATATTGTTGGAGCAACAGAACCTTGGAATATCTTAGATACGGGTCTATAAGCTCCTGCAACACCTTCAGTTTCACCAATGAATACCATCGGTCCGTTTAGGTCGCTAATCGAACCTGTGGTCATCACTAATTCACCGACTCTAGCGGTTACATCTTTTAGTGTCCCGATACCACCTCTTCTGTGTTTAATAATTTGTGCCATATTGTAATTTTAATTCTTTTATATAAATACTTTATTTTTAATTAGAAAAATCCACCACAGTCAATAACAGCAAATTTGCTTACGTCCGCCATTTCACCCAATCCTTTTATTTTAAGAGATGCAGCGATAACCTGTGCATTTATTTGATTTTGAACAACGTTCATAGCACCAGAAACCACAAGTGACTCGACATTTGGGTCCAATTTTTGAACTAATGTTGTTTTACCTTCGACTAATAAATCACCCTTAATTCTCATAGAACCTGTAACCTGTAAATCGTTTGTTGTTGCATAATATGAACCTGTTGGTCTCCATATACCACTCTCCTCGATTGCTATTGCAACTGAACTAGAAAAATTTGTGAATTGTGTGTCTTGTATAAACCCTTCCTCGTCACCTAAAGGACCTCCAATCCACTTATCATTGAGTGTGTCCCAAAGTAATGAACCTGAAATAGTATTTGGAGCTGTAGGGTCTTTAACTAATAAACCACCAAACGCCGCTGCAGTTCCGTTTAATTCAACAATATTGTCACCAATAGTAACAACATTCGATTCTACTGCTGTTGTTGTACCTTTAACAATTAAATTACCCTTTACGGTTAGATTTGAACCTGTGGTCTCAATTGCTTCTTTAATCGACGCTGACCAATAATTTAACTCATCACTATTTGATAATAATTGTCCAGAAATGTATATATGGTCGGCATAAATTGAATTTAGAGAACCTGAGACGGCACCTAAGTTCACTTCAGAACCTGAAGGAACGTACTCTGTGTCAATTTGTAACCAATTAATCCGTTGTAACGCCATTGAAATGTAAAGTCTTTTACATAAATACTTTTTATTTCAGATGTCAGCATAAAAAAAGGGATTTTTTTAATCCCTTTTTATTTTAAACGTAATTTTTGATTATTTCAACCGCTTCATCGTGATTTTGGAAGTCACGGCCGGGTATAAAAATAGGTCCTGTGTCATCGTTTTCCTTCTTTATGAATATCGTAGGTAATAAATTATGACCTGTTTGACTAACTACTTGGTCCCATATAGGTCGATTCTGATTTATTTCCAATTCTTCATACGGAATTGATAATTCTGTTAATTTTTCTTTTAAACTAGCACAATGTCCACAAGTTTTTAAAGTAAAAATAATAATTGTGTTACTCATACTACAAATTAAATGATTCAGTTATCACTTTATCATAGAAATTTTTAGTGTTTGCTCCTGTTGCTCTGAATACCTCTTTCTTACCCTCAAATAAAATAACCGTAGGAACACTTCTAACTCCCATCTGCATTGCTAAGTCCGTATTTTGGTCAACATCTAACTTTACAAATTCAACTCCCTCGTAATTGTTTTGAATTGATTCTAAAGTTGGTACTAAAGCCTTACAAGGTCCACACCAAGTGGCAAAAAAGTCTACCAATACTTTCTCATTATTATTTAATTTTTCTGTTAATTGTTCTGTTGTTAATTGTCTCATTGGAATCCTATTGATTTTTTTTCTTTTGTTATTCTGACTTCATCGGAGTCTACATTATATATATCAGCCAAACTCATTGGTTCATTTGATTTATGATTTTTACCTAAATGGTCTAACAATTTATTTGTTTCGTCCAATGGTAGTTTTTCAAACTTATGTTCGGCGATTAATCTACCTTTTCGAAGTAACGCTTGGTCGATTCTTTCTCTTTTCATATTGAAGGTGGCAATTACTTGTATATTTAAACAATCACCTAATATACCATCAGTTAGGTTTAAAATATTTGACACACCTGCAGGTGAACCATTACCTTCTCTATCTGATATAACACGTTCAGCATCTTCAATAATTAAAATACTATTTTTCTTTTCCATCAAGAATGGTATAATCGATGGTTCAGATAACATCTCAGCCATTGATGGTGGGATGAATAAAATATCTTTGTCTTGAACGTATTTGGTCAAATATTTTAAGTAGGAGGTCTTACCTGTACCAGGGTCTCCGTGTAATAAAATAATTCCCTTATCGTTAGTTTTATTTAGTCTTTTAATAATGATATCGTGAATCTTTTTAAATTCAGAACCGTAATTTAATTCTAAATCCATATCAGGAACCGGTAAATCATATTCTTCAGTATCCAAGTGACCCATTTCACTTTTAACTAATTGAATGTTTGCTCTCTTCTTTTCTTTGACGAATTTATTTATTTCATCAAAATCAATTTGAGCATTTATTTCACCATTCTTTAAGTTGTAAAGAATATCAAGAGTTATGATTTCAGTTTTTTTCTCGGTTGAAAGGTCAGCTCGAACCATAATTTGTTTTTCATTATGGATTAATAGACTCTCAATCGCAATATCATAGTTCTTTTTTGTATTCTCAATCTTATGAGTTACCAAATAACCTTCTCGTTTAAAATATTCAAGAACTTTAGGGTCGTAATATGTTCTATTACTATACTTCGACGGCATATCACCAAACAACACAATGAAGTATTGACTATCGGGGAAGTCGTTCGAATATACTGAGTCATATAACTTCAGTTCTGAAGGTAGGATTCTTTTCATAATAGAAAGATAATTAAAAATTGTTTAATAGAAAAGTTAATTCAAAGAGTAAGTACCGAATTTTGTAGATACAATTGGGTTGAGTACTTTTCTTTCTGTTTGTTTGGTGATAATATTTTTTTTCAATTCCTCAAACTGTTCTTGTGTTAAGTTTGGTTCACCGAGGGAATCGAAATTTTTTTCGGATATTTTACACAGCTCATCATAAAAAATGTCAGGGTTTACACTTGACATAAAATAAGAACGAGCCTCTTCATTTTTTGATAAAAAGGATTTGATTTGATTTAAATAAATTAAAACTTCAGGTTTATAATTCATTATACTTTTTCTACGTGCTCAATACCAACGGTAACAATCGTTCCTCTACCAAATATCTTAACCTCAACATCCACTTTGTCTCCTTTAACTGATGATATCACACCATTAAATCCATTAAATGCACCGTCAGATATTGAAACAATGTCGCCGCTGTTTAATGTAATTTTTTTAGATTGTATATGTTCATCAAGAACTTCATCTTTTAAAATTCTTGCAACATCACTTTCTCTTAAAAGTATAGGTGTTTTATCCCCAAGTATTCCCATAATTGATTGTTGATGAGCAATCACTTTAAGGTCATCATCATTCAATTTTTGTTTGGTTTCGAAATAAAGATATCCACTGTAAAGAACTTTTTCTCTAATTACTTTTTTGTTTTTTACAACAACTAAGTTTTTCTCAAGAGGACACACAAATCTAAGGATGTTTTTAATACTACCCAAAGAAATTTCCTTATTATATTGTTCGGTTAATTGTCTTTCCTTACCCGGTAAAACTTTTACCACATACCAACTTGTACTCATAATTAAATTATTTTTATAAATATGAACTAATAGTTCATTATTAGGAGTTCAGTTCCCACGTTCTTTTCTTTCTTGGTGGACGCCGCTTTACTGAAATCTTTCTGTTCCCAACGATAATCTTCTTTTGGGAACCACTCTGATAATTGCGGAAAATCGTAATATGATAGACTAAATTTACCTTGTATACCTTTAATACAATCTGCTAATCTCAAATGGTCATTCACATCGAAATCGTGATTTGAATAGTAATTTTCAGTTTTCCAATATGGTGGGTCCATATAGAAATATGTTGTTGGTGAGTCGTATTTTTCGACTACTTGTTGGAAATCGGTATTCTCAACAAAAGTAATTTTATCGAAATGTTCTCTATATTTTGGATTCTTTAACTTATCCATAAAGACTAATACCTTACAACGATATTTTCCTTTGTAATCCATATAAGACGCGGTTTCAGGTTTTGAGCCTGAGAATACTTGTCCCAATACATAAACGTACTTACACGCAATCTCCAAACTATTCTCATCTGTGATGAATAAGTTCTCATCGAATATCTCTTGTTGATATTGAGCAAACATTTGTCCATATTCAACAGGAGTATCAACAACACCTAATTGTTGACAAGGGTATTGTGACAACGCATTCCATAGAACATCGTAGTTCTTGGCCCATTTCATCAAGTTATAATTTAACCTGTTATAGTCATTATAAACGACAGTCTTAAGGTTAGGGTACTCTTTTAAGTCCATATTAAAAAACACCCAAAACATACCTGAAAACCCCTCTACATAGGTTTCAATGTCCTTTGGGATGTATTCCTTTATCCACTTACCAATTCTTGCTTTTCCTCCAATATACGATATCATAAAAATTTAGGTTATAAAAAAAATATAAATAAAAAAAATGAGAAAAAGAAATGGGTTTGATTTTTATCTTGGAAATAGTTATATTTTAATATGGCTTGTTCAGAATGTAAAAAAATACGTGAGGAGGATAAAAAGTATTATGATGAAACTGATAAAATCGCTAAGACGGTTTTTATTGGTTTAATCATAGTAGGAGGTCTTGCTATTTATGGGTTGGTGTCCTTAATCAGATTCTTGTTATGATTAATTACAAATACTTCATAGTACTTTTTTGTAATAGAAAGAGAAAAAAACTAATACACAAATCTGCAAAGAGAAGTACAATCACCGAAATTTGGCAGGAGTTAAAAACTCAGAAAAAACCACCGTACATAAAGACCAACTCGGGGAAAAAAAGAACCAATACCAAATATGAATTGGCGTTAATTTATCCTAAGACTAGATGGTCAACAAAGACCTATGTTAAAGATGAATTAGGTAGAAACGAGGAAGTTATTTTAAGTAACGACAAAGAGAGAGTTAAAGAGATAATCCCATATTGGATTGAGGAGTTGATATACGACTTTGACAACAAAAAAAGAATTCGTTATCACGAGATGATTGAGTACGTTTTAAAAGTAACTGACGTTGCACAGGTATTCACACTGAATAATAAAATATTTGTTCAGGTTGATAATGATGTGAGAATGTTTGGGAATAAAAATATAGACGATTCGATTCGTTTATTTAATATTATTCGTGAAGATTTGTTGAAAAGAAAGAAAAATAATTTTATTTTCGTTAAGGACGTTACAACACACCAAAGAAGGATGTTATATGATTTGTTAGTGGCTAAAGGTTATAAAAGAACCGAGCTGTTTAGACATTACTCTTACTAAACACAACATCTACATCACCGATTTTAATTGAGAATTTATTAGTGACAGGACTAATTTTTTGTTTTGTTTTCTCTACGTTTAAGTTAAATATTCTATTGAACTCATCTTCTTTTAATTCAAAGATTACTGTTCTTGATTCCGATTCTAAATTTATTTTTTCTAATAAGTCTGATATTATCGCAATTTGATTAAAAAAATTACCTTTTTTTTCCATAACCTAATACCGTTAGTATTTTTTTAAAGAACGATGTTTTATTTTTTGGTTTCGGTTCGAACATTTTGGACTTATCGAAAGATGTTATTTCCTTAATCATCTTCTTCTTGTGCTCCTGTATCTCCTTCAAGTCCTTCGTCTGCTCTTTCTCCAACCACTCTAATCCCTGTTGAATCTTCTTGTCCATAAGTATCAATAAAGCTTATTTCTTTTAATTTATCTAATGATTGATTTTGGAATAACGCCTGTAGTTCTTTTACTTTTGAATGGAATAGTCTTTGTTTTTCCTCTTCCTCTTTGTTAATTACAACAACCTCATTTGCGCAAGCAAAAACCACATCATACCCTTCTTGCGTTGCTGTGGAAATCAAAGATACCAAATGAAACTTATCATTTTTATCTTGTACCTTTGCCTTTACCAACTTATATTGTGATATAATTTGTTCATACTTCCAACTTAGTGGAAATTTAATATCTAAACTAACGTTATTATCAATTTCACGTAGTGAAAAGAAATACGGTCTTAATCCTTTTATATTTTCGTACACTAAATTTTAATTTATGAAAATGTTTATTATCGATGTTAGTATATATGACACAGCAAAATATAAAAACACTTGATTTGTTTTAGAAATGTTCATCGGTTCAGGGTCATCCTCTTTAAGTGTTAAGATAAACTCAAACACAAATTTTAAAGTGAACACCAAACTTAACACGAGGAGAAATAACTCAATTTTTATCATCATACTTTTTAATTTCTTCTAAAACTTCTCTTCTATACACACCAATCAATTGTTTGATTTCTTGTGCATATTTCCTTGCTCGAATAGACGCACTTCGATTACCCTTTTCGTAAACTTTTTGGGTATCAACAGACATTTTTTCAACCAAGTCTTTGATTTTTTTTAAAGTCTCCATATTATTATTCGGTTTTTAATACTAATATAGAGGAAAAAATTCACTTTTTCAAGTTTTGGTCTAACATTTTATAAAACTCGGTCAACATATCTAATTCCGACCTTGTTTTTCTGTAGTTAAAATTGAATAACTTATAAAAGTATTCACGTATTCTTATTATACCACCTTCAGAATCAGTGATATAGAACGCCTCATAAAAGAATAACCATAGGTATTCATAGTGAGGACCTCTTTCTTTAAAAATAATATTTTCTTTTTGGAAATTTGTTATGAGTTTATCGAAACACCAAGTGAAGTGATTCTGTATGTCTTGTTGTGATAATAAGACATCATTACCCAAATAAGTTTCTTCAATTATATCTAATAACGATATTAAAAAATCATAATATAACTCTGTTTTTTCCAGAGTTATATTATAAGCTTTATACCAAATATCTAATTGATTCTTGTTACTTTCAGATGTGACAAACTCAATATACCCTTCTGTATTCTCCATATCTTTACTACATTAAAATATAAAGATAAAAGAATAGAAAAAAAAGTAAATTACTGAGTTTTCTTATTGTAGTTTGTCATATTTTTCATTCTCTGAATTTCTTCAGATACTAAACTTTTTGACATTTTTTTAGATTCGTTTACTTCAGTAGTCGGTGCAGGGTCCTTTTTATACATAGGTTCTGCCTTTCTTGTTTTCTTTTCTTTATCTATTGATTTAAAAATTTTCTCACCAACTTTACTTGGTGTGGTGTTTGCTGTGTCTTTTTGACCATTACCCATTTTAGAATCACCTTCCAACGCCATTCTCAATCTATCGATAAACTCTTTAGAAGGTTTGTTATCGTAATCTAAATCTTGTAAACCCTTACCTCTGTAAGTGTCAACAAATTCTTCTTCATCACTAGTGTTTCTGTACGCTTCTTTATCTTCTTCAACACCCATTTGATTAGGGAATTCAGGATTTGTGTTACCTGAAAACTTTAAATAATCGGCAATCTTTTTTGTGCTATCTTTTAAATCTTGTCCCGATGCTTGTCCGTGTGACTTTTTCAACGCTTCTAAACCTGGTATTGATTCTAAAACTAATTTACCAATTAAGTCGGTTAATTCTTTTTCAGTTAATCTTACTTTTTTCTTTTTTGATTCATTCATTTGCTTTGAACATTCATTACAACTACCATCTTCCATTAATGTATTTCCACATTGTTCACATATTTCTGAACCTTCATTTATTTCGCCCGAACATCCACTTCCTTCACACATACCTTCTTCTTCCTCTAATTGACTATACACTTCTTTAACGTCGTGAGTTTCTCCATCAAAATCAAATGTGTCTTCTCCCTTTTCTTTTGCATCTAACATTGCTTTGATGTATCCATTACCTTCCATTGGTTGTTGATTTTCCATATTTTCTGTTTCTTTTAATTCTGTAGATTCGTTCTTGGTTTTCTTTTTCTTCTTCCATCCTCCGCCTTTTGATTTATACCATTTAGCAGCCCATCCGTTAGCGTAAGCACTTGGATACACATCAAATTTTGATTTGGCTAAAGATTTTGCTCTTGACCATAATGATGGGTTTGTTGGTTGGTTTTCACCTTCATTTATTTCTTCTGTGGATTCGTTCTTAGGTTCAATTCCTTTCTCTTTCATATTAATAGCAATTGCCGCCTGTTGTGCAGGACTACTTGCCTCATTAGTCGGAACACAATTAGGAACCATTTTACCGTTCTTCATTTTACCACCAACTTGTTTATATCCATCCCAACAATCCTCTTCAATTGCAATTTCTTCATCAAGAGATTCTTCAGAACTTTCTTTTTCTTCTAATGATTGTGCAATTTCATCAAGATGGTCTATCATCTCTTGATATGACCCGTAAGTTTTTTTATCAATAAGTAATTTCTTTTTACCTTTTAGCTCACCATCTTTATTCTTTTCACAATAGTCCTTAGCTTCATCGAGGGTATCGAATGTTGCTAATGGTTCACCTTCACAAGTAACGTGGTATTTTACTCTTTTAGTTGTTCCTCCTTCGTTTGTGATGGCGTTTTTAACTTCTTCGTTTAAAACCTCATCAATGATATTTCTAATTTCTGTTGTTTTCATACTAAATAAATATATCTTTAATTCCTTTTAATACAATTTTTTCAACCTCACCGATAGGTAATCCGTGTTTTTTTGCGGTATCTTCTATAGTTTCTCTCAGTATTTCAATTGCATTTATGTCTCCTTGATTACAATATGGAAACTTTTTACACTTATCCTTAATTTTTATAAAAATTCCACCAGGTCCTCCGAACTTCGGGAATGATTTATCCTTAACCGCTCTACTCTTACCAATACTTTCAGGGCCATCAATCTTAAGTGGGTCCTTTCTACCACCTTTGGTTGTTGCACCAAACAATGGTACATCGAAAGCCGCCGCTGCTGAGATACCTGCGTCCATAGCTTCTTGAACGTCTTTTTTAGTAAAAGACATTGGTGCTGAAAATGCTCCTGCTGATGCTGCTCCCGTCATTTCATCAAAGTGAGTCATTGTAGGTTTGTTACCCTTTCCAACTTTAGGTTCTTCTTTCTCAGCTCTTCTTTTTTGTTGGGTCATTGCTTTCTTTTCATCTTTATCATATGAAGACGCAACTTTAGGGGTGTCTTTAGAAACCTTTTTCGATGGTCTACATTTTGGATATGATTTACCGTCAGCATCTTTTCTACCACAAGGTGGGTGTTTACCGTCTACCTTTTTACTAACATCTACCCATTTCTCTTTAAACCATCTTCTCAAATCTTCACTTAACTCTTCCGTATCATTATAATCCCAACCGGGTGCTTGGACTACCCAAATCTTAGGGTCGTGACCTATTCTAATTAATCCCGCTAATCTGGTGTTACCACCCAATAAATCATATTCAAAATCATTAAATTTAACGGCAATAGGTACTTCAATTACACCTGTTTTATAATCCTCAATAAATCTCTGTTTTTTATCTTTTTCTAATGAATCAAAATCTAAATTAACATTCCCTAGAACATCCTTAATGTTTGAATATCTTACAACACTTCCATTTGGTGCAAGTTCTAACCATCCTGATTTCCCAATATCTTGAAATTCCGGATATCTGTTAGCTTCTAACCATTCTCGGTTGAAGTTGGGTTTTCTATATTTTAATTTATCTAACATTTTTTAATGATGATTCCCAAAAAGACTTTCTTTGCCATAGAGTCTTGAATAATTCAACCACAACCTTAGTTGATAGGTCGACGATTTTATCGTCAATTTTTTTGGTACCCAATTCTTTTTGGATGACTTTGATAACTATATTGTGAGCCTGAGTCGTATCAAGAAAGTCTTTCATCTCTTTTCTCGCAATTCTTTCTACTTCGGCCTTGTCTGCTGCTGTAAGTGGCATATTAGTTTTGTCTTCTTGTTAAAATTAAGTTATTCATTTCATCGGTGAATTTCATTTCAAACCTCTTGAGTTTATTTAAAATCTCCATAACCTCATCACTTAACTTCAATAATGAAGCATTTGAAACGTATACACCATTATCGTCACCGGCTGACAATGTGAAATTTATATTGAAATTACCAATAACACCTTCTAATTTTACACTATCAGGATAAACCATCATTTGACCAAGTTCAGCAATTTCTGAAACCTCATTACGAAACGCATCGATAAGAGCAGAAACTTTGGTCTTCTCATCATCTTTCATTTGTAAATCTTGGGTATCGGTAGAATTGAAACGTACTTCGACACCATTCACAATTGTGAAGTCCTTCTTCTCATCACCCCCACCTTGTTGTGGTTGCGGATTGGTTGGGGTAGGGTTAGTACCTAATTCGGCTTGTTCTCTAAGGTTTCTATTTGAGGTTGGGTTGTTGAATTTTCTCATAGTATTCAACATACCTTTTATCTCATCGTAACTATTTGTTGGTTTCTTTTGCATCGCTATAAAATATTCTAAAATCGAATGATGGGTTTATATCTGTATAAATATTCAGAAAGTTGGATTTACATACAATTCCTTTGAATTTTGTTAAGTTTTCGATATAACCCTGCGATGGTACGGTATGGTAGGGGATGTTATGTTCGTCACATAGTACTGAACATAGGTTAACAAGTGCCGATTTTTGTTCTTCGGTGTACTTATCCCAAAAATAATGGTTTCTCCAATTTCTTATATGAGGGTCGGTTCTGTATGGGTCACCAATCCAATTATTAAGAAATCCCGTGATGGTGTTTTTGTTCAACCATCCGAGATTCTCCATTGCTATCTTAATCTGTTTCTTATCGACGTTAGAGTCGTTAAAAGTGTTTGAGCTATACTTTGTATCAAACAACTGATAAACTACCCCCATTTTGGTTATAATGAAGTGTGGGATGTCTTCATACTTACCATTTTTCCTGTGTTTTAATTTCAAAATGAAATTGTCCACTCTTCTTTTGGTGTCGTATAATAGAATTTGTGTTTTTTTACTACGTTTTCTTACAATGTTTAACTTACTCTTATCGAGAATTTCTACGTCTTGAATTTCCGACATTTCTTCTGAATGTTTTTCTAGCAGGATTTAGGGTCTGTTCTTCAATAATTGAATCATCGTCTGATGTTGGGACAATTACTCTATCGTTATCTAAATCATATATTATTTGGAGAGGGTTGGTCTCATCCGACTCTAAATAGAGTTCATCAAATTCCTCCGAGGTCGTAGGGGATGGTGTCGATAAAAATGTGGTTTCCGACTCTTCTTCTAACTCTCCTGAACTTTTTTTTTTAACTCCTCTTCATCTTGAGAAGGGATTTCGGGAGTTGGTTCAATCCAATCGTTGGAAACTTGTACCTCTTCAATTAAAGGAGGGACATTAATTAAAGACATTGCGTCTTCCATTATCTTATTTATGTCGTCAATTTCTTTATTATCAGATTGATAAACAGGTTCATCACTTACCACATTTACCGAAATGTCAAATGATTCCTCAACCTCATCTTCAATTGATTGTTGATTGAACTCATTTATTGCGTCTGTTAAAAACTCATCACTATCTAAAAGTCTCTCGTACTCATTTTGATTCATTTCCATAATTTCTTCATCAGATAATGATGGAATATATTCATCTTGTTGGAAAATATTCTCCGTTTCAGGGGTTATAGTGGAAAAATTTTCCTGAATATCTTCTTCTGTTGGTTCTTCTTGGAAAATTTCTTCGTCTTCCAATCCGTCCATTAGGGTCACATCCCAATCTGAAATATTATCATCAGGTAATTCTTCAGTCATTTCAAATGCCCCGTCAGGTCCAATTGTAAAATCATCACTAACAACAGGTTCTTTAATCATTGGGTTATCGAATGGTTCATCATATAAACCTAACTCTTGGTCATTCTTCATCATTTCCTCCAAAATATCCTTTTGTTGTTCTTTAAATTCATTAGTGTAAACGGGACGAGTATATTCCTCATCATATTCAACCTCTTTAGGAAATATTGACGGATTTTCAACTTTGACCTCAACATCGAAATCTTGGATGTGTGTGTGGTTTTCTCTAACTTTTTCACTATATCTTTTAGCGGCTTCTTTTAATTTTTCATTTGGTTCTTGTGGTTTTAATAACGCCTCCTCCAAAATTTTTAAATCTGCATCTGATAAATGTACTCTTGCAATTTCACTTGGGTCGATGGTATCTTTAACATCTTCTTTAACTTCTTTAAGTCTATCTTCTTCGGTGAATTTAACCAACATATGTAAGAATGATAAAGATATGATTGGTAACATACCACCAGCAAAAAATGCTAAAAATCTTTTGTGTCCAACAAAATCAGTTGGTTCTACTCCCATAAATTCCACAAGTGGTGAAACTAAACCAACCCAATCTTTAAATGGTTGACTGTTGATGTCGATGTATGAGTATGCAAAAAATATGTTACCGATAAATTGGATTATGGTAACGATTAAGAAAGGAAAATAAACCTTCTTTCCCATATTAGCCGAAATAGCAGCTAATGCTGATAATGCAGCAATTTCAATACCAATTGATAAGTAAACCGACCAAGTTACCGGATTTGAAATTCCGTACCATTTAGTTACGTGGGAGATTGAAACAATCGCCACGGTAATAATTGGTATTAAAAACGCAGTAATAATTAATGTCTTATAATTTTTATTAATCCAATGTTTCATTTATCGTTGTCTAAGTTTTTTTATTTCTTCCTCAATTTGAGTTTGTCTTTGTACATCTAACATTTTTCTATCTGTGGCTTGAATCATTCTCTTTTCAGCCTCTAAACCCATAATTTTTAATTCTACATTCAATTCCTGTTTTGTGTATGTCGAATCTTTAATTGATTGGATGTCTTTTCTTGTTTTTGACAATTCACGACTATCACTACAACCTTTAAAAAATGTCAATAATGCAATTACTAACACAATAACAGTGAAATTATTTTCTACGAACTTTTTCATTTTTTATAATTTATAAATAGTTTATTAACGAATAACTCTCGTTTCTGAGTTTCTTTATGGCCTTGTCTTTAAGTTGTCTAATTCTTTCTTTAGTACAATTAAACTCTTCTCCAAGGTCTTCTAAATTGGATTCAATACCGTTTAAACCAAAATATTTTTCAATAATTACTTTCTCTCTATCATCTAAAACACTCAATACTCTTTCAACCCTTTTTCTAATTTCTTCTTTAGTGTTAAGAATGTCTTCGGGGTTATCTTGATTCGGATTTTTAATTACATCAATTAATTGGTCACCCTCATCATTAATTTCGTCATATAACCCAACACAATATGGTAGACTACTACTTGTTGGTTCATCTGTATATTTGATATAATAACTTTCTTCGTCATTATATTCTTTCTTAGCTTTTTGTGCTTCCTGAACAAGGTTAGAAGGAATTCTAATAGTTCTTGCATTCTCATTTAAGGACGCCATAATGGATTGTTTTACCCACCATACGGCATACGAAATAAACTTAACTCCTGATGTGGGGTCAAATCTTTCAATTGCTTTCAATAGTCCAATATTTCCTTCAGAAATAATGTCTAATAAATCTAATCCTTGATTTTGATACGATTTAGAAACTGAAACGACGAATCGTAAATTACCAACAACTAACTCTTCTTTCATAGCCTCAAGTTCTTCTTTGGGAAGTTCTTTCTTTATTAGTTGTTCAAAAATTTCGTCTTGTCTTTGGTGTGTAATTACTGGTATCTTTTTTAAATCTTTAAGATACTGTTGGATTTCCTCGGTGTTAATGATGATGTGTTTTTTGGCCATTAGAGTAAGTTTAGATACTCTAAAGATAACTAAAATATTTTAATTTTCAAAATTATCTAGAAAGTTTTTTTCCTCGGGTGTTAATGAGGATACACCCATTTTTTCAATTTTGTCCAATATATCGTCTAATGTAAAGGAGGGGGTTTCGTCTTTTTTGGGTCTATAGAAATCCACCTTCATAATGTTAATTTCCTCGTTTTCCACGGGTTTAAAGATAAAATCCTTCATACTCTCAGGTATGTGTGCAGTTACCAATTTTTCTCTCTCAAAAAGAAAATAAAACTTAACAAATTCTGGAGTTAAAAAGGAATATAATTCTTTAGCTAATTCTAATTTTTCTTTATATGAATCAAAAATAATAATAATATTTTGATTATTTTCTATAATATATTTTACTGAAAGGATTGATTCACTTGGGAATACGTCGGAACAGAAGAACTCAATATCTTCGCGGTCCTCAAAATTACCATATACAAATAAAATATAGGTATTCATTATAAACAAATAAAAGTTTTACTTTTTTAATTTAATTTTCCAATAAACTCCACCGTCTACGTAAGGTGTGAATTGACCACTTGTACCATCTAAAAGTCGATTAGCAACTCCTAACCCAACGTGGAATATCTTATCTTCTTTTGTTTTGTACATTAACCCTGTCCCAATGTGTGATACCACATTACTCTTATTTAAACCACCATTAAATCCAAAAAACATTTGACCTTTCTTAGGTTCCTTAGTATAAATGGTATCCTTAACAATCATTTGCTTTATATCACTAATGAATTTTCGGTTTACAATACTATTTTTTGAGATGGTATCGGTTATGGTTACTGTACCTACGTTATTTGGTAATGTTAAAACTTCTTTGTGTTCTATTTTTGCAAAATATACTTTCAATATTTCATTTGTGTCTACCGGTGTTAAAACAGGTACTTCAATTCTTTTCTCGACTTCAATCTCAACAGGAACTTCTATCTCTACCTCAACTTCAACTAAACTATCAATGGTAACTGTATCAGAAACCGCATAGGGTATTGAGTCTAATTTTAAAACTGTTCTGTTGGGTAGATGTCCGCCGGGATTAAAAAATGCCAAGAATAATAAAATTATTAGAATAACAATTATAAAATTCTTGGCGTTAAGATGTTTCTTCATTTTACTTTAATAAAAGCATCGATGTTGCTATTACACCAACAAATGAACCGACTTTAAAAAGAAATGTCTTTCTTCTTTGACCTTTAAGTTCTTTTAATAGACTTTCAGATTTCGCACGTTCCAAATCGAATTGTTGGTCTTTTTTGGTTATTATTAATTCAAGATTAGAAATCTTTTGGTCTTTAAGAGTATCTTTTTGTTTAAACAAATTGATTTGTTCATCTTTAAGTCCGATAACCTTGTTGAGTTCGTTTATTTCAATAGCAGCACCGTCACCTTTGATTAGGTCTTTAATTACAAGTTTAGCCACGGGTACTTTTAAAGGTACCAAAGTATCAATATTTGTCTTTGTAACGGTCTGTGAAAAACTTTTCAAGGTCACTAAAGTTATAATTGTTAACAGAATCAATTTTTTCATCGGTTTGTTTTTTAATGATTGTTATGTTTTTTGTAACATTGTTTATGTTCTTGTCAACCACGTCGATTTCCTTATCGATGGTAACAATTTGTTCAGATATTTTTACATTTTCTAACTGAACGGAATCAATCTCATTTTGGATTGAATCGATTTTAGCGTTATACCCTGCAACGTCAGTTTTAATCCCTTTCATTTGAAAGATACTATAACCCGCCAGAATTACGATTAAAATCAATAGAATGTCGGTCTTATTAATCTTCATATTATTCTTTTACTATAAATATGAAGAAGGGGACTATTAGTCCCCTTTTACATTACTTTTGTTTCTTTTTGACTACCTCATCGATTAGTCCGTAATCTAGTGCTTCTTGAGCCGATAACCATAAATCCCTTGTGGCATCGGTTTTAACCTGTTCTGTGGTTTTACCACAATATTGACCCAAGAGTTCAAATAATCTATCATTTTTTCTTTTCCACCAAACCATAGTGATTTCAGCGTCTTGGATGTTCCCAACAGCACCTCCTGATGATTGGTGTAACATAATCTCAGAATCTTCCAATGAACTACGTTTACCTTTAGTACCAGCACCTAATAGAACTGAACCCATAGACGCAGCCATACCCGTACAAATAGTTCTAATATCTGACTTAATATAATCCATAACGTTTACCATTGATAAACCTGACTTTACAGACCCACCAGGACTGTCAATGTGCATTGTGATGTCATTGTGGTCGATACTGTCCAAGAACATTAATTGAGCTTGTACAACGGTTGACATATGGTCATTTACCTCTCCAGCTACCCAAATGATACGTTCCATCATTAAACGAGAGAACACATCCATAGCGGTTACGTTCATTTGTCTCTCCTCCAAAATATAAGGAGTTAAACTGTTTTCAATTCCTTTATTGAAATTGTGTAATGTTAGTGAGCTAATCCCACGGTCTTTTGCGTATAGACCAAAGCTGTTGTATTCCTTCGGAGTCATAATAAGTTTTTTTATAAAATTAAGAAATTTAAACGAAATTAAGAAATTTTAGTGGTGATAAATTCAACAGAGGATATATTGTCATCTTTTTTAACCATAATGATATTGTCAGACCAGTTCCTTATCAGTGGGTTATGAGAAATAACTAATATATGTTCAAAATAATTTTTGATTTTCTTGAAGAATTCCCCTACCATCTCGAGGTTGTCATCCGCTATCTTACCAAACACCTCGTCCATTACTACAATATTAGGTTTAGGTAATGATGATATTTTGGTCAATACACTTCTAATGGCCAAAGACGATATTGTTCTTTCATATCCTGAACCACTTGATAATGGTTTAACCACTCTTGTTTCATTATCAATCATTAAGAACTCCAATTCATTCTTATCATTGATGTTTAATTCTAAAGTGAAGTAACAACTATCAGATAGTAATCTATAAAGTTCTTGATTCAATAATGGAATCATATTTTTAATAATCACTTTTGAAATTCCGTTCTTACCAAATATAGTTAAGTAAGTTTTAAACACATAGATTAATTCCTCTTCACTTTTAATCTTTTTGATTAGTTCGTTGTTAACCCCAATCTTCTCGGTAGATAATGTGATGTTTCCATTATGTCTTTCAATTGATTGATTGGTAACTCTAATGTCTGCATTTGCTGTTTCAATTTTAGTTCTTAATCCTGTAACCTCAATATCAATTCTTTGATTCTCGTCTAACTTCTTTTTGTTGTTATCGTAGTTATTCAACTTCGCTTGTTTTGAATCAATTTCAAGTTGTCTTTGTTCAACTTCCAATTCAAATCTCGCTTTACGAAGTTTATTTCTTTCGTAATTGTCAAATTCATTTTTAAGAGATTCTAAACCATCTGATTGTTCTTTCAGTGTTGTAAACTCAGTTTGATTGGTTTCGAGGTCTTTATCAATTTGTTCAATTTGTTTTTTAATTTCTTCAATCTCGTCAGTATGGTCAACTTCATCCAATGCTCTTTTACAGGTTGGACAAATGGTTCCTTCAGTTAATTGTTTAATTAACTTTTCTTTTTCTGATTTCTCATACTTGAGAGCAAATTCAACTCCTTGAAGTTTGGACATTTCACTCTTAAGTTCCTTATGTTGGTCTTCGTGATAATATGTTGACGGTTCTTTTACGTCTACACCATCGGCACCTGATTGACTTTGATTTCTTTTAAGAACTAATGCGTCGATTTCACCTCTTAGTAAAGTAGGATTCGTTCTTATTAGTTCTTGGTCAACGTCGTTATTCTTAGAACTTAATTTTTCGTCACGTTTCTCTTCTAATTTTTTCAGTGACTTTTCTGTTTCCTCTAAAAAAGTTGTTAACCTTACAATTTCATTCTCTGAATTAGAAATACTTTCCTGTAATGTAACATTCGTATCTTCCAAATCTTTTACGTTGTATGTGTTTGATACTAATTTCTTAGACCAATCACTGTACATTTCTTTACAGATATCTTCTTTCTGTTTTAAACTCTCCAACCCTAAAAACTTTGTAAGGATTTGACCTCTAGCAGTTGGTTTAGATTCGATTAATTCTTCTAAGTTATATCCTGTCGTTAATATTGTTGATAGGAAATCTTCCTGACTTCCAATTGCCGAGGATATAAATGTTTCTGTTTCTCTTCTTTGTTCACCAGCTAAATTCGATACCGTTCCATCTTCACTTACTTTAAAGAATTCCAAATCACTCTTAACTGTGTACTCACCCGCTTTAGTTTTCTTTCTTGTTACACTTCTTGAAATTATATAATTTTCACCATCGATAGTTACATAACCTTTTACTTTTACTTCGTCCTTGTCACTAAATTTATTGAATACTTCAATATTAGTTTTAGTCTTAGTTGTTGTGTTAAAAAATAAGAACATTAATAAATCGACAGTTGCCGTAGATTTACCTCCAAAGTTTCTCGGTGTTGATTCGATTACTGTGATTCCATCTAAGTTATCGAATTCAATTACATTATCTTCACCAAAAGATAAAAAGTTAGAGAACTCTACTTTTTTAATGAACCACTTATTATAACGTACTTTGTTTTGATTTGACTTATCTACTTCAGCATTTACCTTATCATCTAACCTATTAAGTAAATCCCACTTAACGTTAAGGTCATTCTCAGTAACGAACTCTTTAACAATATTCTTTTGATATTGATGGTCCAAAATACTATCTGTTGCTTCGAGTGTCCTCAATTGTGTATGGAGAACGTTCGAAACAATCTTTGTTACAATCTTAACATTAGTGGAGTTGTATTTCTTTTCGAAATAACTTTTAACTCTCTTGATTCTTTCTTGGGTAAGATTTTCTGGTGTGTCTTCCCACTCTACTTTAATAAACGGATTTGCCATATTAATTATTTTTTACACAATTGAATTTCCAAACCATACAATCAAAAAGGTAACATCCTGAACAACCTAACTCATCGTTATAAACTGCGTCACCTTCCAATTGTGAGAACGGATAACCTAAGAATTGTGCATCATACCTAAGTCCTGTCTCTTTGCACTTTTTACAAGCACTTCTTTTTAATTTATTACAATTACCACATAATGGTTGAAAGTCGGATAGGTTTTGTGTGTCAGAACTCAAAACATTCTCGTCATTGTACCTACCATTTTTGTGGTCTATCTCCATTTTCTTTCCCTTCACACCACAATGAGAACATCTACCGTGTTCTAACGCCTTTCTAATATCTTTACGAATATATCGATTTTTATGTGAATAGTCGAAATTATATCCATCAAATTTAAATGCTACCGTTTTCCCTTTATCTCTAACTAATGTAAATTTAAAATACTTCTCAACTGTTCTGTTCCAACCTGTACCGTTGTTTGGGATACAACTATCGTCTTTATTGGTTTTACCGAAATCAGGATGTTTTTTAATCTCATCAAAAGTTATTAATTCACTAACACCTTCTTCATTGATTGGATTAAAATGTAGGAGTCTACCTAAGATAGAATTTGATTTGGCGTTTTTTTCTAAGTTCTTAAAAAACTTTACTCTTTTGTCTTCATCACCAACCTTATCTTCTTTCGGTGGTTTTATATGTGATTCGTACTTTTCATTTAAGTACTCAACAACATTATCCCACTCCTCTTTTCTGGTTGGTGTTAAATCAAAGAAACTATCTTTATCACCTTTAATAACTTCAACATAGGTAGCATTCTTTTTATCGTTACCACTTTTGATTTTTAAAGATTCAAATAGTTTTGGTTCTCGTAAATAATATTCTTTAGTTACGTAGTAATATAATTCCTTGGGTACCGAATAATCAAAAACCCTATAACCAACTTTTTTTAAATTCATAGATTACTTTAATCTACTCTCTTCGAAGAATTCGATAATTGAGTTAATTGCCCATACAATACCTGCGGTAAACATACCGTCAAAAAAAATCCCGACAAACCAATCTATTCCGAAAATAGGTCCGATTAGTCCACCTAATACAATTGACATAAAGAAACCTACCCAAGTGCTTGTACATAATGTACAACTGATTAGGTCTCCAAAAAATTTAGATTTTCTTTTAATGAATTCTCTTGTTGATTCAAATATTGAACCCCAAACTAAGATTGAGGTCATTCCATATGCCGCGAAAGCCCATAAAATAAGTTTATCCATAATGATTTTCTTTGTTATAAAAATATAACTAAAAAAATGGATAAATCAAAATTAATTACCTACTTTAATGTGTGTAACATTAGGGTTATTAATTTCCATTACTCTCCACACATCAATAACGATTGACCCATCAGGAAAACCAAAGGTTCTGAATTGTTCGTGTGGAACTGTAACTATGTAGGTACCCTTTTCAAAATATGGTTCAACCTCATCAACGAATGGGTCGTAATGATTAAATTTAATTCCTTGCTCTGTTAACATATTTGCTAACAACATCGAAGGTGAACCCAATATTAAATTCGTATTTTCTTTAAATGTTTTACCCAAGATGGTATAAGGTCCTGGTTGTTGTGTTAATAATTCAATTAAGAATTCTGTTTGTTCTTCTCTTGCTTCCATAATGTCTTCAAAAAAATTGTGGGATAGATTTAATTTATTCGCCAACCAACTCATTGCAATATTGTCTCTTGGGTGACATCCTCCTCCATCTCCCATTCCTCCATTTAAATATTTGGTAGAAATTAATCTGTTATTTGCCAACTTCAATCCACCCATCACTTCATCCACATTTGCTCCCGTTTTGTGACATATTTCCATAATGGTATTGGTGAAGACTATCTTCATACCAATAAAAGTATTATATGAAACTTTAATTAATTCCGCATTTTTAATAGATGTCTGATAAAAAGGTTTATCGTGTATAGTTTCATAAAAATTCTTAAGTAATTTCGATGCTCTTTTATCTTCAGAACCAAACAAAATAAATTCAGGATTTAAGAAGTCTTGAATGGTGGTACCCATAGCAATAAAATATGGATTATAACATAATATAAAGTTGAAATTATCTTTAATGATTGGATAAATTTCTCTTTCGATTGTACCAGGTAAAACCGTTGATATTATTACCACAATCTTTTCATTAGATTGTTTTCGTATCTCGGTTGATAGTGATTCAATACCTCTTTTTAAAGGTTCGTAATCAAAATCAGCTCTTTCTTCGGGTATTCTTGTACACCCTTCAAATTTATAATCGTGTGGGGTTTGAATTGGTACAAATATGATATCACTATTTTTAACGACTTCACTAATACCACCGAAGTTAATGTTATGTGTTTTTAATAATTCATCTGCACCCTCCTCAAGGTATGTTAATTTCTTTTTTTCGAGTATTTCAACAACATTTTTATCAATATCATATCCCCATACTTGGTGACCTTTGTTATCAATTGCTAATGCACAGGGTAAACCTAATTTACCTAAACCAATAAATCCAATGTTAAACTTATTCGCCATAAAGTGTATTCAAATCGCTATTTTTCATAAACGTTGCCTTGTTAAATTTATTTAACGCTTCGTTCATTTTATTATTCTCTTCTTTTAGTTTACTAATCTCCTCTCTCAATCTTTCAATTTCAACATTATCTGTTACAGTAACCTCTTTGATAACTTCTTTAGTTATGATTTGAGTTTCTCCTTTTATTTCAACAGGAACTTCTTTTATAACTTCAACAATTTTTTCAACGAGTATTTCTTTTTCAACGATGACCTCTTTAATTACTTCTTTCTCAACTATCTTTTCATTTCCTTTAATACCATATGGGGTCTCACCATACTTCAATATAGTGAAACCCCTTTGAAATGTTTCTTTTGCCAATTTCTCAACATCTTTGATGTCATTCAATCGACAATACTCAAGAAACTCATCACCCAAGGTTAACAAGTTCCTCTTGTTCATTTTCAATATTGTTTATATCTGTTATTTTAAAATGCATATATGGTTGTTCGGTTGGTAAATCGTGAAATGTATATTCATTCTTTCCCATATCATAAATTCCATAACCGTGATGTTTAATTGTTTCACCAAAGTTTTGTTGAATTAGACTACCAATCATAACCGCTTTACCACCTTCGGGTAATGTGAATGTTTGTCTCTTATGAATGTCACCACATAACAATAAATCCAATCCTACAAAGTTTAATTGGTCATATGCATCTTCAAATTCAAATCCCATATCAGTTGATAGTCCTTGAATTGGTCCGTGAAATAATCCTATGTGAAATTTACCTTCTTCTTTTTCAAATTCAGGTCTTGTATTATGTTGATACAATGAATACACGACCCAATTAACATTCTCATCATTATAAACACCACTATCTTTATAATAAACAATAGTTGGGTCGTCTAATAACTGAACTACTGGTGTTATACTATCCATACGTTGTGTATTATTTTCCAAGAAATCGTGATTACCTGGTATAATTACAACTTTGCCATATTTGGATAATTCTTTTAGGAACCAACTTGTTAATAATAACTGTTCATTAGAAATATTTATTTTCTGATGCGCTATGTCCCCTGCAACAACTATACGAATTTCTTCATACTGAATACCTTCTTGATGCCACACGATATTATGTTCTCGTATCTCATCAATTAATGTTTCAAATTGTTCTCTATACAAATCGTGCAATTGAATTGTACGAATATGAATGTCAGCAATGTGAATTATTTTCTTAATCATTTTTTAGTGTATTTTGTTAAATCCATTTGAAGGAGTGTGTTATTAATTTGTGGTGGAACTTTGTATTCAACGAATGTGCCGTCTTCTTTTAATAAAACAATCACACACCCCAATAATTTAATGTTCTCATACTTTGTTCCTTTTAACATCTTAATCAATAACCTCGCATAAAGTGGAAGTTGAATATAATAGTGACCTAATGCGGTATCGTGATATTCTTGGAATGGTGGGTACATTCTACCCGTGTAATGTTGTACTTCAAAGTTCTTAGGTTGGTTTGTTTTCCAATCGGTAACAACAATTCCAAAGTCCGTACCTTCTTTGTTACTCATTAACCATATCTTATCAGGTTGTCCTGTATATCCTAATTCATTATCACCTAAAACAATTTCAGTATCGATAAGAACTGCACCTCTCTCTAACATTAGGTCGAGAAATTGTTTACCTGCAACAATCATATTGTCACTCTTAGTAAGTTGAGCTTCGTCACATTCAAATATTGGTTTACGAACTTCTTTGTAGTTTTCAAGTCTCTCAACTAAATCACTCTCCAATTCGAAGTGAACACGACTACCCATATTTGTTGCATAAAGACCGGTCGCTTTCCATTGTTCTTGTAATTCTTTAGCGGCTATGGGGTCCCCATTACACATTCTTAATGAGGTCCCCTCAGCGTCAAATGACTTATGAAATTTCTTAACAACTTTAGATACAGATGGGAATGTTTTTCTTAACACACCATTAGTATCCTTCATATAGTAGATGTGCTCTTCTTCTATGAATGACAGTTCTAAATCTTTTCTTCTTTCTTCTAATAAATTGTTTATCTCTTTTGAGATTTCTAATAAATTCATATTAATCTAACTGTATTTTTTCGTAATTATCCAATTTACCTTGAAGGTCAGCAATATCCTTATCCAATGGTAATTTTATTGTCCATACTTTTCCAAACAATCTACCGCCATTTAGTTTGTGATAAATCTTTTGAGAGTTTTCCCAAGCATCCCCATCTAATACTACAACAACACCTAACGCCTTTTCATATAACAGACTAAATAATTTTTCTCCCATAACTTTACCTAACATTGGAATTGAGTTGGGTAAGAAAATACTATCGAACGCTCCCTCAACAATATAAATCGGCATAAACCAATCAATTAGATATTCGTTGAATATTATAATTTCTTTTTGTGCTTCGGGGTTTTTGTATTTGAATTTAGTCTTTGCTTCATACGACCTTGCAATGAAATAATTTAATCTATTTTCGGCATCATATGAAGGGATTATAATTCTATTCGCATATGGACCCTTATAACAAAATCCGATGTTATATTTTGTTAACATATCATCGGTTATATTTCTTTTACGAACATAGTTTAGTGCCGTCTTGTAATAGTGTGTTAGTTTTAAACCAGCACTAACTTTAGAAAATGGAATAAATTCATCAGGTAATTTAACTGCTTTAAAATTTGGTTTACCGTTTTCAAAACTTTCTTCGGGTACTAATAACTCGTATCTTTTTAAATGTTTGGTTGTTCCATATTTTTTAATTAATTTATGTAATGAACCGTGAGTGTAGTTCACTTCACTACAAGCCCAACATTTATAAACGTTGTGTCTATAATTAACCTCTAAATTACCTTTACCATCTCCGTGGTCCAAACCTTTTAACTCATATGAACAAACAGGACAATCGAATGACATCTGACCTTTATAGTCATTATGCATACGATGGTCACCTAGAATATCTTCTAGTATTTCGATAATTGGTTCATAATCATCATTAGATACACCCATAAGAAAAATATAAGGAAAAAAAAGGAGAAAAAAAAATCCCTCGGACACCACTCCGAGGGAACACCAACCAAACGTGGATTTTAACCCACGTCCCGTCCTATTAATAAATATAGAATAATAAAATTCTAAAGTGAAATATTAGTTGCCGGATTTTTCACTCTTAATCATATTGACATATCCGATGACTGCAGTTGCTGCGTCACTCATATCATAATTTTCTTTTTTAAGACTTCCTGTTTTACCATATAACCATTTAACATCAGGACATACGTTATTAACGTGTTCCCAAATAACGTGTTTTTTATCAATATCTTTTGGATAACCACCAAATAAAACATTACGACCTTTGTCGTTTGCTCCTACTAAATCGGGGAATGCAAATTTTCTTGCGTTATATGTTGAGATGAATGTGGGAACAATTCCCAATACGTCATAACAGTTCTTTAAAATTAATGTATTGTAACGTAATAGTGTTCCTACCGTATAAATGTTATTTGATTGTAATAACGGTTCTTCAATCACTACTCGAGTGATTCCCATATTTTTATATTCCAATAAATGTTTTTTAAACGCTTCAGCCTTCAATAATAATTCTTCAATTTTATCTTCAGGTTGTGGTTTAATTTTAGGGGAAAAGTGTGTTAGTTCCAATAATTTAGAACTATTGATATCAAATAATGCCCAACCAATTGTTTTAGTTGAGATATCCAATCCCAAAATCTTCGCTTTGTTTTTTAAATTGTTCTCCATAAAATAATATATAAATAATATTATTTGTTTTGTAAATGGTTAGAGGTCAATTTTTACTGCAAAAACTTGTGTACCCACTCTATGAATTGGTTTTGGTGTTTTACCAATAACTAAAAGTTCTTTGTTACTATTGAATAAACCGACTTCAGTTATTCGTTTGGTTTTACCTGTTGTATAACTTGGATTTTGTGTTGTGGTAAATTCACCATTTGGTAGGTTTACTAAAAATCTCATAACCGTTAAGTCAGAAGCTCTTACCAATTTAATACTACCAGGGAATGGTTGTTCGTCTCCAAATTGAGGTGTGGTTTGATAAAAACTACCGTTATCATAAGGTGCCGGTTGATTCGGTAATTCACCTAAATGGTCTTCAATGTCGTATGGTACATAATTAATCACATTATCATAATCATCGTTTGTTATTACAAAACGAGCACCTCTAAGATTATCAGGGTCAATTAATCCTCCTGTGTTACCACTCATAGCCATATGGTTCGGAATATCAGATGTAATGTTAATTTTTCTCCACAAATCTGTTTGTGGTTGGTCTCCTGTATCTACCAATTGAACTAACGCATATAATTTGTCAGCTATAAATCCATTTTTAAATCCACACTTGGTTGATTTCATATGAACCCAATCATTGTCTGAGAATCTAAATGATATATCAGCATTTAATGATGTACCTGTAATTTTTGAATAGTGATTACAATGTAATGAAGTTGACCCACTAAATTCTAATAGATATGTTACAAAAACAGTTTGACCTGTTGTTCCACTCATTAAAGGTTCTAACGGGTTTCCTGTTGTGCTACATTTAGTATCAACAGGAACTTGTGCAACTCTTGGAATTGGTAAGGTGTATTTTCTATTAGATTTGTAATCTAAGACTGCAACAATTTCTTGGTCGTCAAATACAATTACTTTATGATTTACATAAACTCTACCTACTCTATATCCTCTTTCATCTAAAAGATATCTATATTTTAATTTATTTAATTTAGTATCAATAGCTGTAGAGTTAACAAAATAATCTGTAGTGTCCATTGTGAATCTTGCACCTACTGTTGTCCCTGTATTTCTATGATAATAAATAAATGGAATATAAACTTCAAAATAATCTAAGTCTGTTACCGGCTCATCATCTGAATCGTATAATAAAGCATCTACTACACTATTATTAGTACTAATATAATCTTCATACTTAAAGAATTTTTCAGGTTCTCTTTCTGTATTAAGTTCTGAATAATGAATAATAGCAATACTATGTTGTTCCTCAGGTAAAACAATTACAGAATCACCAAAACTATTTGTGATGGTTGTACCTGTGTTAACTGTCTGTCCTGATGAAGAACCATATCCTAAAAATTCTTTGGTTGAAACAAATACGTTACTTGTGTATCCACTAACATATTCTTGTATCTCAGCTCCTTGATTTTTAACACCCGCAGGTCTTTCACTCCACACAATGTTTAATGTCCAAGGGTCTTGTTGGTCTTCAGGGTTTTGTGTATTTGGTAAACAAGTTAAATCAGTTTCATATGGACCAGGGAAAAATGGATTACATTTATTACACATAACAGTCGCCGAACCTCCCGAACATATGTTTGACATACTCGGAGTTGCTCTATCTAATGTTAATGTGTTAAACGTTAATCCTGAAACAAAATTTGTTACTCTATATATTAAACTTGTTGATGTGCCAGAAATAATTGGACAATTTAAGTCAGTACCAACTAATTCAGTAAATGCTATTGTAATAAACTCACAATTTGAAAATGTATTTCCAGTTAAGTATAACGTTGTAGTTCCTGATAATGCAGAAACAGGTATTTTTTCATTTGAACATTCAACTGTTGTCCCTGTACAAGGAATTCCATCATATTCTAAATAAGCAGAAACAAATCCAGCAGGTCCCATTTCATTTCTAATTGTTTCAATTTGAGAAACTTGAACGGGGTTACCGAATGTTGTACCTGTGACTGTAGATTCTGATAATTTATATGGATATTTTACAATAGAATCTTTATCCAAAGGTGTGAATACCTTTTGAGATGGGTTTGTGGTACCGGTAGTACCGTCATACTCCTCAAAATTATAGTCGTATTCAGAATCACCCACTTGGAAGTAGGTAATGTTGAAATTACCTTCAGCAATTTTTTGTCTACCCTCATTGGTAATTCTTGCTGCTATATGTTCTGATTCATTCTCGTGTAAAAAACTCATATGTTATAAATATTCTTTTTATGTTTTATTATAGTGGTATATCACCTCCACCTCCAGAAGTACCACAATTTGGTGCTAGTACATTATATACATACCCATATTGGTCGATTTGAATTAAATAATAGTTAGATGTTCCATCAGTATATGTATTTATTCCCGCTGTTAAAGAAATTCCATACTTATAACCATCTACTCCAACGAACACATCATCACCATATTGGTCAATATAAACTTGTTGATTCATTAAACCACTTACTGTAGTTGCATATGACCATAGTGCACCTGTTAATACATAACCAGGCGAAACACAATATGTTGTATCAATATCAGCAACCGGTGAGGCTACATAAAATCTATTTAAAGGTGCTGACGTTGGTGTAGGGGTCGGTGTTGGGGTTGATAAAACTTGACAATTACCAACAGTTAATTTAATAAGACCTGAACCACCTGTTCCACCATTTTGACCACAATTGACCTGTTGACCATATAATTGATATGTTCCCGGTGTTGTGATTGTGTATGTTGCAGGTGAAAAAGTTGGAGTATTACTGTTAGTTTGTGTTAATATAAACTCTTGAATATTTGTACCTGTGTTTGTTCTTAAGTAAGCATATGCATATCTTGTTCCTGTACCACTAAAGAAATATCCCGATGGTGTAATTGTTGCTTGATATCCACTTGCTAATGTAAATGTTGACGACTCATAACCCGAACAATTACCTGTAGCTTCTAATGTACCACTTAAACAAGAACCAACAGTTGTTGTAGGAGTAGGAGTCGGTGTAGGGGTCGGAGTTACGGTTGGTGCCGATACCGTTGCTGTCGGTGTAGGGGTTGGTGTAGGTGTACCCGTTGCGGTAGGTGTTGGGGTAATTGTTGGTGTAGGTGTGGGTTGTAATGGTGGATTCGTGTTACAAGTAACTGAACTATTATTTAACCATCTACTTCTTAAATTACCACCAGCATCAGGACATATAGTCCTAACACTATAATTGTATGTTTGTGCATCAATTAATCCATTAATAGTCACAATAGTATTACTAGTTGCACCTGTCACATACGTCGATGCGCTTGATAACTTATACCTATATTCGTAAGTACATCCGCTACAATCTGCCGGTGGTGACCAAGTTAATATTAATTGTGCCATTTAGTATAAATACGTTTTTTTATTTTATCTATTTGTGTTAGAATGGAAATAACTTTCATTTTCTTTTAAAAAATCCATAACACTAAATGTTGTTATTGTTTCCGGTTTCGTGTTATTTTGAACTTTATTTATCATTTTTTCGGTATGTCTACCATTTACTCCATAATTTCCTTGAACCAAATAGTCACTCAATAAAATAAAGTTTGAGTCATTTCTTAAATCTTTTTCTTCAAATTCATTATTAATTTGTTTTTTGGTATATCCTATTTTTTTGTGAATAATATTGTCCGGTTTAAACTCGTTTTCAACCATTTGGTCATATCTTAAATTGGATGGTCTTTGTTCATACCAAGTAACATCTAATAATAGATTAAATTGATTTAATCCCATATCCATCATAAAATTTAAATCTTTTTCTATTTTTTCATCAGTGTGGTTACCTCCGACAAGACACATATCTAAATCCCAAGTGTTATTGAAATCAAATAAAACTCCTCCCATTAAATAAACATCATAATCTTTAATGATTGTTGATTTAAGATATAAATTAAATAAAAAATCATAGACTTTTTGATACGATGGTCTTGTCCAATGATTTGTTGTTTTAACAACTCCTCTTTGAAAAAAAACACTATCGTTTAAATTAGCTTCTCTATTAAATGTTCCCATATATTTAATTTTTTTTAACCGCTGTATCCTCCAGAGCTTCCTCCACTACCTCCACTTCCTCCACTATCGGTTGGAGTAGGTGCTGGTGTTGTTGGTGGGGTTCCGTCACAAGGTGAACATCCTGTATCCAAAATACTATATTCAGGATATCCATATACTACTGTTTTATAATTATCTTTTGCTATTACCTTCCAACAGAATGTGTTTAAGAATGAATCATTAACTCTAAACGTATCGTTAATTCCAATTGTTGGTAATGTATTTGACCATACAGTTACACTATATTGAGAGTTGTCACACCTTACTCCATCTATTTTATATTTTTTAGGTGTTGCATTACAAGTTCCACAATCGGTATATCCTTGGAATATTGGTTGTCCTAACACAAATGGTCCTCCATCTGTGATATGATGTCCTGAATATGGATTATTTATTGGGTCCGTAAGAGTAAGTTGAGGACCAAGATTGGCGTTGATAGTCATACATCTAGTATTGGCCATAGGAGTATTCCCACTATACAATTGTATTCCATATTCATTACCCACCACTAAACTACCAAGTATTGATACCGCAAGGATATTTTCACCTGTATCACAAGTCACACCACTATATCCTGCAAGTGTATATCCTGTAAATGGTGGGTCACAAGCTCCACAAGGATTATCACCACCTATTGGTGAGATTCCATCTAAATTCACGCTCCAATTTTGAACGTATTGTGTTTCAACTGCAACAATTGATAAACAATTGTTACCAACAAGATAAACTGTTCCTTCTGTTAATTGTGTGGTACTTCTACCAATGGCAACTCCCGAATAGTTATCACCAAAACCACAAGGGTCGTCGTAATCAATACTTAACGATTGTTGTGCAAAATTAGCTGTAGAATACCATTGAGTAATTTGTGCAGAGGTCATACAAACAGGAACCACTAATGGTGCTCCAATACCAAAAACAGTCGTTTCGGTACCTGAGTATCTCATATCATTACAATTACCTAAAGCATAGTAATAATATACTATTGGGTCTTCAGGGTCAACTATATTCAATGTAGGGGTCGGTGTTGGGGTTGGGGTTGGTACTGCAATAGTTGCGGTCGGAGTAGGTGTAGGTGTTGGTGTTGCAGTAGGTCCCGCCACAGTTGCCGTTGGTGTAGGAGTAGGAGTTGCTGTAGGTGTGGCTGTAGGTGTGGCTGTAGGTGTTATTACTCCTTCACAGGTTACGGTTTGTACACTTGTCCAATCACTTGAAATTAATTCACACACATTTCTCATTTGAAAAACATACGAATTACCCGTCGTTAAACCTGTAATGACTATAGGTGACGAACCTGAATATGGTATAACTGTAGCGGTATTGATATTACCACTACTAAGGGCATACCTATATTCTTGTGTACATCCTGTACAACTCGCCGTGTAATTAACCGTTATGCTTGCTACTGCCATTTTTTATTTATAATTTTATTTCATTATGCCTGACTTCCTCCACCAGAACAGCTTGTTATGTATTGAACACTTGTTACTTCGCCATTACCCGCAATTTGTACTGAGTAGTATGGTAAATCTGAAGTATTCGCTTGGTCATCACTACCTACCGCATACCATTTACTTTCACCATCAAGTGGTGTGTAGTTTGTGTCTGAATATACGTATGTTCCGTATAAACTATTAATTGAAGTTGTTTCACCATAGAATGGACTATTGATTAAATAGTTATTACCACAATGACTATTAAATTCTAACAATCCTTGTGACTTAAACAATCCAACTAATGGTATAGAGGTCGGGGTAGGAGTTGGTGTAGGAGTCGCAGTTGCTGTTGGTATTGCTCCACAAGCTGTAACGTTATTAATATATCCCCCACTTCCAATTGTAAATGTATATCTAGTACTATTAGCAAGTGCAGCATAGTAATTAGAGTTACCACTATATTCATCACCAACATTACAAGCGGCGGTGTTATATGCATAATCACCATTAACCGGTATGTTATGTCCATTTAAGTATACCGTAGCACTATTGGTTGCAATTGCAGATTCATACATTGCACAAGGTTGGGTTGTGTTACTAAATGTTTGTCCTATATGAATTAATATTGATTGTCCTGGGTCAGGTGTTGGTGCAACATAATGTCCGGGTGTTTGGTCGCAAGATGTGTAATCATTTGACTTAGTACCATCTATAATACCTGCAGGATTTGGTTGTGCTGTTTGATAATTAATCACTTGATAATAATATTGTCCAGCAGAATAGAATATATCGCCAACCATTATTTGTGATTGTGTGTACGCATTCATAGTCCATCCTGTTACTGTATTTGGTGCAGAATCACAACGACTTAATAATAAATAATAAGGTGTTGGGGTTGCTGTAGGTGTAGGGGTTGGAGTTGGGGTTGCTGTTGGTGTAGGGTCACTCACTATAAAACAAGTGGCGGATGATGTACAACTACTACCCATTGACCAAGTAACTCCCTCAGGACAAAGTATTTCAAGACCTCCCTGTACACATACCGGTGTTGAATATGCCCCACCTTGTTTCACACAAATACACGCAGTTGTGGTTCCATCACCATTATCCATACTTTCTATTGCAGAAATTAATTCTGTTTCAACACTCGCAGTTCCACAAACAGAGTATCTAACATATAAGTCATTTGGTAAATCATTCACATCATAAGTGACGCAATAACACAAGCAACTATCACCTGTTTCTGTTGGTGTCGGTGTTGGTGTGGGGGTACTTGTAGGAGTTGGAGTTGGGGTGGCGGTTGGTCCTATTACAGTTGCTGTTGGTGTAGGAGTCGGAGTCGGAGTCGGAGTCGGAGTCGGAGTTGCTGTCGGTGGTACCAATCCAACACAAGTAATACTATTAATTGTTGGTGGGTAACAACTATGATAACAAACTGCCCCTAAACCAACTGGTTGAGGACAACAGTCCATATAAGCAATTGGGTCATTCGTCTCAATATTCTCAATAATATATCTACCTGTAAATTTATCGGTAATTTTAACCCAATAATTACTATTAAAATTTAATGTTACTCCACTAATATTAACTGTGGATGTTCCTGATGGAAAATCTGCATATGTGATATACCCACTATTCATTGGGTATGGTGAACTACCTTCTTTATATGAAACGGTAAACCCGCTCACACTAGGTGATACAATGTCGTGCAGTCTAATTACTAATCCCATAATACATAAATAGTATATCCTTTTTTTTATTAAAAATAAACCATAAAAAAACCCCTTAAAATAAAGGGGTTTAATTTTATAAATTTTAATTATACTTTTAAGGTTGTGGAGTACCAACACATTGGTTACATACAAAAGAACCTGCAGCTGCTTGACATTCTTGTAATGTAGAGAAAGGTCCCACTACTACAGATTGTCCGTTCACATAACAGTATTCAGTTGCTGGTGGTGTGGTACAATCAAAAGATGATTCACAAGGAGTAAGACCACCAAAACGTGCCACACCAGGTACCGAACCAACACCAGTAGGAGAACCTCCTGTGTAATCAAGTAATGTTGGGTCAACAGTACTACATATGTTGAATGTTGTAAAACTATTACCATCATCTCCCGGTAACATATTAAATTTAACATCTTGACTTGTACCAACGTTAGGGTCAGTATATCTTACACCATAATTATTTTGATTTACAGTATCACTAACTTCATAACTGTAACATAATCCATCTCCTTGTGTTTGTGTTGGAGTTGGTGTTGGTGTTGGGGTTGGGGTTGCTTGAATCACGGACCAATTTACTGATGTTCCGTTACAAGTACCACCAACTGCGGTAACTGTACCTCCTGTCACTGAATCGAGAAATACAATCTCTTTATATGAAGGATATTGCATTTGTGACTTTGTTACACCCGTGGTTATGTAATTACCAGGGTTACCCACTATTGTAAAATTATCAGACAATGTCGATGCTGAAAATGGTCCTGATAAATAAAATCTTGCTAACATATTTTAAATTTGTTTAAATTACTCTCCTGCCGGAGTTTCTTCTTCCGTTACCTCAGGTAAAATCTCGTTATAGGTTATAACACCATTTGCAATAAATGTGTTATGGTTTTCTATCACTAAGTTATGAACTGTTTTAGTTCCTGTAACCTCTTCTTTATCCGTTACTTCAATTTCAATACCATCCGCACCCATCATTTTATCATCAGCAACAACAAAAGTAGTGTCACATACAATCCATCTTTCAGTGTACGCATCACCTTCTGGTGTTTTTTGTCTAACAATATGTTTATGGTCTTCAGATGCAACGATTAAACCATTGTTTATTGAGTATACTAATTCAGTTTCAGCTTGTTGTAATTCAACAACAGTACCTACAACTTCTTCAAATACTCCAGCTTCTTGATTTAATTTAATTGATTTAACTTCATCACCAACAACAACTTCTTCAATTAATTTTGAAGTTCCGTCAGCCATTGAGATTAATGTTCCTTGGATTAAACATCCTTTTTGATTATTTTTCATTTTAGCGCTTGTTTTGTTTTATATAAATATCTTATTTTTTATTATAATTCTAAAGGCTTAAACTTGTTCAAATTGTGTACAAACTATTTGGCTTCCGGTACAAGGACTTACTTGTTCAAGACAAGGACTCATTTCATTTTCTTTACAGAAATATGTTGTTGGTGGTGGGGTCACACAAGTAGTGTCGTCATATGGTAATACCACAACTTCACTAAAGTCTTCACATCCGTTCGCATCTACAATTCTTAAGTAATATCCACCAGGTACTAATCCTGTTACATTGTAACCACCTGTTTGGTTAGTTACAGGGAATCCAGGATAAACACTACCTCCCGATGTTTCATAAGGGAATGTTGTGTCCTCATATAAATAATACGTGTACGGACCAACCCCACCTGAACCATTTAATGTTAATGAACCGTCAGCGTTAAATCCACAACTTGTTGGGTTACTTGTATTAGTAATAGTCGCCACACAAGGTGTTGGGGTCTCTGTTGGTGTAGGGGTAGGTGTGTTAGTTGGTGTTGGCGTAGGTGTGTTAGTTGGTGTTGGCGTTGGTGTGTCGGTTGGTATTGGTGTATTAGTAGGTGTGTTAGTTGGTGTTGGCGTTGGTGTGTCGGTTGGTATTGGTGTATTAGTAGGTGTCGGTGTTGGAGTGTCAGTTGGTATTGGTGTATTAGTCGGCGTTGGGGTCGGTGTGCTAGTTGGTGTATTAGTTGGGGTCGGTGTTGGGGTCGAAGCAATAACTACCACACCAATTCCAAATTCACATATTGGAGTTGCAGTTGGCGTTGGAGTTGCTGTAGCTGTTGGTGTTGGTGTACTTGTTGGTGTTGGTGTACTTGTTGGTGTAGGTGTAGGAGTTTCTGTAGGTGGTACTGGTGTTGATGTTGGAGTTGCGGTTGGAGTTGCAGTTGGTGTAGGTGTACTTGTAGGTGTAGGTGTTGGAGTTGATGCAATAACTATCACCCCAATTCCAAATTCACAAACCGGAGTTGCAGTTGGTGTTGGCGTACTAGTTGGTGTACTAGTTGGTGTACTAGTTGGTGTACTAGTTGGTGTAGGTGTAGGTGTACCTGTGGCAGTTGGTGTAGGTGTACTTGTAGGTGTTGGCGTTGGTGTATTAGTCGGTGTGCTAGTAGGTGTAGGAGTCGGTGTTGACGCGATAATAATTGTTCCAATTCCAAATTCACATATTGGAGTTGCCGTTGGTGTCGGTGTGCTAGTTGGTGTACTAGTTGGTGTTGATGTCGGAGTTGCAGTTGCAGTTGGTGTTGGTGTAGCAGTCGCTGTCGGTGTTGGTGTGCTAGTAGGTGTAGGTGTTGGAGTTGATGCGATAATAATTGTTCCAATTCCAAATTCACAAACCGGTGTAGGTGTTGGAGTTACAGTTGGTGTATTGGTAGGAGTACTAGTTGGTGTACTAGTTGGAGTGGGTGTTGGTGTTGGTGTAGATGCAATAATCGTTACTCCAATTCCAAATTCACAAACCGGAGTTGGTGTAGGTGTCGGAGTTGGCGTAGGAGTACTGGTAGGTGTGTTAGTTGGTGTTGGTGTAGGTGTTGGAGTTGGTGTAGATGCAATAACTATCACTCCAATACCGAAATCACAAACCGGTGTAGGTGTTGGTGTTGGGGTAGGAGTTGGAGTACTCGTAGGTGTTGGTGTAGGAGTTGGAGTTGATGCAATAATGTTAACACCTATGTTAAAATCACAAACAGGTGTTGGAGTTGGGGTCGGTGTAGATGTAGGTGTTGGAGTCGGTGTTGAAGCTATAATAGTAACCCCTACATTAAAGTCACAAACAGGCGTTGGTGTTGGTGTTGATGTTGATGTAGGTGTTGGAGTTGGGGTTGACGATACTAAAATTACACCCACATTAAAGTTACAAACAGGAGTTGGGGTAATTGTTGGTGTTGGTGTAGGTGTACCTGTTGCGGTAGGTGTTGGGGTAATTGTTGGTGTTGGTGTAGGTGTACCTGTTGCGGTAGGTGTTGGGGTAATTGTTGGTGTTGGTGTAGGTGTACCTGTTGCGGTAGGTGTTGGGGTAATTGTTGGTGTTGGTGTAGGTGTACCTGTTGCGGTAGGTGTGGGAGTACTAGTCGGTGTAGGTGTTGATGTCGGTGTAGGTGTAGGTGTAGGTGTACCTGTAGGGGTCGGTGTAGGAGTTGGAGTTGGACTAGGTGTTGGTGTTGGTGTAGTATCTTCAGCAATATATGACCTTTGTGTATTTGGTCCTGCCTGTACTTGAGTACAATTACCATCGGTACAACCTGTTAATCTTAATAAACTTTCAACACTCGGTACGTTATCACATTCATAACCTAAATAATATTGTTGAGTATCAATATCTAAACACTCAAATTTATTTCCTGTAAATGGACTAATGAATGCTGAATCATTTTTAGTTGACACAACAATTCTATTAATACCACTTGAAGGTCCATTAAATAAGATTGTATCTGAATTGATTGAAGTTCCTGATGTTACTAATGTGTAGTAAATTCCTCTATTACAATAATTTAAATCAACACTTGTTACCTCAATAGGAAAACCGTATTGACTTATCATAAAGTCTCCACTCTGAAAATGTCCTTCAGGATATTCACAACAAGGTACTTCAGGTTGTTCAGGTCTTACAAATAAATCTTCAGGATATTTGTATGTAAAATGATATGGAACAGTTTCTAAGTATTCATTAATGTTAGTGTATACCAAAACTTTACTTGTTGGTAACACTTCAAACTCACCATTAATAACATCTTTCTTAATTGAACTTAAACATTCTTTTCTTACTACTTTTATTAATGAATAATCAAAGGTAAATTGATAACCGTTACTCTCAACGAACTTAAACATTTCCGTTGGAAGTAAATTACAATCTTTTTGACTTATACTTAAAATCGTGTCACCTATTTCAATATCTTCGATTGATGTCTCAACAACTCCACCAGATGATAGAGTACTTTGTAGTCCTTGCCAAGTTGTTGGAACTGACCCTGAAATATATTTGTAAATTTCGGTCCCTTTCTTTATACCATAATCGAAAGATGTTTTGTATTGAACTTTTGGATTTATAGTATAACCACTTACTTCATCAGAAATTTTAACTATCTTTTGTTGTAATCCTTCAATTCTAAATTTTTGTTCACAGTTTGCGGCGTCGGAAACAATAATATCATATACGTCTGTTTCTTTAACATTAGGGATGATATATGTACAAGTAACTAACTGTAAATCGTCAGCATATATTGCTCTCTTAATTGGTTTAGGGTCATTGATTTCAATAAAATCACAATCAGTACATACACCCGAGTTACAAGTTGTTCCACTTGTAACGTATATGTTTAAATCCCAAATACCATTATTTTCAACACCTGTTGTTACTCCTGTAACAGTTATGTATACGTCTTCAACTAATTGACAATTTTTTGTAACTCCTTGATATGGTATTGCCGGTCCTGACAATTCAACTCTTAAATTACATTCGTCTTTATCTAAACCATAATTCGGTTCAAAATAAAAATCAATATCTTCACCGTTTCTACAATCGGTAGTATCTAATGTAAATCTTACCTTTTCAACACCATCAATATCTAAGAAATATTCTAACGAAAGTGTCTTTTTATAAATTTGAGAACAATTCGCTGTTTGTGTCTTTGCCGTGTATGGTGCATAATCATCAATACAACCATAGTTGTCTTGAGTTATTTGACTATTAATTGTTTGTACTAAATTTGTTAATGTTTCTTTCCATTTGTTTTTAATTAATGGTAAATTTAAATTAATCCAATTTTTGTAATCACAAATTAATGGAACAGATAAAGATGTTTGAGTTAATGAAGTACATCTAACCGTTGGTGTGTATCCTGAGAAAAGCTCTGAACGTAAGTTTGAACTTGTTCCTGAATAGATATTACCATTTATGTTTAAATAAATTGTATATGTTAAACCGCTAAATGAAAATAATCCTCTTAGACTATCTTCATTGGATGCGTTTTCATATGATGTAGTCCCTCCACCTAAAATTGTTTCTAAGTCTTCCTCAATTACAGTTTCGAAATCAGGATATAATACCTCAACAAATTCTTTTGGTGTACAAGGTTGTTTGTATTGGAATTTAGACCTACCGAATATTCCGTTTTCTATTAAGTTACCTCCCAACCATTGGGTCGTTGCAGGAACGAATTGGTCAATTACATTAACCCAATATGGACTCATTCTTTGAATAAATTCATTTATTTTAATGTAATTGTACGGTGTAAATGAAACGCTATTTACATACGATTCATAGACTTGTTTTAATAGTCTGTATTCTTTCTTGTACTTAATTGTACTTGAATTTCTAATTACTTGACTAACCGCTTCTTTTAAAAACTCGGCGAATGATGGTCTTTCCTGTGGTGGTAAAGTACCAAAAGTCAACGTTAAGTTTCTACTTTTTCTATAGATGTCATAATCGATTGCTCTTGAACCATCTAAGAAAATATTAATATTTTTTCTGTTTAATTTATATGTAAAATTACCATCGTCATCTAATACTTCAGTTTTTCTATTATCAATTTCGATGTTTAAATCGTAACCATAATCTAAACCAGGTAATTTTCTGTAGTTATTAAAATAATCTTCACCATATGTAAATGGTTTTGATTTTGTTTTAAGAACTTTAGTATTACCCGTAAGTACTGAATTTTCAACGTCTAAGATATCACCAGACCTGTGGTCTAATGTTTTTCTATACCAACCGGCACCCATTGCAAAATACAATGAACCATCGGAACTTTCCAATCCTCTCGGTAATCCATCAGTTGTTACAGGGTATTGACTTCTTGATAGTACGGTTGAACCAGATGTGGTCACCAATCTATAAGTGTATGCATTGTAATCAACACCATCAATTGTTTGTGCAAATGGTACAAACTCAACGTGTTGAAATTCTTTTACTCCATTGATTACATCTCTAATATCATTTTCATATGTGGCCTTTGGTAGTAAACTATCAACTCGATAGATGTATTCATCCAACCTTATCATAGGTTCAGGAGCACCGATGAATTTTAAAAAGAATTCAATCGCTAATCTTGTACCTTTTGATTTATATAATTGTGCAAGGTTTACAATTAATCTTCTGTAAAATTCATACTCACCCTCTAATAAATTAGCACCTATATTAAGTCCTTCGTATTGTGAAGTATGTCTTGTATAAAGAGTTTCTTCTAATGACTTTTCATCATAAAGATTGACTGTTGATAGACCTAATGTTTCCGCTAAATTTTTTAACAATACGTCAGGTACGTTGTTAGCTTTATCATAGCTAACATTTCTCATAAACGCAATATTGTCAATAAACTTCTTTACCTTATCGAAACTCTGTCCATAAAGTTGGAAGATTGCCTCCGCCTTTTTTCCTTCAGTATCGAATTCATAAAGTTGCGGTGACGTCATAAATCTAATGATTAAGTTTGATTTATAATCGTCAACAATATTACCTATATTACTTAATTCGGAAACGTATGATTCGTAATCAAGACCAACTATTTGTATGTTCCACCCATCTCGACTTAATGGCCAAGTTGCAAATTCACTTTGTAATTCTGTGACTGCTCCATCATATAAATCTGTCGGTATTCTAAATGCTGCGGTATATTTGGGTGTTGATTCTCTATCTAATAATACGGTTTCTAATTCATCAAGACTATTGAAGAATTCTTCAGTTACACCATTATTTGGTCTAATTAAAAAGTTATCAGTGTAGATTGAATATCCACCGAAACAATATCCTTTTACTTTTAATGTAATAAAACCATCATTATCAGGTTCTTCGTATGAAACGATTTCATATGTTGAACCACTGAGGTTATCCACCACATATTTTGTATATGATGAATAAAAATCTCTATATGAATTAGTTGATTGTAAAACTTCAACCCCTTGAGGTCTTTGAATAACAATATCAAATGGATTGTAAATTAAAGATTTTTTAAATTGGAATTGTGTGGTGTTTGAAATTGGGTCGTACCCGAGAGTTGCACCCGTTAATACCGCACTAACATTAGTTGATGAAACTGGTGAGTCGACGTCAACCAATAACGCGGCAGGAAAACTTTCGATGATATTCCCAACCGCACCATTTAATCTTGTTGATAAGGAACCAAATAAAGATTTTGACGCATCGTTTTTAGAATTATGAAATTTAATTTTTTTACTTCTATCAGGTAAATTAATACCTGTAGAGTTATTATCATAAATTGAATTCGTTTCTTCTTTTAATGTATCTAAAGTAAGGAAATCAGAAAATGGTTGTGTGTGAAAAGTCTTACTGTCTTTTTCAGGAATTACTCTATCAATAAGGAATTGGGTATTGGCCAATTGACTAGAACCATCAGTTATTTGTAAACCGATGAGCTTGTCATTGAACGTTTCACCACCACTAGCCGCCTGATATGGGACCTTTCTTGTTATTTTAGCCATTATTGAGTTATAACATCAAAATTTAATGTTTCGTCGATATTATCATTCTTCTCTCTTATTTCGTATAGTGTCTCGTTAATATCGTCTTTAATTTCGTATAAGTTAAACTGCTTATAGATATTATTATTTTGGTCATAAATCGTGTAAATTCCATCAACAACCGACTTACTTTGATTACCGTAAAGTGCGTGTGCCAATGTTGTTGCATCGTGTTCTACCATTTCAACTTCTAACATAACAGGATTAAAATGTGTATTTGTTAGAATGATATTTTGATTTGGTTGACCAATAAATGGTATGGTATTAGGTCTACTAGACGGTGAAGAGCTTGGTGTTAATGTCAAAAACATTAAGTTTGTTGTTATATCAGAATATCTGTATCTAATTGCTTTTTGTGATGAATTTGTTAAATTCGATAACACTGGTTCACAGTAAAAAGATGAGGTAACAATTCTAAAAAAATTAGGAATCTTAGCACCTGAATCATCCAAGTACTCAACTCGGTAACCTACTAAACCTTGGGGTGTAAATTTGTTAGTGTCGCCAGCGTCGATTTGGGAAATGTCAATAATCAATCCTCTAACCGATGGTAATGATGACAATACACCACAATCAGAAACAACTGTTCTGATTTGTTTTGGTCTCAAGTATAATGTATATATACCCAACTCAGAGAATCTTGATGATTCTAGTTTTAGGTTATACATACCACCCAATAGTTCAGTACCTGAATTACCACCTGTTGAATCATTGTGGAATACAGGTGTTAATATATCTTGTGAGTTATCTATCTTCTCAAATTGAACTTCTGTACTAGCGGTTCTACCCGAAACGAAGTGATAATATATATCAACATCGGCCGGTGAAACATCCGCAGGTCTTATAGTTCCGTAACTTCCTACTGCCATCTTTTATTATTTATCTATAAATATAATTTTTATTGTTTTCGTACTTTAAAATATCCATTTCCATAAACATCTAATTCTCCTGTGTTGTCCATTTCGGTCAATCTGAAGTTTCTTTCCATAACTCCCATCTGTCCTCTCTCAACAAAAACATCTGAAAAAATTTGTGGGTCGTCTACAAATCCTAAAAAATGTTCATTTCTTGTAATCATTCCGTTGTAGATTTCGTCTTGAAAAAATGTTTCTGTGGTTCCTGAAGTCACTCCTGATATATGCGTATACCCATCTTCATAATCTCTATAAACCAACCCGTCAATTGTATATCCTGAATATTCTAAAGTAACTGTTACCCCTGTGTAACCCGCATTTGTTCCATATAATTTTTTCTCATCAATTCTACTTTTACCAATACCCAAAAAGGTAACCGTGGTACTATTAGTGGCACCTGTTAGGGTTCTATAATCTTGTAGATAGGTTTGTGATTGTGTATCTCCTTCACTATACGGAACGTCAAAAGTTAATTGCCCTAAATCAGTTGGGTACCCAAAGGATTGAACAAAGGGGATTTTTATTGTCTTTTTTACCTTTCTAACGTCCCAAGGAGAACTTACTGTAACTTCAATAATGTATGTTCCATTACTTGAATATGTGTGTGAAGCACTTGGTAAACTCACGTCGTCGATATTCATAACCGGCATTGTAAGTGTACTTGTTGCACCGTCTCCCCATTTAACTGTAAAGATTGCGTCAATTAATGCTCCGTACCTTGTTGTGTTAACAGTATTGTAAACAGTAACTGAATTACCATTACCTTTATATGTAAAATTACATATCTGTTGAGTTTGACCAATATTACCATCAAACCCAATCATAATTCCCAAATCCTTAATACTTTGTTCTAAAAATAGTGGTAAATTAAAAGTTTGACCTGTTGTGGTTTTTAATATGGTATGTGTTACTTTATTCATTATCCTCCAGATACTATTTCATAAAATTTTATGGGGTCTCCCGATTCACCAATTCTGGTTCCTGTGGTTCCTGAATATCTAAACACTTGATAAGAATAATCCGTCCTGTCTATGGTTACCTTATAATATAAATCTCTATATTCTAAAACTGAAGCGTTAGTTGCCAATGATGTGTTTGAAAAGTTTAAAACTGTTCCATCTTCACCATTAAAAAATCTAGCCGTCATATAAAATGTTGTTCCTGTTAACATAGTTCCTCTGAACGCGTCGTCGTCTTGGAACCAAAACAGATACATATTTTCTTTATTTCTATAATTTGAACCGTTGAATATTGGTACACTTATATAATCATTGAATCCTGTGTAAAAAACTTTCTCACCTAATGGTAATGAAAGATTTTTAGCAAAAACTAATTTTCTATTTGTTCTGTCGGGATTTTCTCCGTCAGGAACGATAAAAAATTCCAATCTAAAAAACGATTTAGTTGTGTGAATTAATTGTTGTGCATTTTCCTTATGGTCAATACCAATTAAGGAATAGTCTAACCCACCACTATGTGTTCCACTTTGATTATAGAAATAAAAATAAAACCAAATGTCTGATTGAGTGTCGGTAGAATGTGATGTGATACCAGAATAAGGTTTATGTATAAACCTCATAGTTTCGTAATTATCAACCGGATTAATGATTGTCCTTACTGTTTCATTTTCAAATTGTTCTAACGCATCTTCTCTTCCTAAATCAGGTTTAAAGTTGGTTTCTAAATTAAAAAATATATTATCTCTAATGTTTTTTAAAACTTTCATTAACAGTTTTTACTTGTGTTTGAATTATTTCTATCTAATCTGTTATTTTTATTATTATATCTATTGATAAATGCATTAAAATCAAAAATACCATCAGCTTTGTGTTGATAATTTTTTTCATTTCTCATATAGAAATTAATATCGTTCCTAACGTAGTGTGTATTATTAAGAAACGGATAGTCCACTCCAAATCCTAAATCGTCCGAATAACCGTAATCATACACGTCTCTCCATTTCCATACATTCTCAAACGGGAAGTATTTAGCATTTTGTGGTAGATTTTCAATATCGGGTGTTGATGATGTTTCAATATAAGGAGATAGTTCTCTAATTTTAACTCGGTAATGTGGTTGATATAATACTCCGTACATATTTGTCGAGGTTGCTCCTGAAAACCCTTCAACTGTAACTGATTGGTTAAAATTGAAAATGTTTGTTGGGTTTGTTAACCTATACATTGATTCTGAAATAACTCTTTCCTTTATTGTCGATGGATTATACTCTATAAATGCACCTGTTAATACTGTACCAACAGGTATTGTATTTCCACTAGTGAATGTAATTCCTCCTTTTGTAAATGATGTACCTAATCCTAAACCAGACTCATACGGTGGTTGAGTTTTATTTGAACCGTTAAAATGATTATCAATCCAAGTATTATGTAAATTAAATTTCCAACCTACCTTTGGTGGATAGTCAAAATAACCATTACCATTTCTAAATAATATTGTTACATATAAATCTGTAGGTTCATAATTTAAATTGTTGGTTAGTCCTGTTAAAACGAATGGTTCTTTAAAATCATAAAGAACTGATTCCATTCTATTTCTTTCAACCAACACATCGTTAGCTCCTGATATGTTTTCAAAAACTAATTTTCTTTCGTCTTCAAATATTGGACTTTCAAATCCTGCCTTATCTAAAATGTAATCCGCAGAATTAGTTGCCGTTTTATGTTTGTGTACATAGTAAGTTGATGTTGTTCCTGAAATGTTTTTGGAATCGATACATCTTTTACCTGTAATTAATGTATTATTAAATGTTGTAGTACCTGATGGTATTTGAGATTTTAAAATATCTAAAACATATAATTCTGAATTATAATATTCATTACCAATTGAATTTATATAATATGGATATCCATTTAATATAATAAATTCACCTTCACTCATTCCGTGGTCAACAGGACTTGTCAATCTATAACTTGCGTTGTTATCGGTAATTCTAAATGGTATACCATTACCGCTGACAAAACTTAATGTTGTATTTCCCGATAAAGTATATTTCATCGGATAGTTTTCATCGTGGTCGTACACATATGATACGTGAATGTTCCAATTGTGATACGGAGCATTCATTGGTGTAATCAATTGGTGAGTTATGTCTCCTGTTTTTGTTACGGTGATTCCTGTAAATGTACTTAAGTCTGAAACATCAATATCATTAGGTTTTTCTCTGTACACATCATTTCTTAAAAACGCGAACTCGTTGTATGGTAAGTAACCATCAAATTCTCCGTCATCACCATCACCAACTAATGCTAACTCTTCAGACAATGGAAGATAACTTGACAATCCACTGTACATATTTCTAAACACCATCTTTATTTTACCATACAACTTGTATCTTTTACTATCATTTCTTTCTTGACCAAATAATTCATTAATGTCTAAAATAATATCTCTATCATCATTAGTTAATAAACTCTTACCTTCCTCAAAATTAACTTGGAGGATTTGGTCTTCTGAAGATGCTTTGTGAAACCTTTTTTCAGGTAATATAATTTTTCTCTTTTCCATTACGTTAAGTCTGTTGATTTAAATGCACCCTTAGGTCCAAACCTATCAATAAATTTATCGAGACCAGTTTTACCAGGTTTTAATCCAAAGTGAAACATAAATGGGGTTGACAGGATTTGTTTAGTTCCACTATAATAATCTTGTGTTCTTCTAATGAAGAAATCTGTGGATGTTGTCCAAGGAATTCCATCCCAAGTTCCAGCATTACCATAACGAGTGTATAAAGTTCCTGAAGATGGATTCGCCAATGTTCCTGAAGTTACTTGTAAAACAGTATAACCTGGATATTGTGAATCGTATTGATGGTATTCGTTTCCTGTAATTCCTGAAATAACAGCATCATACGCAAAACCTTCATCATCAACAACATTAAGTGTTGACACTGAGGTTCCTGTAAAATTATAAGTTATTGGTAATAACAAATATTTGTCTGATGAATCATCAGTGGTTCCTGTTACATTATATGCATATGTCATACCTTGTAAAGGTTGTACTTGAACATTTGAAATATCCCAAGATTGGTCGTCAAGAGTTTCAGTATTATATGCACCAAATCCTGTACCCTTTTTATCCCATAAGAAGAATGGTACCGGTTGTGATGATTCAGTTAATCGACCTTGTATTTGTGTTACTCCATCATTTGCAATGTGAGTCGGTTCATTTAAACAAGCCCTTACTCTTTCACCATCTTCAGAAAATTCCATAGTGATTGGTAATGGTCCCCAAACTCCATTTCTTTTAAAAACGTCAGGATATAATTCAGGGTCTAATATTTGATAGCTATATCCAATATATTTTGGATTTTGTAAATCAAATTGTTCAATGCCCACCTCATTATTAATTGATATTAATTGTAATAAATCTCCATCGAAAGCACTTCGAATTCCATTATTATAAAATCCATTATTATCAAAGAAATTTCTTAAGTCGAAATTAGCGTTACTAACATCCATTCTGTAGTTAATTGCCATACCAAGAATCTCACCAAAATCTTTATAAGAAGTTGGTCCTATTTCTCTTGACACAGAGCAGTTAGGGTCAAGATTTGGGTCTACACATATTTCTCTTATGAATTCATCTCTCGGACCTAAATCAACAATAGTTGTTGGTCTATTGATTCTTTTTCTCGAACCGTTAAATGTTCTTCCCCAAACACCTGTGCCGTTATTATATGGCGTTGCCCTATAATAATAATGTGATTCACTTTGATTTGTTTCTAAATTAGTCTGTACCGTTCTCTTAATTAATTGTTCACAACAAGCAGATTTACTCCAAAATAAAAATCTTTTTTGTGTTTCAAATGTAAAGAAATATAAAGAACCTGATAACCAATTATCCACGAATGAATAGTTAACAACTCCCGAACAAAATAATTTAGACATACGTCTACGTCTTCTATATTCTTTCATTATGTTAACCACTCTACGATTTGTCATAGTGCCGGGAACCATATAAAAAATACCATTAGTAAATTCAGATTGACCTGATGGTGTTCTTGGTGTATAGGTTTCTCCGTCATATATTGTTGGTAATGGTTTATTACTACTGTCAACGTCTGATATTAAGGTGGCCTGTACATCCATTCCGGCAGTGTATTGTAATGGTGTTTTTTCAGTTCTATTTGGTGCAACATAATATTTCTGAACTAACGATTCATCATATGGTGTATCATATATTGCACAACCCTCTTCTAATATGTCAGTTGTGGTTGATTCAACCGAAGATGCATTTTTATCTCTAATTATTGCGGTATATGTTATCGTCTCATTGAATAATCCTGAGACATCGTTAAAAGTTATTGTTGCTCCTGATGTAAAAATGGTGGTACCAGTTAAAAGAACACCATTACTACTTGTTGTTAAAATATAATTTGTTTGATTATTTAAAAAATTTGTTAAATCACTTGGAACTGTCGCTCCTGAACATATACCTGTAGGGTCGGGATTTGAGAAAGTAAAATTACTTGCAGTTACGGTTCTTGGGGTTTCCGTAGATGAACCTTGAATTGTTACAGTACCGACCTCACAATAATCAATTCCATTTCCTAAACCGCCCACAGTACCGTATTCATTATCTTTATTACATTCAAGACAAGAAGGATAATCAATTAAAAACAATTCTCTTTGTCCACCATCTTGAATTCCGTAAGCATATCTTCTTAACGCCCTGCTAACAGACTTAATCGGCCAAAAATTCGTAGCATCTGAAAATCTATGAAAAATTTTAGCTACTGTGTTATTAAAAATAAAACCAGATACTGTTGCTAACTGTTCAAAGAATAATAATATATCTGCAATTAATAATTTAACCGTGTAATTTCTAAAACCAAAATTAACCGGCGGTGTTACAACTGAAGATTCACAATCGGCTTCTCTTGGTGGTGCAATTTCTTTTATTCCTAATAATTGACCTGAAAGAGTTGATAATGAATTTTTAAAAAACGAATTATGAAATGATGATACTGTAAAAACTTTATTATATGTAAATCTATAAAAATAGTCTTGTGGTACATAAAATCCATCAGATGTGTTTAGTATTAAACTTAATGCTTCTGATGGGTAATCGATATAATTATTAGACCAAGCGTATGACTTGTCTATGTTTGTACTGTACTCTCTAATGTTAGGTACTAATATTTGAGCAGTACCTTGTTGTTGTGTTGTAAATCTAAAACGATAACATCCTGATGTTGGTATACCTTTGTTTGGGTCATTGGAATATTCATTCTCACCAAATTCATTTGTATAAACAAAATCCATATTCATCGGTAACGACACAATAAATGAACCGTCATCCGTGATGTCTTCTTTTACATCATATACTTCTAAAATCGGTCTGTTGTTGGAGTCGTATTCTGCAGTAAAACGAATCATTTCTATTTTACCAGCCTTTGTCGTTAAATCACATTTTTTGTTACTATCTCTTTTAATACTACAATTTGCTTTGACTCCCGCTCTACCGTCTGTATAAGTTCCTCCAATAAGGTAAGCCTTTGGTTCAATTTTAACTCCTTGGTCTGATAAATCAAAATCGGTTCTTGTTATACCAATTTCACATAAATCTTCAGAACCCCAAAAAGGATAAACTTCAATTGTTTTTCTAAATGTTTTAATTTGTGGAAGTGAGTCAATATCGACACTAGCCTTAAATTCATAAGCAGATTTAAATTCCTCTAAACCGAATCCTTTTCTTAAGTAATCATCAGGTCTTAATGAGAAACAACTAATATCTGACAAATCCACGTCACATACTATGATTTGTTCACCCAATGGTACCCCCCAAATCATAAAGTCACCCGCACTATTTGTTTTTACGGTGTACTTGTAATATTTTTCATACACCTCTAAAACTTCTTCTCTATCTAAAATATCTGTTTGGTCAGGAAATGTACCTGTTGCCGCGTGTCCGCTATGTTGTCTTCTCGCCGGTAATAAATTGTATCGATAATGATTATCGTCTTTAACTGAAACTTCAGTATATGGGTATAACGCTGATATTACAGGGTCATTTACATCGTCATCGTCTAATGGTACGAAAATTGAAACTCGAGCGTTTGGTACTCCAAAACCATTATTTACGGTAAGTCTACCACAAACAACACCATAGTCAGCACATAACGATGTGTACACATCCCTTTGGGATAATTTTAAAGACAACAACTCCAATAAATCAAAATCTTGTTTGACTTCGAATTTAATGTATTGGTCTTCTCCAATATTGGTATGAATTCTATGTTTTTGTATCATCTTATAATAAATAGAAACTCAATGGTTTTCTTATAAGATAACTAAAAAACAAATTAATATGTAGCCGAAGTTAAAGTTTTTACTCTGACTTTAATATCACTTTGTGGGAATCGAATTTGACAAATTTGATTTGATTTCATATATATGGTCGAATCGAATTGTAATATTTCTTTTGTAATATTATCCTTGTAAGCTTGAGATATTTCGGCTGATGAATATTTCCCACCGATTTTGTTGAATACTCTAACATCCACAACGTTCACAACTCCTGTTACATTACCTATTTCTCTCATCAAATCACCAACAAATAATGGGTCACCCATTTTTCTTTTGTCGATAGCAAAGAAGTTTGTTACAGTATTAACAGTTTCTTTTAGTACGTCACTTTGACTTTCGTTTTTATTTACAACCAAATCAACCTCCAACCCTAAATCGATAACTTCACCACTCATAATGTCTAAGAAATCATTTAACATTCTAAATTTAGACAAATAGTTCAATACGTTATTCTTAAGTGTGTTAGATACAATATCCGTTAAATTACCTTCACTATCGTACGATAATAATTTAATTCTCACTTTGTTGTCTTCTTCCATCACACTAACCTTAGCAGGTGCTCCATAAGTTGATGGCATCGTTTCAATTAAAGATTTATAGTCATTTAATGTTACCGCTCTATTTTGTGCTGCAAAGTTATATGCAACCATATTTCTAATTTCCTCTATGGTCGGTGAATCAGCACCACCCACTGCAGGTGTTATATTTGTAACTCTTAATGATTGATATACTTGGTCATTTATTGTTGAATTTGGACCATTTAATGCAAAATCAATTGTATCTATTGATGTTATTACATTAACCCCAAGATTTGATTCTTTACCACCACCAATACGATATTTGATGAATAATGTGGTATTTGCTCTTGGTATGTTACCCAATGAGTTATTATTAAGGAAAGTTGCTATATTAACTTTCATAGTTCCGTTCATATAGTTATCCAAATTATCCATTGGGTCTACATTTCCTGAACCGAAAGTAACACTGAAATAACCTTCAGGTGTATACTCAGTAATAAATTTATTATCAACTCTAAGGTAGTCACCGGATTTAAAATTATCTGTATCTGAAATGGTAGTTGCGTCCTCAATAAAAACTCTATCTTCCATTAATGATTTAACTTCATACCATTTATTTCCGTTTGTGAATTCATCATATGTAGGGTTACTAGCATAGTTTGTTCCTGATTTATGGATTACACTAACAACACCCAAAACGTTTTTCTCAGGTAGGTATAGTTTTAAGAATGGTTTTTGGTCAACCTCGTTAATAACTCTTCTATAAATCTTAGTTGTTCCATTTACAACCGCCTCTCTTTTGGTGATTGTATATGATATTAATTTACTATTGTTATCAAAATTTGGAATCTTTAATCTATTAGGTTCACCTTTACTATTGAAAGGATTTGAAAAATCAATATCCTCAAGAGTTTCAAATATTTGTCCTCCACCTGAAACTTGAGCCCCTGCTTTTAGAATACCCTCATATCTTTCGTCATCTTTATCACCTCTAACAGGAACGTTAATTGAGAAGTCACATAATGCAACTGATGGTCTTAAACCAGGTAGTCTGATACCATAAGTTTTTGCAATATGAAATAATGATTGTCTTTGTTGTGCAAAGTCCAACATCGTTTCCTGCCAAACTCTATCTATATGGAAATGTAAGTTATCAGCAACCGCAGCATTTAAATCAAGTAATACTGAATAAATTGATGCATCGTTAAAGTTACTTATTAATTCTGGATAATACTTTTTAGTTAATGAAACTAATTCGTCTCTTAAACCTGCAAAATCTCTTGTTGCGTATGATATTTCTTTTGCCATTTTATATGTTAATAATTATAAAGTCTGATACTGAAAATGCTCCGTTATTTACTGTATAATCAAGTTTAACTTTAGCTGTATAAGGTTTACTCGAATAATCAGAAACCCTAAACAATCTTTCGTCTTCGTCTTGTGTATACGTTTTTGTTTCATCAGGGTCATTTTCCGCTGACATTATGTTTAAAGATTTGATTTCTACATTTGGTATAAATTTTCTTATACCCTCACGAATCTCCTCCTCAATATGATTGAATGTTACCACATCATTTTGTTCAAATATGTATTCATATAACCTTGTCCCAAAGTCAGGTAAGTAATATCTCGTACCCTTTCTTGTTAAAAGTAGGTGTATGAGATTAGCTCTTACTTCTCTTTGTGGAGACTCGGTAGTTTTTAAGTAATCTCCGTATCTACTATCTCTAAATGGATAGTCAATTCCATATGATGTTAACGCCATATCAATAAATATAAACTAAACTAAAATGGGAATAAATAAAAAACCCAACCGAAGTTGGGTTTAATATGGTGTCTTGATATTCACCCCCTGTATTCTCGAGACCTGGAAGCTCAAGGTACGCCTTGACGACATTAGTACTTTGAGGGAGCCTCCCATTATCTTTATGAACCACAACCCTCACACTCAAATGGTGAGTCAGTTGGTTTCATACTTAAAGCTGTTTCATTTTGTTCAAACAAAATCGACTTAGTTGGTAATTCAACATTTTGTGTGTTCGCTGATGTCGTTTCCACTTTTTGTGGTGCTGACATTTCCACACCCAAAGTTTTGATTGCGTCAACCGCCGCTCTTGTTCTTAGATAGTACATACCCGTTTTTAAACCTGATTTCCATCCAAAGATATGTGCCGCCAATAATTTTGGTTTGGTTACATTATCTATAAACAAGTTTAATGACTGAGATTGGTCAATGAAAATAGACCTATTTGCCGCCATTTGTAAAATTCTCTTTTGAGACATTTCCCAAACTGTCTTATAAACTTCTTTTAACTCTGTAGGTATTTCAGGTATATTTTGTACCGAACCATTTTCAAAAATTAGTTTGTTTTTGATTGTGTCATTCCACATACCAACTTTTAATAGGTCATTAACTAAATGTTTGTTGATTACCACAAACTCACCACCCAAAGTTCTTCTAAGATAAAGGTTAGTTGTAAATGGTTCAAACGCTTCGTTATTACCCAAAATTTGTGCGGTGGATGCTGTTGGCATCGGTGCAACTAATAATGAGTTTCTAACACCATAGTTTACCACTTCTTTTCTTAGTGATTTCCAATCCCAACGACCTGATAAATCTTTATCTGTTTTGTCCCACATTTGGAATTGGAAAATACCTTTCTCAATTGGTGAACCAACAATAGATTCATAAGGACCTAACACTTTAGATAAATCTTTTGAGGATGTAAGTGCTGCAAAATAAATTGTTTCAAAGATTTCTGTTTGTAATTTATCCGCTTCCTCACTTTCAAAAGGAATACTTAATAGACAAAATACATCAGCCAATCCCTGAACCCCCAAACCAACAGGACGATGTTTGAAATTTGAACGTTTTGTTTCTTCGGTTGGGTAAAAATTTAAATCGATTACGTTATTCAAGTTCTTTACAACTTGGTAGGTATATTCATACAATAGTTCGTGATTAAACTCACCATTGATAATATACTTAGGTAATGCGATTGATGCTAAATTACAAACCGCTTGTTCTGTTGGAGAGGAGTACTCAAGTATTTCGGTACATAAGTTTGATGACTTAATTGTGCCTAAGTTCTTTTGATTTGATTTATAGTTTGCGGGGTCCTTATATAACATATAAGGTGTACCTGTTTCAATTTGTGCAGTTAAGATTGCGTCCATTAATTTTCTCGCCTTAATAACCTTTCGAGATTTACCTTCTTGTTCGTATTGTTCATACAAACGGGTAAATGCTTTGTCTTCAGGACTATCATACGCATCTGATAAACCCGGTGCTTCGTCAGGAGAAAATAGTGACCAATCACCATCACTCTCAACACGTTGCATAAACAAATCAGGTGTCCACATAGCCAAGAATAAATCTCTAGCTCTCATTTCTTCCTTACCGTGATTCTTTCTTAAATCGATAAAATCAAAAATATCAGAATGCCAAGGTTCCAAATATATAGCAAATGAACCTTTACGTTTTCCGCCCTGATTTATCCAACGAGCAACTTCATTGTATGTTTTCATCATTGGTATTAAACCGTCAGATTCTCCACCAGTTCCCTTAATATATGAACCTTTAGCTCGAACATCGTGTACGTGTAATCCAATACCACCAGCCCACTTAGAAATCTTTGCAACGTCTTTGATTGTATCAAACAATCCATCAATATCATCACCTTTGTTACCAATTAAGAAACAAGATGACATTTGTGGTCTACGTGTTCCCGCATTAAATAATGTAGGTGTTGCGTGAGTATAGAAGTGTTGTGACAAGTCATCATAAATTCTTAATGCCATTTGTACGTCACCTTTACAAATACCAACAGCAACCCTCATATACATATACTGAGGTCTTTCTACAATTCTGTCACCAATTTTCAACAAGTACGAACGTTCTAAAGTTTTGAATCCGAAATAATCGAAATCCAAATCTCTATCCATATTAACCGCACCATCAATAACTTCTCTATTTTCCATTACAAAACTATGAACATCGTCAGAAATCAATGTTGACTCTTTACCTGTCTTAGGTTCAATAAAAGAATGTAGCTCTTTGATACACTGTGAAAACTTTCTTGGTGTTGATTTATGTAAATTAGACACAGCTATTCTACCGGCTAACTTAGCATAATCAGGGTGAGTTGTAGTCATCTGTGCGGCAGTTTCTGCTGCCAATTTATCCAATTCGATTGTTGATATCCCGTCATAAATTCCTTGAGTTACCTTTAAAGTAATATATGTTGGGTCAACGTATTCCATATTTAAATCGTGACATAAAGCACTAATACGTTTAGTGATTTTGTCATATCTCATTTCTTCTAATTCACCGTTCCTCTTTTTAACTT